CCCCGCCATAGCATAGCTTTTATCTGGGACTAAACCACTAAACCGAACTGTTACCTCGCCTATCCCTAAGTCTCTTCCGTTTGAAGCCTTCGCTGTAAGGCGATAGCCGTTTCTTGAGTAGCTATACCGCGCAGTTACCTTTACAGAAAAGCTCTTTCCCTTGCTATTCGTGACATTAAAATCTGCCTCTTTGTCTAGTGCAGACTCTAAGTTCTCATTAAGTGGAATATAAGTGCTATAAAGATACCGTATCCGCTTTACAAGCTGTGAATGGCTGTGGTAGGAAGTGTTTCCGTCTTTATCCGTGCTACTGCTCGTGTAGTTGCTGACATAACTCCTGTCCCACTTGTCCACTGATAGACCAAGAAACGAATCCCCAGAGAAAGCCGAATAAACTCCCTCTTTCCGCACCGCAAACGCGACCTTAACCGAAGTTATATCTGCCTTTATGCCGCTCCCGTCATACTTCTCTTTTGCAACCGCCTCGGCTCTTAAATACTCCTGTTCTGCCTTATGACGGACGATTGAACCTACCGTAATCCCGACAATCCCAAGAGCTACTACACCGACTGCTACCTTTGCGACCAGACCCCTGCCAAGTCTCATCTCCTTTTCCCCCTTACAGCTTTATAACCTCTATCCCGCTATTAAGCGCCTCGTAATGCCGCATAAGTGCTTGCTCGATACGCGAAAATGTCTCATCCTCGCTTATCTTACAAGCCTCCAAGCCCTCACTGTCCAAAAGCACATACCGTAACTAGAAAATACGAGAATTAATAAATCCGTATCTCTAGGTCAATTTTAGAGTTTTCCAACTCAAGGTCTTACGGTTAACCTATTCCACTCTGACTCATCTCATTTCAACCGAAGCCACACAATGAAAATTATTGTCAAAGCTTCTGATAAATTCAGCCCTAAAGGGAGATGCCCAACTATCTTGCGTTGAATACATCTGTATAGGACTATTAAAAGCTTTATACAGCGTCTTTATACCCCTGTCCACGCCTTGCTATTACATATGAAGCGCCTACATGGGTGTTTAACTTCATAGGCTTACAATAAATCCTCTCTGCCAACCATGATGTCCATGCTGGATTGACTTTGTGTAATTCAACTCTATTTCTGTATGCTACACTCTCCATCACCTCACTAAACTCTCGATAAGCTAATGAATGAAGCATATCGTTGTATTTCTTGCCTTGCTTTGCTTCTGTTTTAGCTTTCTTTTCTCTAAAGTCAAGATTCTCTATACAAACATCCTTACCTCTTCTCAATGCTAGCCAAGCTACACGACTCGCTATGCGCTGTAAGTCAGTCTTGGTCTTGTTCCCAGACTTGAAACGATACGACATAAACTCTGTCTGAACTAAATGACCGTATTGATTTGTCTCTGATAAGGTCACAAAACCTTTATTAAAATCTAAACCTATCGCTCCGTAAGAAGAACGAGTAACTATATCGCCATTCCCCACTTGAAACTCAAAAGTGCAGTAAAGATAATATCTACCATCCTTCTTTACTATCCTATAGGATAGAGGACTAGTCTTATACCTCAAAATTGATACTATTTGTGTCTTGTGATGATTGAAATAAACTTTACCGTAGACATATCTATCTTCACCTTTAGCTGACTTATAGCCACCAAAATCCTTGCGCAATCGAACCAAAAACTGATTACTCCTTCGATTGTAAGTCAACTGCAAAACTTGATTACACGCTGTTTTCTCTTTAGCTCCTATGAAAGTCATTTGACTGTCTCGCTGTTCAATAAACCTCTTATGGTCTTGCTTAAGCAACCTCTTCGTACCGAAACAAAGTTTTAACCTTCCAGATTTTAGTTGGTACTCTAGTGTCTTTAGCTTCTGTTTCAGCCTATTTAATCTTGACCTCTTCGCAACTACCCTTAACCTTAGATTCCTTTGTTGAACCAACAAAACAGATACTCCTCCTTGAAGCTTAGTTGAATTCTTATTCCGTTGCTCAACTAACTTAGGAATGACCGTATCCTCCAAATGTTTAATCTTCCGTTTCAACTGCTTCCTCTCATACTCTTTCAGCTCCCTGAAAGCATTAAAGCGTCCTTGGGCGTCATATATGATAGAATTGGCAGTTCTACTAACAATTTCGTACTTATATTGAAGATGGGTATTATACTTTGATTTGTTAAACCCGCCGCGCTTGATTGCGTAAAAAGTTTCACGCAATGCTTTCCCGTAATATCTACGAGAAGATTCAATGTATTCAATTAAATCTCTGTTATTCTTCTCGTGTAGTTGCGTCACTACTGTGAATTTTCTACTCTGCATTTCAACTCCTCTGTCTCCCGACCGTCTTGCGTTGATACATCTATACAGGACTGCTTCACTAATCAAAAGATAGAAAATTGAGAAGCAACTCATACTTCTTCTACATTGTTGGAAACTACTGACATACCCCCTTGCCAACTAATATAGCATAATTTGATAGAAAATCAAGCATTTTACTACAAATTAAATTTTTACTCTTGGCTAGTCAAGGCTTAAAAAATCTTTACACCAGACGGGAGGCTAGCGTAAACAGTAAACCCTCTATCACACACGATTTCTGCCCGCGTAATCTCTTTCTCGGCTGTCGTAGCTTTGTCTGTCACAAGACTAACCCCGCTAAAATATTCACTCCCGAAACGAATAAACCGAGCATTGTCTATACTAAAAGGCATAAGCGTGAGTTCTCCAGAGTCCAAGTTAAAGGTATCTACTATATTCTCTACATCCACAGTAGCCCCGCAGAACAATCCCCAGTCAATCGCTTTCTTCTTTCCTTTTACTGCTATCCTGCACCAAATCAGCCTTGCATCGTAAAACATACCATTCGTATAGCACGGAAGCTCTATCTTACAGCTTAAAAACTCTGTCCCACTGAACAAAAACGAATCTTCGCTACCAGCATTAACACGAACTGTCGTATCCGAAAATGTTACTCCTCTAAACGCTCTTGTCTCTGCTTTACACGCTATATCTACCCCAGATGCCAAAGAAATACGCGCACCATTAAGCGCGTCCTCACGCAACACGACTCTCTCATTGCTAAAAATCGACCTAATAAACCCAGAATACCCATCAGTCCGAAGCAAATCCTTTGCCGTAAGCGCACGCGCTCCGATATATAACGGCGTTTCCCTTGGAAGAATCTCTATATCCCCGATACTTACCCCGTAAAACAAATACGGCGGCAACTCCTTACACTTCTCTGTAATGACTACCCGCTCTATCGAACCGCTAAACGGAGACTCCTCGTCTAAAGTCGCAATTTCGCCGTCTAAAATAAGCTCTGTTAAACTTCCGTATATGCTATGACCGCACAACCTAAGACCATCCCCGAGCGTAAGCCGAGCGTTATCAAACATACCAAAATTTATTCCGTCTCTGTCAATCACGCCATCTACGCTCGAATAAAGTCGCAACTCTACAGGCGATTCCGTTCCAGAGAGCGTAATCCCGTATGTACAAATCCTCTTTACATTAACAGACAACTCCGAGAAGTCAGCTACCGTAATATTACCCGTAATCTTAACAGGGCTTTCAAAATAACATGCACCCTCGAAAGAAACACTGTGATTAACCCCTACAATCTCTTGAATGCAAAGTTTCTCTCCTACTACCGTTAAACCAGTAAACCCGTCACCCAGCACCCGCTTTATCCCGTCTCCGACTAGGACACGCCGCCCCCTAAACTCCCTACTTCCCTCAAGTGTCTCAATCCCGTCTATCTTCGGAATTACTACCGTTCCACTACCGTTACATACACTAATTGTCTTTCTTACAATGTCGAGATTAACCGCGTCTGACCCTCTAAGCATAAACTCGCCTCGGATGCGATTCTTAAATGATGCAAGCTCTGCATAAACTCTGTCTGTCGCAGGAATCTCAAGCGCAAAGTAATGATTCTCAAGGTTCTTATCCAGAATAGCGTGCATCTCCCCGTAATCAAGCTCTGCTTTCTTACGAAGATAGTTAAGCGTTCCACTATAGGACACCTCAAGAATCCACGCATACTCTGTGTCTACAAATTCCGCAATCCCGTAAAATTCACTCTTTCCGCCACAATATAATGCCATAATGTCCGAGCAGTCTGCCTCGCTAAACCCATAATCCGCTAACTCATTTGTATAAACCTCGTCTACCGAAAGCGTCTCCGTGTCTGCTACCACATACCTCTCTACTTTGTCCTCGGTAATCCGAGCTACTACTTTTCTCATCTCCCTCATCCCCCGCGCGTTACTCCAAAACCACCGCTATCTTTCCCTTTGATACAACCACCTTTAGGCGCTTTGATAAACTTATCTGCCGAGTCCTGCCATCCGTAAGCGGGCTATCCAGTAGCTTATCTATCATCGCTGTCTTAAAGCTAAACTGCGCCGTATTAAGCACCTCTCGTACTGCTCTAAGCATTACCCGCTTCACTATCGACCTATCCTCACCTAAAAGACCCAGACTAAACTCGCGCCCTTTCCTATCAGCGCTAATTAGATACTTCTGATATGCCCTCTCCGTAAGCCGATTAAGTGTCTCACTGTCCTCCGAAAACGACTGTATGCTACTTAAAAGCGTATTCACGATATTCGGATTCAAATTCCTCTCGATATACGGGATTAACTCAAGCCTAACTTTGTTCCTCGTATACTCTACCTCTAGGTTTGTCGGGTCTACGCTATACGGCACTCCGTTTCCCTTAACATAGGCTTCTATCTCTTTCCGACTTACCCCAACCAAAGGACGAACTACCCGACCGTTTACCTCTCTTATCCCACATAAACCGTCTACCGAAGCCCCACGGATTAAGTGCATAAGCACTGTCTCTACGGAATCATTTGCATTCGCCCCAGTCAAAATCTTGTATGACCCGTAGCATAATCCTACCTCGTTAAAAAACCGATACCGAAGCTCTCTACCGACAAGCTCTGCCGACTTTCCTGTTTCCCCTACAATGCTCGGAACATCCACCCGCCGATAAAAGAAGGGTATCCCGTATTTATCACAATACCCCTTTACCAACAGCATATCCCGCTCTGCACTGCCGTCCGTTCTCACCCCATGATGCAAGTGACAAACAACTATCTTCCCGACCCGCCTCCGTATCTGCCGCACAATGTCCAATAAACACATGCTATCCGCACCCCCAGATACAGCAACGACCAGTACATCCTCTGCACTGGTCGCTTTGTCAAGGCTCTGTTTTACTGCCGAAAATACTCTACTCGTAATCACTGCGCTCTTAGTCCCCGTAGTTCGCACTGCAATAGTCAAACAGCGCCGCGCTCACAAACTCGTCAATCGTCACTTCCTGCTCCTCTGCACACTCTATGAGTGCTCGCAGAAGGCTCTTCTTTAGCGTAACCGTGATTTCTACATCACTGTCATCGCCTTTAAGCTCCAAATAACGGTCAACCACTGCTCTTAAGCCCTCCTGCAACTCACTCACGGAACTACCCGCAAACTCAAGCTCTGCGTCCTCAATATCAAGCACTCGACCGTTAAACTTGCCGTCCTCTTCCGAATACTTGACCTCTCCCACAAAGCCCTTGTAACTCATATCTCCCTGTCTCTCGCTCATATCTGCCTCCTCTATCCCCTATACAAACAAAAGAGGCTACCGCAGTCATAAGGGGTAAACGACTGCGGTAGCCGACTGCCCACAGTAGGATTTGAACCTACACGGTTTCCCACTGGAACCTAAATCCAGCGTGTCTGCCTATTCCACCATGCGGGCATAAGCCGCAAATCGGACTCGAACCGATAACCTTTTGATTACAAATCAAATGCACTGCCATTGTGCTATCACGGCAAAGACCTTAATGCGGTATTATTCCAATTCCCGCAAATGAGGCTGATAGGACTCGAACCTACCGTCTACAGATTAGGAATCTGTCGCTTTATCCAGATAAGCTACAGCCTCAAACTGACAGCGCCCGCCTTCTCCGCTGTCTCACGCCGAATCTTTACGCCTTTCGACTTCCGCACTTACAAATGCGGCACTCTGCGGTGTCTAGTCGCGTGTGCAACGACTACACTTTTCCATGAACGCTTTGCGCTCACACGAGGCAAGTAAACTTTGTCCTACAGGGAGATGCCCGACTATCTACTGCCGATAACATCTATATAGGACTGCTTGTACTGCTAGCTCACTCCCAAAGCACACACTTAGGGAAATAAACAGCAGAACGGAGACTAAGGGACTCGAACCCTTGCGCCACTTTCGCGACCTAACAGGTTAGCAACCTGTCCTCTTCACCAACTTGAGTAAATCTCCATATGAGGGTCGCCATCCCTCTGATAAACCCTGCGTCCCAAGCCACAGGGCTTACTTTTCCGCTTATCTTGCCCGAAATAAGCGAAAGGCTGTTTCCAAAAAGAAGGAGGTTAGAGGTGAGCCAACAATCACCTCTAGCGGAGAAGGAGGGATTTGAACCCTCGCGCCGCTTTCACGACCTAGCGATTTTCAAGACCGCTCTCTTAAACCTCTTGAGTACCTCTCCACTTTGAAAGCCTATAACTATGCCTACCTAATGATTTGAACTTCGGCTCTCCCCGACATCGCAAGGACTGGAGCATTCGCCTCGCTTAGACGGAAGTTCTACTTATGATGCCTGCATCCTGCTCCACGGAACGATACTTAGGGCATCTATGGCACAAGCAGTGCTGACGGTCGGATTTGAACCGACATGGCTCGAAGCCAGCGGATTTTAAGTCCGCCGTGTCTACCTATTCCACCACGACAGCAGATAAACTTCTTTAGACCGTAAGGTCTAGCGCTTTGTGTAGGAATCGAACCTACGACTACAGTATCTTTATTGACTGGCTCTCCCAACTGAGCTAACAAAGCGTAAGATACAAGCTCTTGGCTTGTATCCATGTAACCGCAAAGCCACTGTCTAACCTCGCAGTTACGAGTAGGCGCGTAGGAGTCGAACCTACATGGCAAAATGCCGTCTTTCCGCTTAAACGAACGCCCTACCAGTAAAAAGTAACCGAACGATAAATAATTTTTGCCCGACCTTCGGGCAAAGTGTGCAGGCGGGAGTCGAACCCGCATCGGACTACGCCTAGCTCTAGCCGTTAAGCTACCGCACAACCAAGCACCAGCAGGTACCAGAAAGGATTCACCGTAGCAGATATGGAGTATCACGGAACTACGGCTATACGACAGGAAAGGAGTCGAACCTTTCTCCGCGATTAAAGCGTATTCTCTCTACGCTTTAATCGCGTTCCCGTAAACTTCTGTCGTCTCTAGTGGAAAGGGCGGGACTCGAACCCGCAACCGTTCGGTTATGAGCCGAATGCTCTCACCTATTGAGCCACCTTTCCTTGGGGGAGTGCGGAGCGCTGTCTCGCTTGGCAGGTATTTTGCAAGACAACGACCGCACAGGACGGGCGGGGGATTTGAACCCCCTACCGCGCCTTACCGCGCCCGTAAACCGTCTCCTCGGAGTTGTGTGTGTCGGTGAGCCTTACTCAAGCCAACGGGGGAAATTCCGAGGGACGGAAGAAGCCAGACGGGAGTTGAACCCGTATCTCATAGCGTTTTACCATTAAACTACTGACTCCCAACAATTTGAATTGAAAGGTTCCGCTAAAGCACTGTTCGCGGATGCTCTAGCGAATCGGATACCTAGGACTTGCACCTAGCGGCGACCGTATGTCGCGTATCCGAGGTGAGTGGTACCACACACTCACCGCTCTGTTTGTTGGAGATGAGGAAAATTTTCGCTGACCGAAGCCAGCTAATGTGACGAGCGGGACTCGAACCCGCTCCTACGCCTTAGCGTCATGCTCCCTCTACACTACCGCCACACCGTCTATCCGTCTGGAAAATCCCACATTGTAAGGAGGCAAAGTGGCTTACCGTACATCCCCATACGGTAAATCGGAATGACAGGACTTGAACCTGCAACATCTTGCTCCCAAAGCAAGCGCTCTACCACTTGAGCCACATCCCGTTTCTTACGGCGCTTAACGCTCGGTTAAACGCCGTGCATCCCGCAGAACCGCCTGTTCTGCTTAAGGGATAACACTTATCCCCGTTCCTAAGTGGTCTTGAGATGCGCAAATTCTGTAAAAGCCACATGGCGATTCAGCCGCTCCCGCCTCTCTCTTAACCACAACCATAGTCTAGCAGATTGATTGCTGCCTGTCAACTGTTTCTGCAAGAAAATTTTTCCCGTGACTTACTTCCCCGCTCGCGCGTCCACGACACTCTTTATCGGGCGTTTTACATACAGGATTAACTCTGTCTCCAAGGAACTTCCCTCCGCTCTTACAAGCCGAACCGAATACAAATCTGGAAACATACTGTCCACATATCCGTAGTCTGGAACAGTAAACTCTGCCTCTGCTGTCCCATCCTCTGCTACTGTAAGACTCTTTTCCCCAAAAGCATAACTCTTTCCGTACTGTAGACCACTAAACCGAACTGTGCCCCCCGCGATTCCAAGCGACTCCGAAACACCGTTATTAAAGCTAGCCATCGCGTTCAGAACATACTTATTCCCACCGTCTGTAGCAGGAGATGAAAGATTTACATTGCAATTCGCGGACAGGTTATCAAACAAAAAGCCACAAGACAAGACACTACCCGCCTTCTGGCTATCCACTGGAACTGTCATAGGATAGACATACCAATTCAGAGTGTTTCCATCACGCTTAACACTACCGCTCTGAATCGGACTTGCACTCTCCACATTACCGTTAAAGGAATAGCTACACGACACTGGAGAACCGACAGAGCATCCCGTAACCGTTAGGGTATCAAAATCAACTTTAACATTACTGCTCGGAACTGTTTCGTTAGAGTCAACTCCTTTAGTTGTTATAGCGCTAGAATTGTTAGCTTTAAGAGCTACTAGCGCTTTCGGCAAAATGATATTTAAAAAAAACGATAACAGAAGAATCATGCTTACAGTGCTACCTAAACATATCAACAGCTTTGCATCTTGCTTCGTTAAGAACGGTGCGCCAAGCAATACAAGAAAAAAGAACATAATCACAAGAGCCAAAATCATGAATTACCTCCACAAAGTCAATTACCTACATAACACCACCACGCAACGCGCACGGTTAACAAACCCAAATAGCCACTCGCTTGAAGACTCGTTGACAAACACACCAGTTAGTTTAATCACAAAGCCTGTCGTATTCACTTGAACTCAAAAAGCAAACAATAGATAAACAACATTAGAGGCAGAATTGCCACAGCCCGAAATCCTGTACTCAATACTGCACAAAAGTCAGTTCTTTTATCGTCCAAAAGAATAAAAATAGCTAGCACCAAATAAATAACTAGAAACCAACCTAAAACAAAAGGCTGCTTTCCCACGGGTAGCATCACAGCTCTGCCTCCAATTCTTCATGCTTACCTACAGTTATCATAACAGAAATAATGCTCCCTTATCTAACCTCTGCACGCTTAATGCACACTGCCATCAATCCCTTCTGCTCCCCATCAACAACTTCTAGCAACGGAATTGCGTACGCATTATCCTCACCAGCCTTTCGGTACCCGTAATGCGGAACATCAAACTCTGCAACTGCCGTTCCATCTTCCCCCACATCCAAGCGCTTACCGTCAAACACATAAGCCTTTCCAGACCTAAGACCACTAAACCTAACACGACAGCTTGCGATTCCTAAAACCTCCTCGTCTCTGTCAGAGTCAACTTGCGCATAAAGCACAAGTAGCCCCCAGTCATAGCGTAGATACACGCCGCAATCAGCAGGCTTATTGTCATAAAGCAAACCACACTTCACTATTCTATCTATTCTATCTTCCTGTTTCTCTCCTACCGCCAGAGGAAAAGACGGATAAGCGTAAACCTCTAACCGTGTTTAATATCGCTCAACATCGGCGCGGATGATTCAACGCTATCTCCGTATATCCAACTACAGGAAACAGAGGAGCCTATTGAGCATTTGGAGAGCGTGACACTTTCAAACTCGACCTTTATATCTTTTGAGACTTTCTCTGTGACCCCAAGACTGGCTAGATAAGCCTTTGAAATTCCAGATATATAGCTAAGAGCCAGCAAACACATCGCCACCACTGCTATAATGCCTACATTCTTTCTAAGTTCAGCTTCGTTATAGCTAGCCATTCCATTAATGTGCCAATGAGACTTCATATATTTATTCTCCTTCACAAAATCGCAGTCTAAGATTTCAAAGCCCTGTAGCGTTATGAATTCCACTCATTACAGCAGATGGATTCACAACATAAAATGTAAAGAGTGTAAGAATTGCCAAAAGAGTAGCACACGCCATAATCTGAATTCCCTTACTCTGCCTGTCAAGAGTAACCAAAACCCCAACAAAATTTCCAAACGCTAACCCTAAAAACAAATACATGATTCCACCATCCTTTCTATGTTGTTAAACCCAGATAACAACTCCTTTGACACCAATCTCTAATAAACTAGTCTGCTCTCCTGCGTTAATTTCCAGTAATGGTATATAATAAACATCTCCGCTACCGTCTGTTGAAGTAAACTCTCCGACCGCTGTGCCGTCCTCTTGCACATCCAAACGCTTACCGTCAAACACATAATTTTTACCATAAGTCAAGCCACTAAACCGAACACTCCCGCCAGCTATGCCTAAATCTTCCTCTGAACACTCGAATTTAGCTTTAGCAGAAATCGTATTATCACTGTCCAGATAAACACTACAATCCGCTGGCTTATTATTCACAAGAAGAGCGCAACCAGCTATCTTAGAACCGCTATTACTGTCCGTTACCGCTAAAGGAAATGACGGATAGGAATACACCGTATGGTCAGAAAATATACCGCCTGTCTTAACAATTGGCTCTGGACTCGCTACAGTATCTCCATACATCCAACTACAGCTAACTGGCTGGTATGAAGAGTAATAGCAAACTGTTACCGACTCAAAACTCACCCCCACGGAACTTGTTGGCTTGATATGCCGCTTACAGGGTTGATTAAGCAATCCATAAAACCAGAATACGAAGCAAGCAAACGCAAGTATCGAAAAGATAGTTAAAATTATGTTAATTGTTTTCCTAATCTGTTCGGAATGATACCGATACCACTTCTTAAACACCGCTATCCCCCGCATCACATGCCATCAGAACTCTGCTATATCTTAAAACCCAACTACAGTGACTCCCCGTATATACCGAATTTCTTCTAAACGCGCCTGTCCAACGCTGTATATATAAAGACAAGCTATAACCGCACAAATAGTTACCACGATGATACTGCGAATTTTCGCAGTATCATACAAATAAAGGCGAATCCTGTAACGGCAAATATCGCTTCTGATGCGCTGAATAAACCGTCTAACTTCCCTCATCTAAACATCGACCTCACCAGCTCAACAGGAGCTTCCCCGAAGCTCGGAAACAAGACGGTAATACCCCACAAAATGAACAGAACCCCAAAACCGATAAACCGCTCGGCAGAAACTTCCTTCTCCTTCAGCGCGGTAAAAAGCATACAAAAACTCACGATACAGAGCATTATTGATAAAACCATCTCCCAGTCCCCCTTAATGCGCCATCTCGATGCTAAACTCAATCTCTTTCTCTACCGTACCACTATCCAAAACCTTAACCAGATTTAGATAATGATAGCCATGCCGTGAAAGTGTCATGTCCCTATTAAACCCAACGCCACCGCAAGGCGTAAGAACACTCGCTATCGCGCTTCCGTCATCGGAAACACTAAGCTCCTGCCCAGCAAATACATATCTGTCACCTACAGTTAAACCGCTAAACTTTAGCGTGAAACCGTAAATACCTGTGTCGAGCGAAGTGTTACCCCCGCTAATCAAGCGGTATTCTGTCTTTCTGCGATTTGAACTTGCCTTAAAGCCTACATTTACTGTATCTCCGCTCGGGGACAGCAAGTTAAACCCTGCGTTCCAGTTCCCCTTCGCGTCCTGTGTCGGAACAACATCTACATAGCACGGAAACAGTGTGCTGTTTGAGTAATACTTATAATTGCCATACTTGCCGTTATGCCAAATACTCCCCTCCTGCTCTAACTGATACGAAATTGCATCCCCTGCCACTAACCCGCTATTCTCTCCGCTTGCAGAAAGCAGTGTCCCACCTATCGGTGTCGTATCGTAAAGACAGGGCGAAGCCGACAAAAACTCAACCGCTATCGGGCTAACCTCCCCTGACTCATACTTTACCTTCTCATGGACAATTAAACCCCCACATAAAAGCAGAGCCAGAAAAAACCCAGTCCCCACAACAATCGCATCGTCTATTATCCCTCTATTGTACATTTCCTATCTCCCCCAAGCCTTAAATGCTTTGCTATTAGATAATCATAACAGGCTAATAGAAATCTGTCAATAAGATTTGTACAAAGGTCTAGCGCCGCTTAATCTACCCGACCGCAATAAACATTAAACCTTAACTCAAAAGCCTCGTTCCCCTGCTCGTCTATACTTGACAAATCAACTCGATAAACCTCTTGGTCTCCAAGCTCACGATAGTAAACACCGTAATTCGGAATCTCTATCACGCACTCATGCTCCCTACTGTCTGCCGTGAACTGATACCCGCCGAGAATATAAGTCTTTCCGACTGTGAGATTCTTTAGCTTAATAGTTACACGCTACACTCCGCACTCAATGTCATACGCGCTTCCATTCCCTATCCTTGCTACCGACAATATGCTATATCCACGATACGCTAAATCATACTTCGCGGAAAACAAAAACCTCTCTATACTGCCGTTAGGCAAAATTACATTGCACTCTGCACCGCAATCGGGGTTTACCAGACTTCCACCGTCATTCGCGTATGCACCTACAGGTATATTAAAGCTATAAAGATACCTAGTAGATGTTACATTCTCACTAGTCGTAGGCGTATTACTGCCACTCAAAACCCAGCCTGTCCCTGCCTCGCCATCCGAACCGATATACCACCCGTATCCTGTCCCAGAAACAAACCCAACCCCAAGCTTTCCGTCCGACTTCCCGTAAACTCCGACACCAGCGTTACCGTGTCCTCGATGCACTACGCTATAATTCCGAGCTACAGGCATAACCTTTGGCGTATAAACCTCGCCGTCAAACTGCACTTTCAGTCCTTCAAGCCTATCTTTCGACCAATAGGAAACCCGTGCAGACTCTATCACCGCACTTACCCTTGAAGGGTCGCCTTTTAAGTTTGCAGAAGCCTCACTCTTCTCCCAATGCGTCACAAGCCCAGCTATCACAAAAATTAACACCACCGCAACCACAATAGCGCCAAACATAGCCAAGCTAAAATCGTCTGCATCCGTCCGTTCTCTACTCATCTCTTCCAGTCTATATCTCCTAACGTCTATATCTCCTAACGACACATCAAACGCTAATTCTTCTTTAAGCGCCCCGCTATCATCCATAATACTATGCAACAGCACTCGATAAGAAGAATCTTCATTAAACAAATATGAACGCAGACCGTAATTTGGTATGTCTATACTGCAATCCCGCTCCCCGCTGTCATCTGCAATAAACTCTTGGCTACCGAGCAGATACCGCTTACCAGACACCAAGTTATGCAACTTAAATTTTATCTTTGAAACACCCATATCCTCACTCGTAATACGAACGCCGCTATAGCCAGAAAAAGCGCAGATATTATAGGTATTGTCGTAGTCAGAGTAAGTAGCTGAAAATACAAACTTCTTAACTTCGCCAGACGGCAAAATAACCTCACACTCTGCGATGCCATTTTCAGATAAGCTGTATTCGTCCCGATAGGTACTTACAGGAACTATCCAACTATACACCTACCGCGTAGACTTAACGGGTGTCTCAACGCGCTCTTTCCTGTCAGGATTACTGTAAATGTATACTTTTCCACTTAACGGATTGACAGCAACTCCCTGCCGATACCTAACATATGAAACATCCAAATACTCCCGTGTCCATTCTTCTATCAAAGGCTCTGCTATCTCTGCTCCATACTTTACTTTCAGTGCGTCTAAACGGTCTTTCGTCCAGTAATTTACAGTTGCACGGTCAAACACAGCATATACCCGCGTAGCGTCTGAATCACTATTCCTTGAAGCTTGAAACTCATCCAAAGCAGTAGACGAAATCCACCATGATAACAAAACAAGCACAGTGACAAGAGCTGTAACAGAAATAAGCACTACTACCTCTGATTCCGAAGATTTATTATCTCTCATTCAAGCTCTCCTTAGCTTACTCATTCTAGCTATGCAATGTCTTACGAATAAAAAGACGACTATAAGGAACTTTAGCTTTGCCCTTATTATCAAAATAACAAACTCCATACATGTTAGCAGAAAAATGACCTGTTCCACCCTGTCGTCTGTATTCTTTTATAAACGATTCACCTAATTGTACAGGTACATCCATTGCGCCTGCGTTTGAAGACATTCCAATAATCTCAAACTGCTCTGGATTATACTTGTCAAGAAAAGTGATAGGAACTCCCATTACTCCGTCATAATCTAGCGGTATCTCACCTACCTTGTCTACATTGATTGCGTCATAGTTGTCGTACTTCGGATACTCCTCGGGACTATAATGCTTATAGAGAATAAGATTTTCGTGACGCTTCTTGATGTCTAGGTTGGTAAAAGTTGAGATTGCTGGAACTTTACCGTACTTCATTCCGTCATTCATTTGTGCTGTTATCTTCTCGTCATACCGATAGCCTTCTCCAACCCCGAATATACAAGTCTTGTTTGACAAATATCCCAGCCAAACTTTATCTTCTCTAATCAGTGGGAAAAAGTCCTTGTAAATCACAGCGTTATTGTTTCCCCACACAATAAACTTCTTCTCATACTCCATCAGCGTCCCTACAAACTCCCGAAACAAAGAAAACGGCGGATTCGTCACTACAATGTCGCTCTGCCGAAGTAGCTCCAAGCACTCCTCATTCCTAAAATCTCCGTTCCCCTTGAGCGGCGTTTTCGTCCCGACACTCACATCGTTATCATCCCCGCCCAGATACTCCATCATATATGTGCTTTGCTCCTTGTCGTAATGCGTAGAGATAAGCCGCTTAAGCCCAAGAAACCCGAAATTCAAGTGAAAATACTTCCAGAACGCACTCCATGTCGGGTCATCACAGTTGCAAAACACTGTCTTGCCCCGAAAATGCTCCCGATAATGCACAAGCTCGTTCTCTACATCCGAAAGCTGTGTGTAGAACTCATCGTTCTTCGCCTCTTTAGCTCTGTGAAGATTGCTGTTTCCTGCCATTTTGTCCTCAGTTTCCAACTAGTTATACTATTTAAGCCTATTTTAGCGCGAAAGTTATTAGCTTGCAACCACTTTCTTATAAACTCCTAGCAAAATAATCACTTGCCCCTAAGACCCACGAGAAACCCCATAAACCGCCATCTGCCCCCATCCTACTTGTTCCTACCCAGAAACCACTAACGCCCCGATTTGACCCCTTCCCATGCGCGACAGGGGCTTTCTGTCTCGCCACCCTATGTTCCCGACATTTGTTTCGGGAACATCCCCAGAAGCCCCTTCCCTTGTATCTCCCCTTCCCTGTGTCTCCACTGACCCATAAGAAACCCCCTAGTCCTCGGCGCAACTAGCTAACCCCTATTCCCCTACCTCAAAGACTTTTCCCGCTTAAATCCCTAAATAACTATCGGGCGAAAACAGCTCAAAACCAAAACCTATGCCCGTCCCCACCTTCCTACCCGCCCCCTACCAAACCCCCAAATTAACCCCTTGCCTCTACGACCCACGAGAAGCCCCTTTAAGACCCCTCTCCCTCTTACCCCTATTCCCCTACCACTAGAGCCTTTCCCTCTGAAATCCCTAAATAACTATCGGGCGAAAACGACTCAAAATCAAAATTAGAACTGCCCACTCCTACCGTCCCTACCGTACCCGCTAACCCCCTCGCCCCTTTCCCCCAAAATTAAAAAGGCGGGGTCGTATAAACCCCGCCCGAAAGCGTTACCCTTACTTTCTTCTGTTTTCCCTTATTTCCGCTTACTTTTTAAGGGAATCCTTACTCTCTTCGCTCGCCGCGTCCGTTCCGCTCGTCTCTGCCTTACCGCTATCGTCCGTCTTTCCTGCGCTTCCCGCCTCTAAACCTAAACTAAAGTCTCCGTCTAGGCTTATCGACTCCTTATCCTCGGTCGGCGTTACAAACGACTCTGCCGCCGCCTTCGCATCCTCTGGTAGCTTCTCCTCTATCTCCTTCGGAATGTCTATCTTTAGGTCGCTGTAGTCGCCCAGCTTAAACGATGCCCTGCACTTCTGTATCTTTACCTCTTCACTCGACTCTCCGCTCGCCGTATAGGTGTTGTTGTAATACACATCCATCGCTTTCTTTCCAGAAAACTCGATTTTATGTATCGTATAGTCGCTCTTGTCTGCGTAAATCTTTATCGTTCCCTTATACTCTCCAGAGTTATCCTTACTTACAAGCACACTATCGGGGTTGATTCCCATTAACTCAAGCTCGCTGTAGATTGGTATATAGCAAGTCAGCGTATAACTCTCGATGTTGTCATTCGTCTCCTCACCTACCTCGAATAAACTTAAGTCAAGCGCCTTATCTACATCCGATAAGTTTATCGGCTCGTTCTCTATGTCCTTATCTACGATTACCGCAAGCCACGGCTTCTTACTGCCGTCCTCTAGCGTAGAATCGTACTTCTTTGAGTAACTTAGAGTCCTTTCCCCGCTGTCGATTAGATATGTCTTTCTGTTCGTAAGCGACTCGACTCCCTTATATGTCTCATCCGATAAGGACTCTACCGAATACACCTTGCCCGTCTTTTTAACCGTCCGATTTATGTTCGCAATATACCGCTTCGGCGCGTAAGACGCTTTGTCAAGCTGTATCATTTCAAAGTTTACCGTGCCGACCGAGGATAAACTGCTGTGCGCCTCGTTTAACTTTCCCCGTATCGCCGCTATCACTTCCTGTTGCTTCGCTTCGTCCTCTATCTTCGTATTGGTCGCCTTATTGTCCACGACCTCATGGACTTTATCTATCCCCGCTGACCTAGCTCCGTCATTCTCTGGCTTTCCGCTGTCTGTGCTTTCTGAACTCTCCGTACCCGCGCCCTCGGTCACGACTTCCTCTGCTGTCTCCGCGCCCTTTACCGTCTCGGTCGGCAGATTCGACTCGTCATATACCACTGTCTTTCCACAAGCCGTTATCCCCAGAACCGCTGTCGCTAAGATTGCCGCGTAAACCGCTCTTCGATTCTTCACTCTACTCCCTCCCTTACTTCACAAGACCACCGACTACACTTAACCTTATGCGAAAGCGCCACTATAAGCACTGTCTTTAGATATGCCGCACTCGTAATACCGTACTTCTTTAACACGAACTCTAAATCGTCAAACATCTCTGCGTAATTTACCCTGCCGCCGTTTGAAACGATATAAGTCATTAGCCTCGGAACTACCGCCGCTTTGTACTCTACATCGTCAAAGCTCGCGTATCTGCCGTTGCCTAAATCCATTAAATCTCGCCTTATCGCTACCTTTAGTCCGTCTACCGTTCTATTGTAGCCCTTTAAGGTGTTAATCTTAGCATTTAAGTATTCGACCGCCTCGTTGTCGTTTATGTCTATACCCTTGCTTCCGTACATCTCCGAAACTAGGCTGTTTAGCGTATCGAAAATCTCCTGCTTCTTTCTCGTTATACTGCTCTCCGTAATCGTATACCGCTTCTTATCCAGCATACCGATTAGCATATTAAACTCGTCACGATTTATATTAAACTCGTTGTGTAGCTCTCTATATGCTTCGCCTAGCCTAGTAACCCTTACGCCTAGCTCCTCTACTGCACCGATTAGCTCTGCCACCTCACCCTCGTCTATTCCTACTACACGGGGATAACGGCTCTGACTCGGCGCTAATATAAGACTTATAAGCGTATCTGCCCGACTCTCCGTTAAAACCCGTATACGCTTTGAAAAATCCGCTCCAAACGCATAAACCTTGGCTATATCCCTTACCTCGTCAAGCACCCTACCGAGACTGAAACTTATAAACTGCTTCGTAATACCGACCTTACGCGCAAACTCTGCACAAGTTATCCGCGTTGACGGTTCTAAGTAGAGTTCTATAAACTCGTAGACATTTGTCTTAAACCTAGCACAGCCTTCCTTTAGTATCTCGTCTATTACCTCTACCAACGGCTTAGAGAGCGTCTTAGACAAATGAAACCTAGGCTCTAAAACCCTAAACGCATTCGTACCTACGACCTCTCCGTATGTCGTTCCGTAATAACTCGTTAAATACCTAACATATATCGCGGGAACACCTAGGCTCTTAAGTGTCTCTATGCTAGTACCCAGCAAACCCTCGTTTATCTCTACCGACTCAAAGCATGGCGTAGCCACCCACTCTGCTAACTGCTCGCTTAAATCCGTCGCCGTAGATAAGCCGAGTTTATACGAAGAATACCTCTCTAAAATCTCTGCCTTATGATGCTCCGCTACTACATACTCGATATAGTTCTGAATCGTAGTAAGGTTTTTGCAGTTTGCGCTAAACACCACGCTTACTGCGTCTATATCCTCGTCCTTAAACTGCTTAACCACTCTCCTTAGATAGTCGTTAGCACTCGGACTCTCTGCGGTCGCTATATACTCAAATAGCCTCTTCGCCGCGTTTCTTCTCATTATGTCACTACTCTGCATGTATATGTTACTCCCCTAATCCTATTATTTTTACTTCATGTCGCTTACCTAACAAGAATCCTTATTACGAGCAAGCTCGCACTGTATACCAGAATCACCGTGGCAATCTTATGTAATATGCTCTTTACCCCGATTACAAACGGAACTGCTAAACTATACAGTAAAAGCATTACCTGTAACTCCATAAAGGCTTTCGTAAACCTAGAAGCTATCGAAACATCGCTTAACCTAGCCGCATACAACCCACCAAACAGCGTCACACAGTAAAATGTGTAAATAAACTTGAACGGATTCGCGGCTACCATTCCTCTATCCTCGCTATATCTCCGAAACCACCAGATAAACAGGAGATTCGCGATTAGGATACCCGCTGTCACTGCACCTCTCATTTCATTACCTCTCTATCAACTCACAATGATATATTTCTCGTTACTAGGCGAAAGATACGCTTTCATGTCGGCTACCCCGACACTAAAGCACAACTCCCACGCCTTGTCTATGCTTACCTCTATCTCGTCCTCTTTGCCCTCGACCGATAGCATATACCCCGTAACACGACCGCTATCGTCTGTAACCCTGCTCTTATACCCGAGCTTCCCGACCGTTGCAACCGAAGGTATCTTGTCAAATGCACCAGTCACTATCACTTCCCCGTCCCTCTCGACAAGACCCATGTTCTCAATAAGCCCTGCCTTTATCATCTCAATTAACTTCTTCTTTGAGATGTGCTTAACCGCTCCCGCACTGTCCTCTATCGAAAACCCAGCTATCTCTACACCAGAATAAACTTTTCCTGTCACTCGGTATTTATCTGCCATGCCTACCCCTTATCCAGAATACACGCTCGCCAAGCATTAACTCTTCTTTGCTGTCTTGAAGCGCAACACTTATCTCTGAAAGCTTCATGCCTTTCCTACAGCACTGTCTCACTCGCTCCTGTATGACTCCACCGTAAAACAGCTCAATGCTATCTACCTTATGAAACAGAACCTCTGCATTATCGGCTACCAGCGGAATCCCGCTAAACTCTACCATTTTGATTAAACTGCACTCTCGGCTGGGACTCTCCCTTAAAGCGTTAAGTTTCTCATTAAGACCTTTATCTTTACTCTCTACCAGAAATGCCATAAACGGGCTTTCTAACTTAAACTCTTTGCAAATACGAATGCAAGTCCACCTATCAAACCCTGTTACCCCCATAGCCTCTGCCATGCCACCTAGCCGCTCCGCTGTCTTATAAAAGCACTTAGGATTTAGGCAAACCGCTTCTCTAAGGTCACTACTAAACCCTACTTCGCCCCCGCACTCGCACCTCTCGGGTATATTCGCTAAAACCTCGGGCAAAATAAGACTCCGCTTCTTAACCTCATCTCGCGTAATTATCTTGCCTCCCATAGCTTACTCCCTGCTCTTCTTATAGTCGCTTATCGCTTTGTCTACAAGCACACTATCTGTAACTTCCGCGACCGTAGCCTCTCTCCCCGTAATCGAAGATAGCACTGTTAGCGTATCCGCGTCTATATCGCTACCCCCGACCGAAAAATCATAGTCGAGCGAAAGCCTTAATAGCTTCTCACTGTTGCTAAGATACTCACTATACTTATCTACCGCCTTTACGCTCTTTAAGTCATGCTCATCTGTAAACCTTGATAAACCCATCGGATAAACAAGCGTAAGCGCTGACATACCGACCATTAAGCAAAACGCAAGCACGACCTCTTTTGCTCCCGTCTCCTTAAGGCTTAATATGATAACGATAAGCGCTACCACTGCGATTCCTGCCGCCGCCGTCACTGCACCATAGCCTACAAAGTGACTGCCTATCGTAATCCCGAGAACCGCTACCAACCCGAACCTCACGCTCGGACTCTTAGTAACTGTCTTACCCCGTGCCTGCTGAATTACTAAGTATCCTAGTTCAAGCATTGATATTCCGAGAAACCCGTAAACCAAGGTCTGCATGTCGTAAAACATTGCCGATAATACCGCTAACGCTAGAAATACCGCACAATAACAAGCTAATGCTACTCCATGCAGACTTAACCTTATCTTACCTACCCTCAAAGGACTTTACCCCCTATAAACCTTAAATATCGACCTGTGGCGTGTTTCTCCCAGGTTTCCTTCTCCCGATAGCGTTCGATGGATGCTGTTTCTTAAACTCCTTGCGATTGATGCCGCGCTGTGCCATAGCTTTTCTGATTAAATCTCCGAAATAAACGACTTTCTTAAAGCGCGTCTGCTCTTTCTTATACTGCTCTCGCTCTTCCACACTCATCTCTGCTACTTCATCTGCCTTGCGCTCTCTCGGCAAGTGCAAATCTCCCGTAGAAAACTCGTGAACCATTTTATGACAAATGATGCAGAGCGTTACGATGTTGTCTATATTCGTTACTCCACTCTCTGATGTATCCTTGCCACCAAGAAATACTGGTATGATGTGATGCGCGTCCATGACACTTACATAACTCTCGCTGTCGTCTTTTCCGATGCCACAGCACTGGCAAGTAAACTTATCTCTCGCTAAAACCGCTTTCTTGATTGCAGGGTCTAAATACTCCCTCTCCCCTACCTTCTGCTGATGCGGCTCAAAGCCCTCTGTCTTATCGCTCTCCGCTATCATCTCGTCAAGCGACTTATCCTCTATCTCGGAATCTATCTTACTCGGGTCAACAGCTAGCGCCGCTATCTGGTCGGCTGTTAAACGCGACTCCTTGTCCTCTTCCGACTCCTCGCCGCTATCTGCCATCTCGCCAGAGTTATTTAACGCGCTCTCGTCTGTGCCGCCACCCTCGTTATAGACCTTTCCCGCCTTTTTAATGTCTTTCTCTTCGCGGGTCTCCTTTGAACGGCGCTTCTCAAGCCTCTTAAATGCTTCCCCGATAGTAAGTTGACCCTCAAGGAGCTTACTCACTATCTCTTCGTCATTGTCCGACAGAATGTCTTTTAGCTTACTGTAGTCACCGTTATTTAAGTCTAATAAATACTCAACTGTCGGCGGGTCGGTGATTCCTTTCTCCTTTTCAAGATACTCGATATAATCTACTATCTCCTGCATCGTGTAGGGCTTCTTGTGATTATAAAGAGCTTCTACTACAGCTATCTCTTTCGTAGTTATCTTTCTGTTTACGATTGCGGGAATCTCTTTGATTCCGACCTTCGAACAAGCAAGAATCCTTCGATACCCGTCAATTATCGCATAAACGCCCTCTGTGACTGACGGCGCAACTACGATAGGATTGAGTAAACCCGTACTCCGTATGCTACTAACCAAGTCGTCCACATTCTTACTTGTGCGGATTCTCTTACTATAGCCTAGATTCTCATACTTTATCTTGATTAGCTCGAAAGTCTCTCCCGAAGCCTCTGTGTCCATGACCCGAACATTTCCGTTCTCGTCTAGGAAACTATCACTCCGAACCGTAGCCACCTCACCCGCACTATCACTCGCATCGCCCTCGGCTTCTGCGGTGTCCTCTTCCGCGTCTAGGCTTTCCTCATCATCCTCGCTTACAGCGCCTAAACCGTCCTCTTCGTCCGAATCTACCGCGCTATCCTCTTCGTCCTCTGATAAACTCTCGTGACCCGACTCTTCGCTCTCTGTCTCGTCCTCGTCTACCAAGTCACTCGCGTAATACGGCTCTCCGTTATCGTCATACAGCACTTCCTCGCCCGCATGACTGTCCTCTGTCTCATCCGCTCCATCGTTATAGTTACCTAAAAGACCGTCTATGTCGTCATCAAAGGTATCCTCGCGGCTTTCCCTCTCTTCGTTACCCTCAAGGTCTTTAAGCTCTCCGTTACCCTCTAGGTCTTTACTATCCTCTGGAAGCTCTATCTCGTCATCGTCAAAGCTATTAAATCCATCCATCTCTTTTTGCCCCCTCTCTAGGCGCTTACGACCTTTCCATCCTCGTCACAAAGCATCGCGCCTGTCTCGTTGTCGTATAGAAAATATATCTTAGAACCTACCGTAAAGCTGTTATCCCGCATAACCCCCACGCTATAAAGCGGCACAGTGTTTATCGTATTGCTGTCATACACCGTTACGGGGCTTATAACCGCCCTAGGACTTAGCTTATCACTCCCGTACTCCCACTCTATCTCGTGAATTAAACCACTATAGACCTTCGCTCCAAACCGCTCCCCTGTCTTTAGGATAAACCCGCCGAGATAAGTGTTACCGTTTTCTCCTAACTCTCGAAACAAAGCGTTATCGTTTACTCTTACCGCCACTCCGTCCGCATCAAAGGGAAGCGTAATCCCCGTAAACTCGCTTAGTATCTCTTCTACCCGAGCGCCAAAGTTATGCGCCCCCACCCCCTCCGCTACCCGAAAGGTCGGAATCAAAAACCCGAGAGCAGATAGCGTCTGATACTCATTAAGCAGGATATGAAAGCTATTCTCTTCCTCACTCGCTATCGAATCACACACTAGGCTTAGTATTCCACGCTCCTCCGCGCTCGATGTCTCCCGCATAAACGAAGTTACCGCACTTAACGGTGTCTTATAAACCCGACTGACCTTATCAAAGTTCTTTCGGCTTATCGTGACTACACCGCCTATCGTTACCACTCTGTAAAACCCAAGCTCGGGCAAATACTCTGGGACTATGCTACGCAAAACCTCGGTTATGTCTATCCCGCACCGAAATGACCCACTCGCATACCTACCGTCAAGATACCTAATCGTTACGCTATGCCCGACTATCTTTGCGCTCGATAAGAGACTTGTATCTATCCCATTCTCGAAAAACAAATGTCTTAGATAGCTTAACTCCGATAAATCCCGTATCACGGTTAATCCTGCGCCACGATAGCATCTCTCTGGTAAACTCCGATTTAGCACCTTGCTCTCTGGCTTTACCGACCGTAAGACCCGAATGAGATTATCATAGACCGAATCGCTTACCTCTGGCTCTCCAATCTGCTCGGCTTCCTGTAAGCCCCGTATATACCGCTCAAGACCCTCAACGCTATTAAACCCTGCCCCTAGCAGTAACTTAGTCGCGCTATCGCTCCCGTCCATTTCTACTACCTTACGCCTTACAAACCGCTATCGCCCTCGAAGCGTCTACTATCTCTTTCCCTCTGCTATTCCACGCCAGAACCATGCAATACGCCCCACTGTCGATAGCCTCCCGATACCTGTGATACATAATCTGATAGTCTGGCTTAAACTCCTCCGCCTCCGAGTCGGTAATTCCCGCTATCCGCTCTTTCATTAGCTCAAGTGGCGTTTTCGTGACTAGCATAGCCGCCATACCCTTTAACGACTCCGCAAACTTAGCCTCTTCCTCTTCACTCGCAGGCTCTATCTTCGCTTCCTCGTAAACGGACAGCGATAAGCACCTGTAGCACTTCCCGTCAATCAGCTCGGTATCCGCTCCGCACAACTTACAAACTCCCATGACCCAAAATCTCCTTTCGGCAAAATCCTTTTATTTGCAAGCCCAAACCCCTAAAGTACAAGGAGCGGTACCTCTTATTACTACAAAAGGACTTGAACAGGCAATCTTTATCACCTGCCCAAGTCCTTATACTCCGCGCTTTACTCTTACCGTAACGCACCTGTCTGTCTTTCGTCAAACCATTTTGACGAAAAGACTCCCTATGCTCCCCCTACGCCTTCTTCCTGTGCTTCCTCCAAACGACTGCGTAAATAAACTTATTCCGTACCGTCAAATCCGCTATCCGATACTGCATCACCACATTTGCATGATGCTGACTGTTAAACCGCAATACCAGCAGATTATCCTCGTCCCCCATCTCACGGTAGATATAGTTCTCAAAGCTACCCGTCCCCTTTATCGGCGCAATCCAATACCCACCAGAGACCAATGGCTCTGGCACGGAAAGCCTCTCCCAGTTCCCGTCAAACCACTCTACAAACTCCTCATCGCTATCTCCACCGAAAAACTCAATGCAATACTGGAACGGACGCGGCTTACGCTGATTCTCAAGCTCCTTTATACTGTCTGCTCTACACGCCGCATACCCTATACCTGTCGCATCACACTCATCCTGTGTGCAGACCCACATAAACGGATACAGCGAAAGCGCTTTCTCTCGTATCGCCGCCTTCTGCACTTCTTTCCCGCCCTTCGGGACTTTCTCTAAAAACAGCTTCTTCCACCTAGCGTTGCTTATCTCGTGAAACTTTAGCTGATTAAACCTTGGCTCGTTCTCGGCTATGACCTCTTCGACAGACGAGCGGAGCATAAACAGCACCTTATTCGTTAAAGCGTTTACCCCGAAGAACGGCTCTTCATACACTGCCTCACGCGCATCCACCGCCCCCAGTAACTCTACCAGAAACCGCTTTAACTCCACCTTATAGTGAACCGCATCCTCTTTACTGCTACGCTTTAACGCTATTGTTGAAACTAAACCGCTGTTCCCTAAGTTAAACACCGAGATTCCCGTACATGTAGACGACCCGTCTATACCGAGTAAAACCTCCATACCCGTGCAAGTCTTTGATAAAACCTCAAGGCTTATCTCCTGCATACAATACGCTTGTCTCGCCCCATCCGTACCGAGCGTTATCCCCCGTATACTCGCTTTCAAGTTATAGCACCTTCTTTACATTCGCTCCTAGATTTACCACGACCCGTAAACCTCGATTCGACCCCACTATCTCGCCTGTCTCAATACTCTTTATCCGTATCCCGCTCTTAATCAAATACTCTTCGTTTACACTCTGCATATCACTCGGACGGAGCATAAACGAGGGATATGTGATTACATAGTCGTCTTTCCCGTCCTTTACCGTGATGATAACTTTCCCGACCTCGTTCTTCCCGAAAAGCAATACCTCAAGAGAGGTCTTTCCCGCCTTGTACGCCTTATAACAAAGCGCCGCAAGCCGCTTTAGCTCCTTCTCTCGCCGTACCTTACTTCTCTCTACCACACTGTTTAACACAGCCTGCATATTCTTATCATCCAGCGACCCCGACTTCTGCATTATCGCCTTCGTAATCGAAACCGCTATCTCCTGCTCCATATCAAACACATACCCGTTTGATACCTTGTAAACCCGAAATACCTCGTCTGGCTTAAACCCCTCGCTGTCTATCTCCCTGCGAAGCCCCATATACATGTCAAGCCTTACCTTCGTATTCGGCTTCTCCTCTAGCAGTATATAAGTCACGCCCTTTACGATATTCGTGTGAATATCCGTGCAAATGACTTCCGCGAGCTTTCCTACTGCGTCATCCGACAAGTTTACTCGTCCCATTCCTCTACCCTCCAAAAACTCTTACTTAGCCCTCGTTTAACTCTGGCTGACTAAAGAATGTCCCGCAACTCATGTCACACCCAATATAACAATCCCTAAATGTCTCGTGATGCCGAGCCGCGATATTATATATCTTCATCTTTCCCGTTAAACGCTCTTCTTTTGAACTAAACAGACCTATTACCTCGTCTGGCGTTTTGATAGTCTCCGAAGTCTCTGCACCGACTGTCACATCCAAAGTCTGGTCTTTGTTTGCTCTCATGCTATTTACTACATCCTGCTTTAACTGCGCCGTAACTATCGCTACCGCACCCTCTGGTACTTGATTTGCTACATAATTCTTTAACGAAGTGAACGCCTCTCCCGCTCTATCGACCTTCGTTCTACCCGTCCTACTAACCACCAACACAGGCGAGTCTACGACTATCACATCAAACTTGTTCTCGTTTCTCCTGTGATTATCTATCGTGTCGATATAATCTTCAATATACGCCGCTCCACCGATAAACGAAAGCTTCCCCATTCCTGCCCCAGATACCAAGTGCTGTCTCGCCGCTCCGACCGCTACACGAACCTCGTCCGTCTTGTAGCTCTGATGCAGTATATCTGACTTCTGGATTACCGAAACATCGCCCTCTTTTCGCATATCCAATGCTGTCAAGGCTATTAACTGTGCCATCCACTCGCTATATGTACCCTCTAATGCCCAAATCGCTACATTTAACCCGCGCTTCAAGGCTCTATGCACCATGTAACAAGTGAAAGTTGTCTTACCACCCTTCGTTGGTCCGATGATATTTAGCATATTCGTTCGCCGTATCCCGCGACAAACTTTATCTAGCTCCTCTATCCCGTAGTCTAGGACTATTGTATCCTCGGGCGACTTATCTCTCTCGTTCTCATTCATCACCCAGTCATTATCAATTACGATAGCTCTACTTCCACTCTCGTTATCTAACTCCCGTATACGGGCTGACTGGCGACTATAATAGTCCGAAGCGTCAAGATAACCCTGCAAATGCTTTACTCCACCGCGCTTCCGAGGCTCATCATACCCCGTACTCTGCATTATCATTGACATCGCATTTGCAGTCTGCAACATCACTTGATTCTTATAGGCTCTCTTATACTGCTCACAGGCTGATAAAAACTCGCTCATCGTTACTTCACGATTTGCAAGCCTATTAACCCGCTCAAGCACTACCTCTCGGAAATACTCTACCTTCTCGTCATCCGATATTACATTTCCGTTTCCCGCTACATACTCTGTAACGACCTCGATAAACGGAGAGGACAGAATATCCGCACTGTTTGCCTCTATCTCCGAACTTATCTGTGCCTCTCCGAAATTTGTTATCTTCGCCACGCGGATTAGCTGGTACAGAAAATAATATTCGTTATAGAATACATTTACCGTAAACTGGCTTATAAACTCCCGCATAGCTTCTTGATATGTTTCCCGTTTCCGCGCAAGCATATCTGGATTCTTCACTAGACTGCTACCGACCGTGAGTGCTGAAAAAATTATCTCTAGCGACTCAAGCGTACCAGCATCGAAGTCTATTACTTGCTTCTTCGCCATCGCCTCTCCTTAACAGATACAGACCCCTTATTTCCCGATTATAAAATCGGCAGATATGACTTAATCTTTACCGCATAAGGCTTACAATACGGACTCCAATCCATACTATCGAAATTCGCTACCTTATCGGACGGAACTAGCTTAACAATATTATCTCCCTTCGCTAAACTCGCAACCCTAAACTTTGAGCGCCTGTCAAGACTAGACAATCCCGTTAAATCTACGAGCTTCGCGTAATTCCGCTTTGTTGTGACAAAAAACTTTTCATGCTCTGTCACAATCCCGCCACTATGCGCCGTAATGTCCATAAACACATTGATATACTTACTGCGCTTTCCGTTTACCGTGCAAAGCGGTACATACATTGCCTTTCCGTCACCGTAAATAACCGTAAATCCACCAGAATAGTCTCCTGCGTTCGTTACATACAGGATTCCACCGTCCTCTTTCTTTGTCGCAATATTCCAAAGGCTGTTCTTGATTCTAGTCCTGCTTGAGTTGTCTATATCATGCACGGCTACTTTGTAACAAACGCCTGTTGTCGTAAACACCAAAAGCGTATCTCGGTTATTACAGTCTATCTTCCACCTTACTTCGTCATCCTTACTTACAAGCAAGCTATCTGCTCCCTCGCTGTCCGAAGGATTCATAAACCGTTTCGCAAGTCCGCTCCTCGTGACTACAACGCTTACATCACAATCCTGCACGACCTCCGCTAAACGCTCGTCTATCTCGGACTCAACCACCGCGTCCGCTACCGCACACTTTCTCTCGATACCGTAAGTGTCTCTGACACGCTCAAGCTGTGACACGATTAACTTAGTTCTCTCGCCCTCATCCGTCACAACCCGCTCGTAATACGACATATCCTCTCTGGACTTCTTAAGCTGTGCTAAAGCACTCGCTACCTTGTCCTGTGTGATACTCCGTATCTTCTTCTCGATTAGATACTCTGTCTGCTCTTTCGTGAGTCCATACTTCTCCTCACAAAGAATAAACAGCTTATCCTCGTCATTCGTAGCTACATCCTGCACAAACTCACTGCAACGACTGCTTATCTTCTCCCAAGACGATAGCAAATACTCGTTACGCTTCTCTTTCTCAAGCTTATAGCTATACTGACGAATTACCGTCCCCTGTCGCCACTCAAGCCACTTGCTAAGTAGCTCATAAACGCCTAGCTCGGTCGGACGACCCTCTTTACAACCCTCTCCCATTAAGACCCGTGTCGTAAAGCTTACCCGTGTCCGAATCGGCGTATACCGACAAAGCTCCGCAAGCGTCCTATCTGCATCCGCTCCGTTCTTTAACTCTATCGTAAGACCTAACTTCGCCTCGTTCTTAACCGTATCAAAGCCCGATGAGTTAATCACATCTCGGACTCCCTTTAACACGCGACCCTCTGCAATCAACTCACGAATCTTATCGTCTATCTTCTCTACTGTCGTACCTACAGGCACTTCCGTCACAATAATCTTGTCCCGAAGAACAGTTACCGTCCCACTTACCGTAAACGAACCCCTGCCCGTCTTTAACAACCGAAGAAGCTCCGCGTCATTGCGGTGAATAAACCCGCCTGTGCTGAAATCTGGAAGCCCAAGTACAGCTAAAATGTCCTCTGCCTTATTGTACTTTCCATTAAGCATCCCTATCGCTGTATTACAGACACTTTTAAGACTAAACCTCGGAACACTTGAACTAAACCCGACCGCAATACCATCCGTAGACCCTACCAGAATAGTCGGGAAAGTTACAGGCAACAAAGTCGGCTCTTCCTCGCTGTTATCAAAGTTAGGCGACATATCCACCGCATCCTCGTTTAACCCGTCAAACAGCTCCCTCGCAATCGGAAGTAAATTAGCCTCTGTATATCTCGAACTCGCCGCGACTATCTTATCCGACCATACACGACCGAAAGTGCCGTCTCCATGCACATACGGCGCTAAAGTCACCCCTTTATCGTCCGTTAAGTCTACTAGCGACCCGTAAATAGACATATCTCCGTGCGGATGATATTTACCCATGACATCACCCACGATTCGGGTTGACTTATATGCCTTACCCGCCTTGCCGTTTTTGTCAAACGCATACATGCCGTTGTCGTGCATCGAATACAAGATGCGCCGCTGGACGGGCTTCATGCCGTCACGCGCGTCTGGAATCGCTCTCGCCTGTATCGTCATCTTTGCATACTGCACATAATTCCGAATAAACAGCTCCCCGATGTCTTTGTTGACAATCATCTCTTTTCACGCACCCTTCTGAAAATCCTTAAATAAAATTTCTAATCGTAAGAAATCCTGTGTACTGTTTTACTTTTTGTAAAGTATGACGATTTAAGCTAAAACCAATTTGAGGCTGTAAGTACTTACTTCCTTCCGCTTAACCTATCGACTGGAAACTGCGGAACATTCTCAAGTCTTATCCCGACTCCTCTAAAGAACACCTTATTGTTCTCTTTCCGAACGCCTATCGTCATATTCCGTATCTGCTTACTGATACAGAGTTCCTTTGCCATGCTTAAATTAACTGGCTTATCGCCTTTCCCAAGCGTAAGGCTACTCTCGTCTGGATTTAACCGCGTGTCGCGCACAATAAACCCGACCAGACTCTTACCACCCCGAAGTAGCTTATACATAACTACATACGGCGCTGTCTTTAATTCGTCCTCTTCTTTGCTGTCAGTCGGACTCCAAACCTTTGCACCCTCTACCCGACTTCTCTCTTCCTGCAATGCCCGAATCTCGTCAAGCTCCCCACGCTCACCCGTATATACGCTTATCACAGGCGCTCCCGTAGGCGTAACGGACGGGGTAGACTTTACGGGCTTTCCAGAGCGCATAGCCTCTGCTCCCCTTACTCGACCCACGACATGATACTGCTTCTTAAAAAGCATCTCCCCCGTACGACCCGTATAAAACTCAAGGCTGTTATAGTCTATCGCGTCTCCCACCAGAGAAAACACAATAAGCGTATCCCTCGGCACAGCCCGACCTCGTACCGTCAGCACATGATTTCCCTTTACCTTTGTCGCATACAGCGTCCGATTATCCTCCTGCACTGCCAGATATGTCTTTCGATAGTGCAAGCCTATAAGCCTAATCTTCTTCCCAAGCGCTGTCCTATAATCCCGCACAAGCTCTTTTCGGCTTATAAACTTTAGAATGCGCCTTCCCGACACATCTAAAATCGCTATATCCGTATAAACATCGCACTTATACGCTATCTGCTCTGCATCTGTCAGCATCCGAAACCGAACTACCTGTCTTACCCGTGTGACCTCGTAAAGCATCCGCTTCGGGATTTCCCGCAACTCTATTTGCATAATGCTACCTCCGCTTAAAATATACGGTGATACGCTAAATGGTACCACCGTATATCTAAGGATTCAAAATCAAACGGGCTTACAAAAGGTCGGCATCGACTACCTTTGGTAAACTCTCCTCCGTGTCGTATGCTATCTCCTCAAAATCTGTCTCGTAGTAGGCTTCCACCAGACTTCTCCGACTCGGAACATCTGTACCCATCAGACTTTCCGCAAGTGACGCAAACTCCTGCACATTCTCCATCGTAACCCGTATCAAATGACGATTCTTCTTGTCCATCGTTGTCGTGTGCATCACCGCCGCGCTTGTCTCGCCAAGTCCCTTTAACCGCTTTACCAGTATGTCGGACTCTTTTACCCCGTCTAAAATAAGCCGCGTAACCAGCTTATCCTTCTCCGCTGTCGTGTAAGCATACTTCGTTGCTTTCTTACCCTTACCGCCGTGCGTGTCGATAAGAAATAACGGTGTCTCTGCGATATAAACCTTGCCCTCTCGAATGAGAGTCGGCATAAGCCTATACAGCACTGTTAAAACCAAGCACCGAATGTGATACCCGTCATCATCCGCATCCGTACAAATGATAATCTTATCATAGTTTAACTTCGTAATGTCAAACTGCGGCAAATCCTTTAACAACTTACTCTTTGCCTCTACACCGCATCCGATACTCTGCACGAGCGCAAGCACTACATCCGACTTTAATATCTCCGCTAAACTAGCCGTAATGCAGTTAATTATCTTTCCTCTTACGGGCAACACCGCTTGCGTCTTGGAATCACGCGCTAAGACTATCGGTCCTTTGGCAGAATCTCCCTCTACGATGTAAATTTCGCACTCACTGGCTTTCCTGCTAGTGCATCTTGTTAGCTTCTCTGGCGCACTCCTAAAGCTGTCTACTCCCTTTGACAACTGCTTTAAGTCCGCTTGACGCACAGCATCAGCTTTCTCACGCGCGGACTTTGCAGTAATCGCCGCTTGCACTACCTCATCTAACTCTGCCTTATGCGAAAGCACCCAGTTCTCAAAATACTTCTTCGTCTGCTCACTTACAAGCTTACGGATAAACCTGTTTGTAATAGCAACCTTCGTCTGGTTCATGTAGTTTGTAAGATAACCTGGGCATTCTGTAGAAACTACCGCGAATAAAACACCGCTTAAATCCTCGCGCTTAAACCTATCTTTGCGGGACAACACCCCTACAGACCTCGCATATCCGTTTAACACATTTATCACTGCGTCATAAAAGCCCTCTGACGGCGCACCGCCCTCCGACAAAAGACCGCCGTTATGATAAACCTCATAAACAGAACTCTGCTCGCTCTCGTCATCCACCTCTACCTTCGCAGAGTACTTCTTAAACCCGAAATTTATATCGTAATTCGCTGTATACTCCTCTGCCGAGGCTGTCTCACTGTCTTTACCTGTCCCAGAACCGCTAAACGACAGCAAATCCTTTGTATATCGGCTTTCCACTGGAACAGTCTCGTCAAGCCAGCTCTTCACCCCGTCTGGATAATACACCTCTATCGGCTTCATATCCTCGTAGTGAAGCTCCATGAGCGCACCACTTAGCATAGAATCCCGTCTAAGCCTTGTAAGATATGTGCTGATGTCAAAGTGAATCGTCTGCGCGTCCTTAAAAACCTCTTCCAAGTCGGGCTTAAACTTAATCTTAGTCCCTGTATGCTGTTCTACACCCTCTTCTACCTGTAGCTCCCCGACTGGATAGCCTTTCTCAAAGCGCATCGTATAGCGTGTCCGAACCGTATCAAACGACTTTACGCTACCGTCACCGTTAAACACGACATTCTTATGCTCATCACGCACCGACTCCACATCCATATACTCCGAAGTGAACTGCGCCGCTGTGTCTCCGATACCGTTTAAGCCCGCCGAACGACTATAGTTTGAAGCGTCATACTTTCCCGAAGCATACATCGTACAGAAGATTAACTCATACGCATACTTACCCTCTGCCTCGTTCCACCCCATAGGCACACCACGACCGAAATCCTGTATCTCAATCGCTCCGTCCTTAAAAGTCCGAACGATGACCTTATCCGAATGCCCCTCTCGCACCTCATCGGTCGCGTTTGAAAGCACCTCAAACTCCGCATGAAGCACACCGTTCTCATCCTTCGTCCCAAGCACTGTCTCTGGACGCAAACGATACGGCTCTGCACCCTTTAGCGACTTAATTGAGTCCGAAGTGTAAAAATTTTGATTGACCTCTGCCATCTCTGTCCTCCCGTATAAACCATAATGCCTCTGTGACTCACCACGCGCCCCGTAGAGACACGATAGGGCTTCCCGTGATACTTTTACCGTCTAAATGCCAAAAGCCCCTAGAAGGGCTTCTGGACGCTCATTTGCGGTCATAGCGTATTATGACCCCATCTCGTACCGAGTTATCAACCGCGCTGTAGCCAACCAAACAAGTAAAGTAGAGTGAGTCATGGGCGCTACTCCTAGCGGGGTCAACATACTTCGGAAGCGAAACCTCCACGCTTCCATCCTCTGACGGCATAACACGCTTTCCGTCCACATACCACACTAACGCTGTGTCTAAACCATAGACTCGAAACTGCACAGAATGAACAGTGTCATCCTTCGTTTCCTTCATGAGCGTATATGTAGCACCGACACGCGCACCAGATAAACGAACCTCTAACGACTTCTGCTCACTTCCATTCGGATAACTCACATGAAAACTTAAATCGTGACTTCCCTCATTAAATGACATGAGAGAATCCCCGACTACCCCCCCACCTTGCGCGTCATAAACAAACGAGTCTGTTGGTAAGCTTAAAGAAATAGTTGTAGGTTGCACATTGATGCGGGACTGAATTGAAGATAGCGACTTAGCTATCTTCTTTGCTTGGCTACCAGCTACCATGTCTGGGTATGACACCATGAGGTAGCTTAATATGAAAATTATAAGAAATAAGCCAATGCCAAAAATGAATCCACTACATCTGACTTCCTTGTTTTCAGAATCCACCACAAACCCCCTTATGCAACTCTTACTATAATTCCGTCACAGAGCCTATTCTCACTGTCATAGCCAAATAACCTAATCATTTCTCCCACTGGCGCGGTGACTAGCGAAACATTCCCGCCTTTCGGAAACTCAATCTCTGTGCCGTCCAGATACCACCGCAAGTTACTGTCTAACGAGTAAACGACAAAGCTAAACATACTACTGCACTTATATCCGCTACGCTTTATTGTATAAACTGCTCCACGCCTCTTAGTTGAAATACGCCCGCTCTTTGTCCTGCGTACAGAAGCACCGTTCGGCATACTGACTTTATAACTAACCTCTGTAGCCCCGTCATTAAACTGTAAGCGATTCTCCGCTGTCACCTCTGCCCCGACTATATCAAAGAGTTCATCCCCACGATACAAGTCAAGTACGCCTGTAATAGCCCCTACCTCTAAGCAAGACTTATAACCAGAACGGGGCAACAGGCGATTCACCTTTAGCGACTCGGCTATAAAAGCCAAACTCCTCTTGCACGGAATAACCTTCTCCCGACAGCACTCTAACGCTTCCTCTAGCCAGTCGAAATAGCTCGCACCAAATATAAGCAGTGCCACATATGAAACACCTATAAAGGCGATAAAGAACCATAAAAGCACAGCCACAACTAAATACATCACTACTCCCCCGTTACTGCCGAATCAAGAAATTCGGCTTAACTCAAGAATCCCCCAGAACATAAGCCCTACACATACAAAAGCAAGCGCCCAAAAGAAAAAAACCAATGTATTAGTCAACTTATTCATGCATATTGCCTTTCCCGTTACTGCCGAATCAAGTAGCAGTCCTTAATGTTCCAGTCGCTATCATACCCGATAATACTATGCTCCTTCGCAACTCTATACGGGGGAAGGCTTGTCTCCTCTTCGTCATCCTTCTCCTTACGGGAAAAAGTTGTGAAAAGCGTAATCATCGTTTCTCCACGCTCTACATCTGGCTCTGGAATCCGCGTCACTCCGTCTAGGTAATACTTGTAGCCCTTGTTAAACCCTGTAACTTTATATCTTACGCTCCGAAGATTCTGCTCACTGTCGGGGTAAATACTTAAACTTCCCTTAGAAAGCTCTTCATAGTTAATCTGATACTTCTCATTCGTCCGAATCTTTAACTTATCTGCACGATTTACCATGAAACTCGTAGCGCTTCCTTTAGTTACCTCGCCGTCACCGAATGTTACCGTAGCGATAGACTTCTTCTCATCCAGCGGCGTAAACTCTGATACCTTATCTCCGTTCTGCTCGTCCCTCGAATAAACTACTGCATCAAGCGGCGCAGTAAACTCGGCTTCAAGTGGCTTAACAGCTAAATTAGACGATGCCAGCACCGCTTTCTCTGCCTTATATACATGATACTTGTTTGCATTTCCCGTATACTCTGTGAAAAAGAAGCAGAATAGATACACCCCCGCTAAAATTAGAAAAATTACGGAAACCGAAAGCCCCTCAAAGTTTCTCGCAAAATACTTTTCCTTTACCACGGCAACCCGCTCCGCAAAGCTACCCTTTGCCCGAATAAACCAGTAAAGCGCCATTCCAAATGCCAGAAACAGCATAAACCAGAACCACGCAAGCAAACTCGAATGCTCAAGCATGTAAATAAACATATTACCTATCCTCCTTATCCATCTGCCGCTTAATAACCACAACACTTTCCTTTTCAAGACCATGCTTAATCGCATAATGCGTGAAAGCGTTTATGTCTCTCCCGTACCAGAGCGCCTTCCTACTCGCCTTAAGGTCACGATACCAGTTTGTCTTTACCTTTACCATGTAACCACGCTTATCTACCGACACAGCGCCCTCTATGTCCTTTCTAAGCGAAAGCTCCGTCACAGCCCTACGCCACTCGTCCCTACCATGTGCAATCCCAAGCACTCTAGGCAAACAAATCCCGCTATCACTTAAAATAACAGCTAATCCTTCCTCTCCAAGCAGTTCCTCTGGCGTATAAACCTTCGTACTTAAGGCGTTCTCGACAAAGTTTAAGAGATATAGCTTAATCTCGTCCTTGTAATCTACGATATGACTGTCATTCGGGTGAATTACCTCAAATACCGCCGAAACATGACGCTCTACCATGATTCTCTTTAAGAGATACCTTGTCTCTGGCTTTAATCTATCCCACGCCTCACGGAGCATATCGACAAACTTTCCCTTGTCCATAGACTTGGAAAACAGCCGTAACTCTCTCTTCTCTTCCCCAGTCTTACAATACATAGAGGCAAGCCCCAAAAATCCGTTTGCCTTCTCTCGGAATACCACTGGAAACCGAAGCTTCTCCGCAATCCCTTTTTCGCTATCCAGCTCACCGACATTAAAAAACTTGTCGTAACTCCGCGCAACGACCTTTCCCGTTTCCTTCTCGATAAACAAGCCTCGCGCCTTTACCGTATACTCGTTCCAATACCTGTTATAAAACACAGTCGGAGAAAAATTTACGCTGTAATAGTCGCCTAAATCCTTAACTCTGATTCCTACCTTCTGTAAAAGCGCGTTTACACGAGCATCCTCTACTGTTACGCCTGTTGCCTTTTCTCCTACCCCTGCAAACTTGTTACTCACCTTGCAGATAGACGGCATAAGCCTGTTCGGATTGATTACCGCATACTTTAAGTTTCCACCAAACTCTACGCTATCCTCAAGGCTATAGCTAAAGATAGTTGAAGGCGTATTCAAGTGACCGTGAATCTGGATAAACCCTAAATACTCTCCGCCATCCGCTATCAATCCGCGCTTAACTGCGTTTGTCGTATAAATCGTGTCAATCTCTTCCGCTCCATCCTCTAAACCGCCCGTAAGCTGTCTCGTGCTGATTAACTTTGCACGCTCTGGAATAAACGGGACTCCCGAATGACACACAAAATACTTTTGCCCGAATACCTTAAAGGCATAATAGTCTCTAAGCCTATCGTAAAAGGCGCGAATCCGAGACTCCGAAATCCCTGCTTCCTTAAACGCCTTATAAGTCTCCCTTGCCTGTCTCGGAATCGAATCAAACTCTCCAAGAAGATAATCCCGCATATGATGCTCATGGTTCCCAAGAAGCATCACGACATTCTCTTTTCTCGACAGCTCCTCTACAAGATTAAAGGTCTCTACGGGCGAATCCCCTCTGTCAAAGTAGTCTCCAACAAACACATAGAGAAATCTATCGTCAAACTGCTTAATCACCTTTCTAAGCGGATAAACACTGCTATGAATGTCTCCGATTACGACTACTCCACGATACTTGCCCTTTAACTCGTCTACACGAAGCGTGAGAAAGTCAGCAAAATCCTCTCTCTTAATCTCTGGCAAAAGCAATTCATCTTCCCACCGACTCGCCATCCTATCAATCACTGCATCGGGAACTCGCTTATACTCCTCTCGAACCCTGTTTCTCCGCTTGCTCTCCTCTACCGAGATATTCAAGTTTACTGTGCTTACATGATAGTTATACTTCTCGGCTAACGCTAACACCTGTTTTACGCTCTTCCTATTTACATGATAAGCGTCTACAACAGTAAACTCGCCTAACCCCATACGAGCTGCTAAAACAGACATAAACTGCTTATAAACCAGCGTATTCGTCACCTGTGAAATCGTATAGCCGCCGTCCCTTGTCAGCTCTACACTGTTTACCTTAATCCGAAAATCATCAAGGCTTAAGGTATATGCCCCCAAACCGTACTCCTCTACGAAGCTTGACTTTCCGCTCGCAGGCAACCCGCGAAGCAAAACTAACTCTCTCATCCTCTGTCTCCTTACAGACCGACACACTAACTGTCACTAGTTATTATACACTTAGGATTTCTCACTGTCAAGGAAAACAAAAGGGCAGGAGGAATTTCCCCCTGCCCCGTAAAAATTTTACTCCCTGTACGAACCGACAAGAAGCTTTCTCGCCATATCTACGGGAACAATCAAGAACGCAAGCAACAGCGCCATGCCAAAGTGCTTTAAGTCAAGCGGCACTGTGCTAAACACATGACCGCCAAACTCGATAATCACCGACTGCACCACCGCAATCGAAGTCATAACATAGATAAACTTCTTATTCTGCCCGATATGCTCAAGCACATTAAAGCCATGACTTCTCGTATTCAGCGAGTTAAATATTACCGCGTAGATAAAGAAAGTGAACATAAAAGTTAGCACCTCTTCACTTCCGCTTAAATCAAGTATATTCTGCACCCCGCCGAGATTTGCTAAAATACCCGCAGATACTACCGCGATAAATGCTCCAGATACCCCGATAGCCGACTTCATGTAGTTCGTTAGGATATGCTCCTTCCGCCCTATCGGCTGTCTCTTCATATACCTCGCAAGGGTCGGCTCTTCTCCGAACGCAAGCGCCGCAAGCGTGTCCATGATTAAGTTAATCCACAAAATCTGGATAATCGTGAACGGCTCTTTGTAACCAATCAGCGGCGCAATCAGCGACAACGCTATCGTAGTTACATTTACCGTGAGCTGGAACACGATAAACTTCTTAACGCTCTCCGTCATCGTTCTGCCGTAAAGCACTGCTTTCTCGATAGAAGTCAACGAGTTATTCAGAATCACAATGTCCGAACTCTCCTGCGCCGCCTGTGTGCCATCTCCCATCGAAAAACCGACATCCGAAGTCTTTAAGGACGGCGCATCGTTTACACCGTCTCCCGTCATGCCTGTTACCGCGCCCATCTCCTGCGCCAGATTCACAAGGCGCTTCTTATCCATCGGCAAAGCCCTAGATACTACCTTTAACCTCGGAAGTACCGCCTTTACCTCGTCATCCGTTAAACCGACAAGCTCATCATGCGTAAGCACGACATCCGACTCCGAAGCGTAAATTCCCGCCTCTTTCGCAATCGCTACAGCCGTCTCTTTTCTGTCGCCTGTTACCATCACAACCGACACGCCCGCGCCGTTTAGAGTCTCGACCGTCTGCTTAATGCCCTTACGGACATTATCTCTAATACAGACCGCTCCGATAAGCGTCTTTACGCCCTTATCCTCTTTCACGACTGCCAGTAAACGCATCGAACGGTTTGCCTGCTCAACAGAAGCCTTCGTAAAGCTCTCTTCAACCGTTCTCGTAAACTCCGCTACCTCTCCGTCCTCGGTCATATACTTCGTTACGCCCTTTAAGATAATCTCTGGCGCACCCTTTATATAAGTCTCGCCCGAATCCAGCGTAATCGAAGCAAACTTCGTGGCAGAAGTGAACGCCTCTTTAGAAACAATGCTCTCCTTGCTCTCTGGCACTAAGCCATAGCTAAACAGGAAGTTTAAGAGCGCTCTGTCGGTCGTGTTTGAGTCAATCGCAACCCCGTTTGAAATCGAAGAGTCGTTATTTAATCCAAGACCCGCCTTTAACTCGCTCTTTAGGCTGTCTGGCGCACTCTTAAACGACTTCCCCACCGTGTCGCCTGTCGTATAAACAAAGCCGTCTCCCAGTAGCACATCTACTACCTTTAAGATACCCTCTGTAATCGTACCCGTCTTATCGGAAAACAGCATATCTATGTAGCCAGCTGTCTCAATGCTATCTGGCTTTCTTACCAAAATGTTCTCTGACAAGAGCCGTCTGCTGTTCATACTGGCAACCATCGCGAGCATCATCGGCAGACCCTCTGGTACTGCCATGATAATGATAGTCACCGCGTACATGATAAGCTGAATCGCAAAGAAGATGATGTTGTCGGGCTTCTGAATCGTCCGAACCAGTCCCGACACAAGCACCACATTGATTACAAGATAACCAACCGCGCCAGCAGAACCCATAACACCTATCTGACCCGCAAGCTTCGTTAGCTTCTCCTTTGACGGCGACTCCTTTGCATCCTCCTGTATCGCCACATTGATAGAACCAAGCATCGTCTTATCTCCTATCGCTGTGACTTCCATCACTGCCTCGCCCTCTGTTACATACGAACCGCGAAGCAGAATAAACGGATTAAAAGTGTCATCCCCAGTAGGACGCGGATTCTCGCCTAACTCAATCTTCTTAGCGTCCTCTGACTCTCCGTTTAATGACGCTTGATTTACCTTTAGGCTTCCAGACAAAATAATACCGTCTGCGGGAATCTGGTCTCCTGCACGAAGCTGTACAATATCTCCTAGCACAATATCATCTATGCTGATTTCCTGTAAACTACCGTCTCGGTAAACTTTCGTAACTATCTTTGACGCTTGCTCCTGCAAGACATTAAACTCTTGTCCGTTCTTCCACTCCGAAAATGCCGCAACGCCCGTAGAAAGTCCAATCGCCAATACAAGCGACACAACCTCAATCCAGTCCGCTTCTCCAAGAGACGGATTTACCATACATGCTACATTTATTGCGACCTTCAGCAAAAGACCCGCAAGCAAGACCTTAATCCAAGGGTCGTCAAACGCCCCGACTAAAATCTCAAGAAAAGTCTCTGTCTTTTTAGACGAAAGCGCGTTATTTCCATGCGCCTCGTAAGACTTACGCACCTCTTCTTTACTTAATCCCGTATACTTCAAAAGATACCTCCCGATAAACGCGGGGAGACTTTTCTGCCTCCCCGCTACCTACATGTGACTACCTAAACGCGACAACAGTCGCTAATTACTTATATCTCTCCCAGAAGGTTAAGAGATTATCATTACTGCCCTGTCCTATCGTGTGGAACGCCCAGCTATCGCCGTTCCGCACAAGCTCTCCGACAAACAGGAAAGTATCTGTCGAATAATCACCCGTCAAGTTGTAACGGACAATCTCTCTGCCAGTATCAATGTCTACAAGGCGCGTAAACGCATTACTCACCCGACCGAAAGTCTGCTTAAACTTCTCTGCATCGTAAATCGAAATCGTAAACAGCAACTTCTGATAGTCGCGCGACACATCGTCTAAGTTGATGCACACAGACTCGTCATCGCCCTCGCCCTCACCTGTTCTGTTATCTGCACTGTGGATAATACCGCGCTTCTCAAGATTCTGATACCAGACCGCCTCTGTTCGCAGGTCTCCGACCTTACCCGCATAGTCTACGCAGAAAACCGAAATATCTAGGTCAAACTGCTCACCTGCCTGCTTCGCAATGTCCCAACCGCCTGTAAACTTGACTCTCTTAAGGCTCGGTGCCGCCTTACTTAAGTCAATAATACTGTTCTTTGCAAGACTAATCGGTGAACTACCGCCGTTTCCCGCTACCTCACTCGGCATCGGCGCACTCTTATCCAGAATCGAAAAATCAATCGCCATCTCTATATCCTCCTTTACTTTACTTAAGCGCCTCGGCTAACTTATCACCGAGATTACGAATCTTATGATTATTAAAGCTATATTCCCCAATTGCAAGGAACTTCCACTCGTTACCCTCTCTGATAAACGCACCCGCCGTCACAGAGTCGTTATTACCTCCGTCTGCCGAAAGATTATAACGCGCAAGCTCTCTTTCCCTTCCGCTCTCGTCAATCAGACGAATATAGGCGTTACGAACCTCATTGAAGGTATTATTCGTATACGAAACTACCGACAGATAAACCCTGTCTACATCCTTCGCAAGACCGTTCAGATTCACATAAATGTTCTCATCATCGCCGTCTCCCTCGCCTGTAAGATTATCGTGGTCGAGATTAACGCCATCTGACTTCTTGTGAGCGAAATAAACTGTATCTACCAGTCTATCCCCCGCAAACAAGTGTGCGCAAAGGTCGAGGTCAATATGGTCTGCCCTCTTTGTCTCTGCTTCGTCCCATCCTGCCGCCGCATGAATCTTACTAAGCGGCACATTCGCCTTTGAAAGATTCAAAAGGTCGCCCTTCTCAAGACTAATCACGGACGGCTTATCGAGGCTGATTAAAACCTCTCGTGTTGCCGCGCCCCGAATCTTATCTCTAGCCGTGTCACTAAAGCCGTTAGAACGCGCCTCGTCACTCTTCTTCTCTTCCTCTTCTCCGTTACCAAATAATCTACCGAAAATCGACATGCCCTTATCCTCCTTATGCTCCGTACTTTGTCACAATGTCTAAAAGCGTACCCATAGAACCGTTTCCAATCGCATGGAATACCCAGCCGTTACCGTCACGCTCCAGCGTGCAAAACTCGACCACAGTATCTGTCGAGTAATCACCCGTTAAACTGTATCTCGCAATCTCTTTATTCGTGTCGCGGTCGATTAAACGCACATATGCGTTCTTTGCCGCTCCGAAAGTCTGCTTCGGTCTACCGTCCTCATACTGATTATAGACGCTTACCACATACAAAATTCCCGCCACCTTTGCGGGTACTTCGTCAAGATTCGTATAAACTTCCTCGTTGTCATTCTTTCCTACCGAAATCTTTCCGAATCTGTCATCGCCCGCCGACCATGTTCCCTGCACCATGTAGCACTTTGTCGGCAAAACGCCTTTCTCTGCGTTACCGTCCCCGCTGTTATTCGGATTGCCGTAATAGCAAAAACGCTCGTTCACATTCGCCTTCGTGATTCTCTCATTCGGGACGATATAAAGCGCCGACAAATCCAAATCCACAGGCGAAGCCCCATCCTGTGCCGCATCCCAGCTTAAACCTACCGTGCAGTGCCGTAAGCTCGGTGCATCCTTTTCAAGACGCAGGATGCTATCCTTCTCAAGCACCAGAACCGAACTCGAATCTACATTGCCCACTTTCGCAAGCGATTTCTTGTCATACTGTGTGAAATCCAACATATTAGCCTACTCCTCCTTAAATAAATTTATTCACTATACTCTGCGTGTACCGAATGTTTATAACAGGTATTCTCCGTTGCCGATTTACTTACCGTACTGCTTCGTAACAGACAGAGAACCCTGCCTAGTCTCAAGCTTCATGCGCTCAATCTCTTTCGCATTCTCCGCATTCGACAACATCTGCGTCTCCATCGCTCTCTGCACATTCGCTGTGCCTTCTTTAACCGTCTGATAAACCCGTCTAAGCGTATCCATGTCAAACAGTCCGTCCATAGAACGCATTGCTACCTCTGCACCTGTCTTTGCACTGTAATTTGCATTCTGCTCAAGCTGTGTGTTAAGTGCTTCCCTAAACTGCCCGACAGAGTTCGCTACAATCGCCTGTCTCTTAAGCAAAATCGCCTGTGCCAAGTTCTGCTTGAAAATCGGCAGACCCACTACAAACGCCGCGTTAATCTCTCGCACCAGATTCATGTTCGTAACTTGCATGTTCTGGAGCATCGGCACGGTCATTCGCGCCACCATCTCCGCTTGCAATAAATCATACTGACGCTTCTTAATCTCATTTACCGCCATATCAATTTGACCTAAACGGATACTCTTCATGTCGGGAGACATCGACTCGTTATCTGCCTCCACCCGAGAGCGATAGAGCGTAAGCTCATCTACCGCCAAATCACAAGCTACGACATACTTCTCCAGCTCACAAAAGTAGTTCTGATTCGCTTTCCACATCTTCGTGAGCGTCACATTACTATCAATCGTCTGCTGTTCAAAACCTCGAAGCAACTGACCGATACGGTCTACCTCTTTCCCCATATTGTCATACTTCTGAATTACTGCGTCAAGATTCTCCATCATGCGCTTCCGAATCTTGTCGAAGAAACTCTCCTTCTTCGGAACATCGTTAATCTTCTCGATTTCCTTAATATCAAACCGATTCATAACCTTTGCAAGCTGTTTCATCATTTCAGCCGCCTCTGTGTCAGTCGGTACCTTCACATAGTTAAGAATCTCATTCGACATCTTCTCGATTTCCTCTGCGGGCTTCTTTCCGAACTGGAGAATCGACATTCCTGTGCCGTTCGCATTGTTAAAATCAATCTTAATCTCGTTCGTTAAGTTCTGCACCTCTGGCAGATTTCTTAACTTCTCCTTATACGCCTCGGGAGCATCCAACATCTCCTTGCTCTCTGCAACTTCCTGCTTCGTAAGCTCTACGGGAACTAACTCGTTATACTGCATACTCTTCTCCTTCTCTTAAATGCTAAATAAACTTGCAAGCACACCTTTCTTTGCCGACTTCTTCCTGCCCTCTGGACTGGAAACCTTATCAAAGGTCACATCATACTTCATCTCCGCTAATCTTGTGCAGTTATACCGCCCCCTATCTACATATGTTGAAAGATTTGAAAGCCCCGCAGGGGCTAAAACCAGTATGTCAAAGCCTATCTTGTGCAGAAACCCTAGAATATAAGGGGTCTGCTGACTAAGCGAACTGTCGTTATCTAAGAACGCTACTATCTTCGGAATCCCAAACGGAAAGTCAAATGTGTCTATCATATACATTAACTTCTTGTTTAACTGTAAACACATCGCAACAAACTCTACCTTATCTCGCTTCTCTACGATGGGACGCGAAAACAGCGTGCTATCTGCAAGCGTCTCGTTTATCTTGTCTAAGATAAAGTCCTCTGTGTCATCGTTATACGGGGCATACCGATAAAACGGCAACGCCTTTAGCATATCCCTGTCAAAGCTCCCGTCCCCCTTCTGGCAAAACGAAATCTTTAGAACATCATCCTCCGAAATCGTTATATCCAAAAGCTCCTCGGGCTTACCAGAAATTAAAAGCGTGTCTTTCCCGCCGACAAACTTCCCGACAAATGCGCAATAATCATTACTGTCGCTATGAACTCCGTCTACCTCGTAGAAAAGTGTAGGTATCTTTACTTTCTTCCCGACTACCCCAAAACCCTGCCGAACTCTAGCCTCTGCGTCCCAGTTGTTCTCTAAATCCTCGACTGTAGCGTTCAGAAACATACTCTCTGTCGTCCCGCCGTGCTTAAACTGCCACTGACGAAATAAACCAGAATCCGTAAAGACTGTTTTCTCTACTTCCTGCCTAAATCCAAGCGTCACGGAGTCTATCTGATGAATCGCCTGCCCCTTTGAAGCCCTATCGTTAAAAGAGCCTATCTGATACCGTGCGTTACCTACCGAAAGCTCTGCCTCCAACAAATCTAAGCAATCTGGCTTCTCAAACGGATTGATATACACGATGTCAAACCCCATACCCGCCAGTAGCATTAGGAAATATACCGCATACCGCTCTATACTTCCGTAGTAGATGCACTTATTCGGCGTGCTATACTCGTCTACCCGCTCAAGCGGCACGACAAGCGTATAAACCTCTAAAAGAAGCCTCGTTATGAAGTTTGCCTTTACAGACTCGTTCGGAAATGTCTCGTTCGACAGAATCTTATTGACTACCCCCTGCAACCTCTGAACAAACCTGTGATTATAGTCTGCATCCGCAAACATTACCACATCGCTGTCCTTAATCGCTGTCAAATCTACCGTAGCCAAGCCCTGCTTTACCGTCCCGATAAAGTCTAAATCCACATTAAACGGAATCTCGTTATCAAACAACAGCGTATGTCGGCTATCTTCTCCTGCCTTCTCCTTAAAAGTCGCTAAAACATCGTTATACTCACGCTCACTCCCACAGTCTGAACCGATATAGCAAATCTTATACGGCTCTGTCTGGCGCAGTAGCCCTAAACGCTCGGACGGCGTTTTCCAGAGCTGTTGCAATAACCCCTTCAAACTCGGATTACTGATTGCCACTTCTCCCCTCTCCTCTCTTCCAGATTTTCCAGAACTAAAACTGACGGATTACTCGGCGTGTACTAGGGTAATAGCTAACTCGTGCTTGCCGCTCGCCGCCCCCTTAAACGACCCAACCCCCAAAAACACCTTCTCCCAAACCCCCTCTTTTTAAGAGGCTAAAAATTGGCGTCTGGTATGCCGATTTTACCTACAGGTCTACCCCGAAAATCCGTGCTGGTATATCGTTTGTTTTAACGAGTTTCTAAAATTAGACCTCGCCTCGGCTAACTCTAGGCTTGAAAATTTATTTTAATTACAGTTTATAAAAGCCCTTGTGTACACCAAATTTCTTTGCAGGTCTAGCTTACTGGTATTGGCTTAAAATTTAGGCGCGTACTCACGATTTTTCTTCACTACCGCTATGCTCTACATAAACTACCACTGCCTTTTCACGCCTTCCCTCTGCGCTTTTTGCGACTTCCGACTAGTGCCTTTAAGTAATCCCGCGTCTTGTAGCAGTTTACATATATCATCCGCTTATAATCCGATTCCCCTGCCATATCTTCCGCTACCTTCTTCGCATTCAAGTTCTCCATAAAGAAAGTGCTGTTCTCACTTAGCATACTTCCCCAGTGGTCTGACAAGGCTCTAATCGCATCTACCTCTATGTCTCCGTCTACCCCGTTGCTATACCCTACGATATTTCCAAACTTCCGCACACTGTCCTCCATCATTACGATAGTAGGCAAGCACTTGTTTCCTCTTACCGTCAATAGTGTGTGCAAAACCTCTACCTCGTACTGAATGTTCGTATACTCTGCGAAATATGTAAACAATATCGGAGCATTCAATATATCCTCGTAAGTATCTAACTGCTTCGCTAAAACCTCGTTTACCTTCGCCGCTATCCCCTCGGTGTCGTTCCTATCATACCCCTTTATCGCCTCGTTATATAGCCCCGTCACCTCTTCCAGCACTGCATAATCTACCTCGTGCTTTAAGTCACTGAACTCTTGCTCCGATAAACTGATTCCGACACCCGCAGAACGCTCCGCTAATATCTCTAACAGCCGCTTCTCCGCTTTCTTACTGACCTCTGCCCAGATAAACCGAAACTTGTCGCTCTCGTTATACCGAAAATAGTAGGTCGGCACATTTAACGCTTTCGCTTGCTTTACCCGCTTCTCCGAAAGAAAACCTATCTCTGACAGCGACAAATACTTTGGAACTCTCACATCCCTACCCAAGAGATACTTTAGGCAAGTATACACGAAACTCTTTTTACCAAACCCCGTGTCTGCCGCCAGTAAGTAGCTATGGCGCACTTTCGTCCCTGTCCTGCAAGCGTTTATTATCGAACACACCGCTTTATCGTAGTTCTCAAACCCTACTACCCTGTCTCCACCGATAGAACCAGTGATACGCCGATAAACATACTCTGAATCATACACAATGTCTTGATGCTCGCTCGGCACAAGACCTTTTAATACCGCTATCTCGCTTACCGACTTAGGAATACTGAATACTGGCTTCTTATCTTGTAACTCCTTAAGCCGCTCCCTCTCCTCAAAGAGCGCTCTACCACAGCTACACTCTACTACATATCCTAACTTGTTTATTACCTTCCCTGTCCCGTGACACAGCTTGCAATCACTCTTGTACTCACTATACTTTCTGGGAATATCTACCAGTGCGTCACTTTCTTCCGTTTCGTCATCGAACAGGCTCACTCTGCTACCTGTCTCCTTAACCTCTTCACTCTCGACCGCTATCTTGTATACCCCGACCTTATAAACGATTTCCCCGTCTTTATAGTCGCTTGTCTTAACATCAAGCGGCTTAAACTTATACCGAAACGGAGACTCTACTTCCTCGCGCTCAACATGCTTAAACTTACTCCCGTCATAAGCGTATACTTCCTTTACACGAGAGTCGTTAATATACCGAGCGTCCGATAAGTACACCCGTGCTTCATTTCCCATTACGGCTACGATATAGAACTTCTCATCTACTGAAAATACAACCCGCATACCATCCGCTACCGTAACAGGCGCATTACCCGACTCACCCAGCTCGTCATCGGAAATAAACTCTATATCCCCATCATTAAGCACTACATTTAAGCTACTAGCGCCGACACGACAAAGAACAACCATTTTCCAGACCTCCATACCGCTAACCCCGCAATTCTTTCCAACTCCTCATGCGATTCTAAATAAAAAAGAAGGGGTTACCCTTCTCTTTTATCACATTTCAGAAAGTTTGTAAAGTCTTTACTGCTCGCATTCCAAATTTTATCCAGCTCAAAATCCTTGGGAGGCTTTAAGGGAATCACCCTCCGAGACGCGCCTTGCGCCCTACAGAGCGTTTCCGTGCCGTCTCGCTTCTTTCGCAACAGGAGATTCGGCGTAAGCATACAGCCCGCGTCCCGATAGACTTTCTCTATCTCTGTTACCTCTTCCCGCCTCACATAAACGATTTCTCCGCTCTTCACCACATACAAAGCCACGCCCGCCCAGTCTCTACTACTTCCCGTTAAAGGCAGGATTAGGTTTACCGCGATGCCTACCCCTGTAAACCCTCTCCCGACAGGCGTAACTTCTATTTCTCGATACTGCTCACGAACCCTAAAGTTCACACAAACCACCTTCGCTCCCGTAGCGTGTAAACCCTCTATCTGCTCCTTTAGGACGCTCCCAGTACAACTAAACTCATCCGCTAACCGATACCCGCCCGTAAAAGGACTCCCTGTAAACCCTTTTACTCTAAACCGCTTTCTCGAAGAATCCTTGCAGTCCGTAATGATTAGTCTTATCTCCTCCGAAGAAGCTCGCATCCTACCCCTTGCCCCCTTTCTTTTATCTAAGCGCTTTTGCATCTTAAGCTTCTGCTCTTCTAACTTACTTAATTATACAAAGTATATAATCATGAATCCTACGGTCTAACAACAATAAGTTTTCTGGTTGTTGTATTATAAAATATCAGCAGAATATTTACCATTAATTAATGAAAACTCTACATCAGATGGAAAAGCAGTCATTCCTTGCATTGACATAGCAACACAAGTTGCACACCAACTCTCATACTCATTTGGAAGAACATAACAAATCACGCCAGCATTGTCTTGTATAGTAGCTAAAGGATGCTTATTCTTGCTAAAACCAACCGATAACACATGTTTTATCAGAGAACCATCAGGTATTTCTAAAACAGGCTGTTTTGATTCGTCCATGAAAACTACGGCTCCTCTTGAATTTACAATAAAATCAGCATTTTTATCAGTTTTGTATGCAGGTAAACATCCTATCATGCCTGCTTGACCCAATGATTTATTCATACAGCACTTCTTATACTTCATACCACTTCCACACGGGCATAAATCATTTGGATATATTTTCATATTATTCATCCTTTCAAATTATATTAACTTGCATTCTGTAATAATGAGCCGTAACTCCTCCGAAAAAGCTCGCATCCTCCCTACCTTACCTCTCTACCTTAAGTTCTGCCCCACGCTTATAGTCTGTCTCTGGAAGCACCTCTAATACAGCCTCTATCTCCCCCGTAAACTCTGCAAACATCTCGCTATACACGGGCTTATCTGCTAATTTAACCTTGTCTAAATAGTAAAACGCCTTGCTCTCTATCCCTATCCCCATGCCGCCTATCGTATACTCTACACTCGACTCTAAATACGGGATTTCTCCGTCCATGTACCTACCGTTACAGCAAAACTCCCAGTGACGATACCGAGTCGTTATGTCCTTTATCGGATAAACCCCGACACACGGCAAGTTAAAGACCTTCCCCGTTACCGTAGATAGCGCAGTATAGCCCAAGAGATACCCGTCCGATGACTCTATCTTCCCCATCAACACGATGTACGCCCCGAGATGGCATAGCCCCGCAAAGTCCCGCACATTACAGTATATCCCGTTGCCAAACCCATACGGCGCTTTCCCCTCATGCGGCAAGTAGCTATCACTAAAGTTTACCCAAACCACTTCATGCGTCTGCTTAAACTCATTTGTCGCTGACGCGAGTCGATAAACTCCCGCTTCGTCCTTTATCTCGAAATACTCCCGATTATCACTGGACGCTATACGAGTCTCAAACTCCCGTATGAGCTTCCTCTCTATCTCCCCTGCCTCATGCTCAAATACCCCTACAGTCGCCGCGTAGTAATACTCTCTATCCAGTGCCTTAAGCCCTGTTATCACGAATTCTGCCTGTCTCATAATAAACTCCTCCGCTTACATCTCTAACCTATGTAGTAGTCCCTCTGCTATCATGCGGGAGCTTCGCTCAAAACCAAGCACCCCATGCGCCTTCCTCGGTATAACCGCTACTCCGTAATGCTCCCTACTGTGCCAAAAGCACGCTAACTTCTTTATCTCGCCCTCTTTTGACTTATGAAACCGCAAATTCTGCACGAGACACAAACCCCGCGCGTCATACGCTATCGCCGCGTTAAGCAAATCCGATACCCCGATAAACGCTACCGTCCCGCTCTCTAAGTTATACACTGTATACCCTACCTTTGCCCCCTGCTCTGTTACCCGCAAGTCATCCAGTGCTACCAAGACCCCGCCGCTCGCAAACCCGTTACCATAAGGAGCTATCGTCCGCGTCTTTTCGTCTAACTCGAAATTTGCAAAAGTGAACGACTCCTTTGATTTTACGATAGACGCTAGCATATTACTTAGCATCTTGTAACTTTCACCCGTTAAAATCCCGCTGGTTGCTCGCAAGGTCTTGCTGTTTGACATGATTTCGTACTTTAAGTCGTCTATAACGCTAGACTTCCTCACTATCGCAAGCCTATAAACCGTATCTACTCCTGCCGTCCGTATACCCGTGATTAAAAATATATAGCGCATAATACCCTCCCAAAATCCCCTAAAATGAAAGGGGCGGTTTCCCCGCCCCCGCATAAACTCTTACTCTTTGCTTCCACGCTTCTTATGCTTCTTCCCGAAATTAAGCGTCTTTATCAGAACACCCGACTGCTCACTCCCAGAAATAAACTCACTCGCGCCGACCCAAAGGTTTGACTCCAATGCCTCTCTTATATTCGACATCTCCCGAACACTAAGCTTCGGATTCATATACCTGTGATAGTCGATTCCCATAAGGCTTCCGAGACGAATCTGATACATCTGCGCGATGTTATACTCGCTCGCCATCACTCTCTTACCGTTTCTCGTCTCTACAAAGCAACTTAAATCGTCCTTTAACTTAAGCTCTGAATAGTAGAACTCAAGCACCTCTCTACTATACCGAGGGAACGCTAAGTATCTGCTGTCAAGCCTTCCAAGCTTCTCTATCTCGTAAAGCATCTCCATCTGCGCGGGTGACAGCTCTGGCTTTGCAAACTTCTTATAGTTTACGCCCTCGTTATGCGCTTTCCGTAATACCGCCATCTGCTCTGCTGTAAACTTACTTGCCGCACTCTCTTTCTTAGCGTTGTTGTCCAGCTTCTCCTTAGACATCTCCGCTTTCTCTGCGTCTACCTTCGTATTCTGTCCCGTCTTTACAGACCTACTCGGAATACTTCCCTCGATAAACTGCTTTAGATACTCTTTCTTTCCCTCTGTAGCGCCGATATACATTGCGTTGTGAATAAGCTTTAAGCCGCTCTCTTGGTACTTCTTAACCGCTGGCATAAGCCGAGCTAAGTCTACATTTGCTACCTTGCTAGAATCCGTTACATATATCGTATAGCCGAGTAACGCCCCTGTCTCCTCTGACCTAATCTCGTTAAGCAAAACATTCGGCTTCGCTTTCTCCCTCTTAAACACCTCAAAGCTGTATCCGACTGGCAAAACCTTCTTGTCCTTTAACTTGAAGTTTAGGAACTTCACTTGATGCGTGCTTCCGATGCTACGCGCATACTTTACAAGCGGCGTTAAATCACTCTCTTGGCACTCACCCTTCCACAAAGGCTTATAGTCACATCCTACCCCGTCATTCGCAAGCGCCGCAAACGCATAAACCACACCCTGCTCGGTGTCTCGCTTATTGATTACGATAAATACTGCATCCATGTTCTATCCCCCTCCCTTACTTTTTCTGGCTCTTTGCAAGCGTAAGCGCATCCTCTTGCTGACTCATATAGAGCGCAATATCGTCAAACGCTTTCTTAAACTTATCCCGCAATGCCCTGTCATTAAACACGCCTGTCATGTTAGTGTCTACATCGTAGAATATTCCGATAGACGCAGAAACAGTATGCGTTAAGTCTGTTATCGTGACTGCTCGCCACTCGGAAGAAGGCAACTCAACAATAAACTTAATCAGATTCGTTAGATGCCGCTTAACATCGTCACTAAGCTTTATCTTCTCGTCAAACCTGTAACACAGGTTTGCGTCATAAGTCCCCTTTAAGTCGTCTATGATAATCTGATTTACATGCTTCTGTAACAGATAAAACTTTGCGTTATCCAGCCCTGCAAAGTTTACCTCTGCCGTTCCGTTTAACAGAGCCTCCGCAGATACTATCTGCGTATTATATCTATAATACATTGCGAATTCTGGTCCAACTTTCTCTCCCACAGAAGCCTTCGCAAACAGCGATACCGTCATTTCGTCAAGCGGTGCACCGCCGTTACAATCCTCTAAGTGATTCAAAAACTTGCTAAAGTTAGCCCAGTCTCGCTGTGACGCATAAACCTCGACATCCGCACTCGGGTCAAAGGTGTTTAACTTACTCTTATCACTCTCGATAAACGCAAGAATGGTCGTATTTATATTGTGCTGTAACGCCCAAGGCTTCCAGTCGTCAAAATCTGGGTCAAGAAGCATCTTTAAGCCGCATCGCCCGATAAACGGAGACTCGATACCTTGATAATCCGCTCCCGACTCGTCATCGTTACCTATCGCAATACAAACCCAATGCTCTGGAAACTTATAGGACGCGACCTGTCGCCTAGAATCAAGCAACTGCAAAAGTGTCGTTCTCATCTCTGGCTTCGCCGCAGTTATCTCGTCTAACGCCAGTATACCTACCTCTCCGTCTCTCTCCTCGTTCGGCAGTAAGCCGTTTGGCGACCACAGCGTTACCATGCCGCCCTTCTCCTGCTCAATCTCGTGCGGAATACCCAGCACATCCACCAGTGTCATGCTCGCTACTCGGAACTCGCAATACCCGATTCCAAGCTCCTTTGCAAGCGCTGACAGCGTTTCCGTCTTACCTACTCCCGGCTTTCCGAGTGCAAGTATAGGCGTATACAACTTCGCCTCAAGCTGTTTACGCACCATCTCCCTAAACTGTCTTAACTTAACAGTTATCATATTGTAATTTGCCATAGCTTCTCTCCTCTGAATCAGTTCTTATAAACGGCAACCTTGCCAAAATCAATGTGCTTCTTGAAATCTACTAGGTTATCGTCATTTATTACCCAAATGATGTTCTTCTTGCAGTGCAGTCGATTCACCAGATGCATGTCTACCTTCCCGAAATAGCCGTCCGTGAAGATTAGGATTAACTTTGGCTTATCCTTACACTCCTTTGAATTGAAATACTCAAAGATACAGTTTACATCCGTTCCACCCCCGCCTTTCGCCTCGTGCTTATAAAGGCTCGCTATATCCGAAAACTTTCCCGTAGACGCTACCTCGGTGTCCCAATAAACTACCTCTGCGTCAGCTTTATACTTCTTTAATAGCTGTGCTACCTGTCCGAGCGCAATACCTAAATCCTCTTGGCTTATACTCCCAGAAGTGTCGATACATACCTTTAAGCCTTTGATGGTATCTGGGTCTGTATGTCGAGGTCCAGGCAATGTCATTCCTCTACTTAAATATCTTCGCTCTGGAGACGAAAATGTGTCGAAAGTCTGTGACACTTCGATTAGGTATTTTTGCAAATACTTCTTCCAGTGTATGCGTGGCGCAAGCACCTTCTCTATATCACGCGCTAAGTTGCTGTGACCCTGCCCAAACTGCTTGTAATGCACCATAGCACGCCGCGCTACTTCGTCTAGTTTATCCTTTAGGCTCGAATTATCCAGTGACGCATCTCGCGCTGACTCCGCAATGTCTCTCAAAGACGCAGGTAAACTTATCTTCTGACCTCTAAAGTCTACCTCTGTGATTTCGCCCTCTCCGCTTCCACCACTACCGCTTGTATTTCCATCAGAGCTTCCACCGCCGCCACTATTCTGGTCGCCCTTGGAAGTACCCCTGTGCATGTTATCTCCGTCTAGGCTATTATTTTTCCTCTTCTTTGCGGTCTTTATAAGCTCTTCATAGATACTTTCTGCCGTGTCTTTCGTTAAATCTACTGCCGCGCTATACAAACCGCCGTCTGGGAATGCGATTCCGCACTTATCCTCTGATTGACCTTCCCCACTTAGCTTTGAAACGCCACCTGTAGGCGAAACCTTATACTCTTCGCAAATCTGCTTATTGATAATCAGGTCTGCCGCAATGTTAAAAACATCGTGATTCTTTCCTCTACCACGCAGAGCGTGCTGTAGAGCGATATGAGATAACTCATGTAGCAGGATAAACACTAACTCTGGCGTAGTAAGGCTGTTACAATACTTTACATTGAAAATAATATACTCTGGGCAAGCTCCCGCAGTCGGAACTATCTCGTCTTTATCGGTAAACTTATGCTCAATCGCTCGATACAGTGAGCCGTAATATCCGCAATACTCGCTAATCGCATTCGCGACCTTCATAAACTTTAAGTCTACTGTTATCTCGCTCCCGTCATCGTATACTGTCTTATACTTCTGCGCGAGCGTCATATCTCCGTCTACACCGATTATCTGTGATGTGTAAAGATTGTCGGTCGTCCTAAAATCTCCCCCGCTCCGTATCGTATTCGGACTATCTATCACACGGAAAACACCAAGACTTCCAGATTCATCTTCGCCGCGCTTCTCTTTCTCCGCTTTCCGAAGGTTCTCTGCATCCTCGATTAACTTATCTCTCTCCTCTGGCGTTCTATGTGAGGACTTCGCCTGTACCTTATCGCCGTTACCTTTAAGGCTTACTGCCACATTCGGTGCGTTGGACGGCGTAGCCGTTACATAAACCTTATCGTTTACCAAATGCGCCCTATATTCCTCAAGAGTAGAACCCGTAAGCACTACTCGCTTACCCGACCACTCGTAACAGACGAAGTTGTACTGCCCCGTGTCCTCAAACACTATCTTTGCCTGTTTATCGCTACAATACCCCTCTTCGGTCGGCTTCTTCGTTAAGTCGATAACGGGCATTCGCGCGGGAGCCATCCCCGTGACCTTTACCTTACCGTCCTCCCCAAGCCTTAAATTATAAAAAGCATCCCCGCCCTTTAAGACCGTTAGAATACTCTGGATATTCGCGTCTACTGCCCGAGCTACTCTATCTTTCGTGTCTACGACTCGGAAGCCTAGATATTTACCGTCCTCGCCTCGACAAACGGCTACCGCTAAAAACCGCTTTTCCATTAGCTTCTCCTTACCTCCTTTTCCCTTAAACTAAGCGCAGAAACACGGCTAGGTTTAATTATAGGTATCCTATAACTTAAACTAAAAACGGGATATACTATAAGTATATCCCGTTAGACCGTAAAACCCTAATCCTTACTGACCGAACCTAACCATATCTTCCCCGCATTTAATCGAGTTGATTAGGCTATCTAGGATTTCTCCGTTCGCAGAAGCCTTGTCATCGTCCTTATACGCAAACTTATAAACCATAGCCTGCCCGTTGTACATCATAACGCCGACTCTAAAGATATAGTCGTCTGTCTCGTCCTTACTCTTTGGCAAAAGCACAGTTACCTCTTCGTTTCCGACATCCTCTGCCGCCGCGCTCGTCTCGGGCAATGTAGCCTCAATAGTCTCCCCGCTCTCATTTGTCTCTGTCTTTCCACTCTCAAGCGTTGACTGATACTCCGACATACGCGCCGCTTCGCTCTCCTGCACTGCCTTATCCGCTTCTGCCTGCTCGGACTCAAGCTCCTCACTCGATAAGACCGCTTTCTTCTTTACCTTCTTCTCTTCGTCCGCGTCTACCGTACTCTTTACCTGTAGCTTAGTCCTTACCTCTGCTCCTACATTCACATTCCCCGCAAACAGCGTCCTCTCCTGCAAACTATCAAGATTATTCGCCTTTAAGAACGGCGTTATGAGCTGTTCACTGATAAACGAGCTGTCTATCGTGTTGTAGACCTTGTACATCTCGATATTTCCGTAGATTCCGTTACTGTTATACAGCTCCGTATATGCAGTTGTCGTGTTCAAAGACCAGTTATCCGTAGGCGCAAGAGACATATTCGGGGATAACTGCACCGTAGATGTGTTAGACAACTTATCCGTACTGTCAAACTTTACATCACTGTCCAGATATATCTTACCGTTAAACGAGTTAAAGACCTTCGCTCCTGTGTCAAGAATAGAATACTGCGAAACCTCCGCATCGTCCGCATACTTCTTGTCAAATGACGCTAATGCAAGTCTTAGCCCCTTTATCGTACTGTCTGCATCCGTTAGCTTGCTCTCATTCTCCATATACAACTGCCTGTAGTCTTTCTTGTCTTTCTTACCGCCACAAGCCGCTAACGAAACCCCCGCAACCACTGCCGCTAAAAGCACTGCTACCCTACTATGCTTCATTTCTGTCTCCCTTCATTGACTCAATGAAATAATCTATTGCTGTCTCTGCATCTACTGTAAGCTCCCTCGCTGACTTCGCACGATTCTTTACCGTATCCGTGAAAAACCTGTACTCATCCGTACCCGCATATAAAAGCAGGATAAAAGTCTTTACCCTGTCGTCTACATTCCTGTCTATCCTGCCTCGTATCTGCTCCATAGACGAAACGGTTGTACTCATACTGTAGAAAATGCAAACATCCCCGCCATGCAAGTTTAACGACTTCTTTATATTCGTGATTATCGTGTCATAAACCCCGTTATTAAAGTCGCTTATAATCTTTGCACGATTAGCGTCCTTATCTTTACTGCTATCCTCTCCGTTTAGGATTACACATCTCCTGCCCCGAGCGTCTAACTCCCGCTTCAAGGCTTTCTGCGCCGCAATATGAAAGCAATATATCATAACACTGCTGTCCGCAAAGTCGTTCTCTAATAAACTACACACCCTCGCTATCTTTGGCACCGTGCTTGCACTCTCTTTTATCTTAAGCTCCTCGATACAAGAAGGGCTATTCAAAACCTCGTTATACCGATACCCCGCCTTTATCGCGTTTAACTGCGCCGCTGTAGGCTCTACCTCGTAAACCTTGTAGATATTCGGTCTGTCTAGTCCTACATCCTTCTTGCAACGCCCAAAATACACAAGTTGCAGTAGTCGCCTAAATGTCTCTTGATTCTTATACGAACTTATACTCCGCGCCGTTTTCTGAATCCCGCCCCACTTTCCGTCATCTCTAATTCCCTTAGACCAATAAAGCTTTGAGCTGTGATTACAGAAATCCTGCTCTATCCTCCATCTCTTCGGCAAAAGGTTCTCGTCCATCATGTCTATCTGATAGTAAATATCCATTATATTCTTATCAAACGCCGTAGCGTTCATAAAATGCACCCTGTCCGCATACGCACACAGGTTCTTCGTGTACTGATATGTCTTTGTCTTATCGTTCTTTATAACCGAACTCTCGTCCAAAATAAACACATCATACATACCGTTCGTCATATCGTCTTTTGCATACTTCGCAAGCCACCGATACAAGCTGTCAGATTTTAACGAACTGTGCTTTATGATTATCCCCTGCACATCGTTCCAGTCTATCGTGTCTATCTCTTTCTGCATATGCTTGGACTCCCCAGACAGCGCCACTATCCGCATACCCGTAAACCGCGTTAGCTCGTACTGCGTCTGACTGATAGCAGAGTTCTCAACCGCCATTAAAAACCGCCTCATCTGCCCTTTTCCACGCAAGTAGTTTAGCACCGCCGCTATCTCTATCGTCTTTCCAAGCCCTACGCCGTCCGCTATCATACTCCGAGGCGACATATACATAAACGCCGCCCCTACCGTCTGATACGACCGCAAAGTCCCTAAATACTTCCGATAGTCGATTCCCTCTTCCCGCACTATCTTCCGTATGCTCTTCTCTTCCCGTATCGAACGCTCCACAAGCTCTAACGGGAAATCAAACACCATATGCTTCATCCCCGCTATCTCTTTACTCTCCCGAACCCTTAAGATACCCGAGGCGTGCGCGTCCGTTATCGTCCCGCGATACATTCCGTCTCGTATTATCGGACTTCTGACTGACATCGCTTTACACCTCCCATAGCTAATCCTACAAGCCCCATTCAAGCTGTATTATACCGTAAATAAATACAAGTTGCAATCTTTTTACTGCTAAGATTGCAACTTGTACCGCGCATTTACTTAGTTTGTCTCGCTCTCCGCTTCGCTTCCAGATAAACTACTATTCCCTGTCGTTACCTCTCTGGCATCCCGCTTTAAGCTATCACTCGTCTCGCTATCCGCTCCCGTTACCGAAGTCTCGATTTTACTCTTCCCATCGGTCGTAACCTTTTTACTCTCTGCTTCGGTCGCGTCCTTGCCACTCTTCTTATCCGACTTCTCGGTAGCAGACTCTCCCTTACTGCTCGTGTCCTCTTCTACCGCCTTATCCGTAGCAATTACCTCAACCTTGTTATCCACATTGCTGAACAAACTCACCTTCTCCTCGTACTCGTTGCCCTCTACCTCTTTCTCCTCGATAGGAACAATGTCATCAATCACCCACCGATTACCGTAATGGCTCACAAGATAGTAGTTCTTTACATATATGCCCTTCTTAATCTTGCTAAAGTCATAAAACTCCTCGGTCGTAAGCTCAACTTGGTCGCTGTAACCGTCTATCCAGCTCACTACCTTGCCCTTTAGCATGCACTCCGAAGAATTCATATGCGACTGCGCACGATTCACTATCTGCGACTCTAAATACTCTTTTCTAGCCGACTTAAGCAGTTCCTTGTTACTGTCAAACTGGTCGTCTAAGCCGTACATCGGGATTCCGTTGTCTACCACGACATTTCCGCTCTTATCGTACTGCGTGTAGTAGCCGACATTGTTTGTCGCGTTATAAACTCTGTTTAGAAGCTGATTGATTGCTGGCTTTACGCTCTCATCTACCGCTCCCGCAAGGTTTAGTGAAGTTAAACGCCTCGTGATTGCGTCATCTGCCTCTGGCTCTGGGATTCTTAGTAACTCCCTACTTACCCAAACGATGTCGTTTAACACGAAATCCGTTCCGTTCTGCCGTATCACCGCATAATACTTGTCCTTATACTTCGCCGTATTTCCAAAGCCCTTCGCGCTCTCCTCTGTCGTCCGCTCAAGCTCTACCAAATACTGCTTTCCCTTACGCGCCAGCGTCTTTACTCTATGCGTTGAAAAGGTCAAAATATTACTCGAAGTTCTAAGCTCCGCTAAACGGATACCGAGGTCTGACGGCTCGATGTTTGCCTTGTTCATAAGACCTGCTATATCCTCGTTACAAAACGCCCTATCTATACGCTCTATCGTCTGGTCTAACTGCGTGTTAATATCATCCGACAGTGTAACCCCGCTATCCTTCATTTCGATATTCGTTTCGTAGTTGTTAATATAGCAATACTTGTAGTCAAACTTGTCTCTATCGTCTGCGTTCTGCTTAAACACGAAAGTTAAACTTATCTTTCCCGTGCCATAAGCCTCCCTCGCATACCCGAAATCCCTTAAACCGTAACTTCCCTCGTTAAAGATTCCGTACCCAGAAAGCTCTCCGTTCGTCTCCACAGGGTTATAAACCATACCGACTGGCGGGACGACTGGTATTCCTGTAGTCGAAGAGCCTATCACGCTGTTGATATACTTATTGTCGTATTCGACCTGTCGTATCGTGTTCGCAAACAGATTATTATAGCCTGCTGTCTCCGTACCGCCGCTATAGCTGTAACCCGAGTTATCATCCGAGCTATCGTCCGATAAACCTACGCCGTTACCGCTGTTATCCGTTGCCGCGCTCTCACCCTCTGCGCTACCCGTTGTCGCCTCGCTACCGCCGCCTATATCCGTACTGACTATTGCATTACCCTCTGCATCCGTTGTAGGCGTATCCTGTGCTACGACCGTCTGCGTCTGCGGCGCGTATGTCAAGTTCGCATCCGCAAATATCGTATACGGTGTTAATCTCGCCGCGCTTCTAGCCGCGTTTACCTTCGACATACCATAAGCACCGTCTACAAACTCCTTATTTAACACTGGATTTCCGTTTGCATCCGAAATGATAAACCCGTCTATACCGAGATAATTCGCCGCGTCCTTAAAAGTACCCTGCCCGTTTAACTTCGTGCCGAAATTAACCGTTACAAAGTAGTAGCCGTTATTCTCTGCCTCGGTGTAAGTGTAATTACCGCCGTCTGGCTTCGTTAAAACCAAGTCATCTAACAGTAACTTCACATAGTCATGCACAGCAACGGACATATCGTCCTCATAGCCCGCGTTTAACTGATTTGTCTCGATAATCTGCTGTGTCTTTGTCCACAGCTTCTCCGTGATACTGGACGGGACTTCATTCCACTGGATTTTTGTCTTACTAACACCCTTCTCCGCGATTGACTTATAGCTTAAAGACTTTGCATAATCATCTATCACTTCCTGCCTTGTCAGCATCTTCGCATACGGAATCTTTGAGTAGTCATACTTTTTACCACAACCCGTAAACACGAATGTCACCGATAAACCAACACCAAGCACGCCAGCCAGTCTCCTGTACTTACGCTTCTGCATTACTTTCCCTCTCTTTTCAGTTATTTCCACATGTTAGCGTAGAATCGCCTAGCCTAACTAAATGACCCCGTATGATGAGCTTCGCAATTAGCCCAGCTCCAAACTCCTCCGCCATTAACTCGTAAGGAATCCCGTGCTTCTTAACACCGTAGCGGAGCATAAACGCAGTCACCTCTTTCATAAGGCTTTCGTCTGAAAGACCTTCGTATCGCTTAGAACGATTATCCTGTGATAATGCTACGGGTTCTTCGACAGGTTTTGAAACCTTTTTGCCGGTATCTTTTACCTTGACCGTTTTTCCGTTTATAACCCGTGTCGTATAACTTGCGGACGCTACGCTACTGTTTTTACCGCTATGACCACCCGCAGACTTTAGCTGTTGCTCTCTCTCCCTTAAAGCCAGCTCCCGCTCCTTTAACGCTATCTCTCGCTCCTTTAGAGCAAGCTCCCTCTCCCGTAGCGCTCTATCGGACTCTGAAAGGACAGGCTCTCTTCCTGCATAGCTTTCCCTCTGTGAGCCACCAGAACGCCCAGAAACAGGGCTTACCCTATCTAGGCTATCCTCTATGCCTCGATAGCCTTCCGTGCCGTTAAACGGCGCTCTCGTGCGTCCTAGCCTATCCTCCGTACTAGCCCTGTCCTCGACTTCTCTAGCACGCCTCGCTATCTCCGCTTTCTCTGCTCGCCGCGCTTGCTCCTCTTCCTCGGCTTGCGCTCTCGCCCGCTCTTCTCTCCGCGCTCTCTCTTCCCTCTCCTGCCTCTCTCGCTCCTCTTTCTCGGCTCTCTCTGACGCTTCACGCTCTAAGGCAAGCTCCCGCTCTTTCTCTGCTAAATACGCGGCAATAAACGCATCTCTATCGTCAGAACCGCTTACGGGCTTACTCGGTGTGGGCGAAGGTTCGTAGGAATCCTCGTCATCATCGTCCCTGTCATCTTCATCTTCCTCGTCTGACTCGTTCTCATCGTCTAAATCGTCATCTTCGTCATCGTCCTCATCTTCCTCGTCATCATCGTCCCCGTCATAATCTTCGTCCTCTTCATCCTCATCCTCCTCGTCATCGTCCTCTTCGTCGTCATCGTCATCATCTTCTTCGTCCCCGTCATAATCTTCGTCCCCTTCGTCCTCCTCCTCTTCATCCTCATCCTCCTCGTCATCATCTTCTTCGTCCCCGTCATAATCTTCGTCCCCTTCGTCCTCCTCCTCTTCTTCGTCCTCCTCCTCTTCTTCGTCCTCGTACTCCGCTTCCCGCGCCTTTCGCCGCAACGCTTCCCGCTCCCGCAACGATAAACGCCTATCCTCTCGGCTTCCATGCCCAAATCTGCTTAACCGACCGCCAAGCCTAATCTCATCATCTCTTCTCATCATTTCTCTACCCTCTCTCTACTCGTTATAAGTGACTTAAATCCTGCAAAACCCTGTTCACATCGTACTGCACCGAGGTCGAAGTTCCGCTATCTACCCGTAAAGCCTCCTGTATCTCGCCCTCGTCTCTGTTATACCCTATTCCTATCGTTGACATATCTGGCACTTCTACCCGCATCTTGTAAAATGCCTTGCTTATCTCTTTGATTAACTTTGTATTCTCGTTGTCATCCGTAGCTATCGCAATGCCTTTTACATACAAGGTCTTATCCGACAGCTTTAACGCCGTGTCACCCGCAGAAACAAGCCGCCTGCTCCACTTCTTTATGTCAAGCGTTTCCTTAACTACCTCATCGTCTGCCTTTACCGCCGCTACATAGCTTAAATTCGACCGTATCGTTTTATCTACTACGCCCTGCGCTCTATGCGGCACAAAGATTAAACGAATACCCTGTGACGGAAGCCTCGTTAATATCTGCTTCACTAAGCCGTTAAACTCACCAAGCCTGTCAGAATAATAGTCAACCACTGTCATAAACTCGTCTATCACGATGTAAAGTATGGGTATCTTGATTCCCTTCGACCTCAAATCCCATATCGTGTCACACTGATTGTCCTGCAATATCCTAGCTCGCCTCGGAGACTCCTTGTTTACTATGTCATCCAATATCTCCATCGCTCTCTTGTGATTATGCAACCCGCAACAGTGCGGCATATACGATAAACACTTGAAAAGATATGAGTCCTTCGGGTCGATATACAAAAACTGCACATCCTCTGGCAAATTAAAGACCTGTAACTGCATAACCAAGCTGTTTACTGTCCACGACTTACCAGAACGCGGCTTACCCGCTATTAAAAACGACTCATAAATCTTTCCGTCTGACTTTACAGGCACTCCGTACTCGTCTATACCCGATATGATTGGTAACTTATGCCCCTCGTCTACGAAGTAGTTGTAAATGTCGCTCTCCTCTAAGCAGTCTCCAAGCGTTACTACTCCCGCCTTTGCTGACCTAGATACCGTTATGTCATACATATCCGCGTTCTTTGTTACCGAGGTCGTTATCTCTGATATATCTCGCTTCTCTGTCGTATCAAAGTTTACAAAATATGCCCGTATCTCGTCTGACAACGCGCTCTCTGTCACCCTAACCTTCGGAACGCGCTTTACCGAAAACTTGTAGCAATACAAAGTCTCCTCAAAAGACCCTAGATAAACACTGCTCGCTATCTCCGCTATGTCTCTGCCCGCCGCTGACGCATACGCCGATACAATGGCTGTCTCCGCTTCCCGAAACTTCGCATCATCCGAACCGTATGTCCTTACCTTCGTAAAATCTGGATTATTCGGCTTAAAGAACGGCTTGAATGTCTTTACTAGAAACTCCCTCGTTATCATCGGCACATTCTCTGGTACACTCTCTAAGCCCCCTGCACTCTCTTTACTATCCCCGCTACGCATGAGTCTGTCAAACAAACTACCCTCGGACTCCGCATGAGCGCTTGCTACCGTATCCTCTCTGTCGTCCCCAAAGCTAACCCCGCCATCCGCGTCCTCTTCTTCCTCATCGTCCCCGAAGTCAAGACCGCCAAACAACTCATCTGCCTCTTCCTCGGCGCTTCCCGTGCTACTTGCTTCCCCTGCGTTACTGTCTATATCTGGCAGATTCGCGGCATCCTCTTCAAAGGTCGGCAAATCCTTCCCGCCCATTAGCTTTATCGCCGCTCCGCTTAAACCGAGAAACGAAGTCCCCGTTAGCAATATCCCGCTCGTTAGCATCTTAAACGGCATACCCATAAACCGTAACAGCCCTAAGCCGCTTAATACACCACCTATCGTAGCGAACAGCGAAAATACGATAAACACACCGCCCGTCTTTAGGAGATTTAGACTGTAACTCCCTATATCGTCTGCATTTCTGCTCCCGATGCTTCCGACCAAGACCTTTATGACCTCAAAAGTCCCTACCGCTCCGTCCATCGTTGCGTCTAGGACTTTATCTAGCCTATCTCCACCCGCACTCGCCGAAGGCTGTCCGTTATTATTAAACCCGCCATACTGCGGAACTCCCGCGTTTCCTGCGTTTCCGTTCGGGTCTGTAAAAATACCGCCCGAGCTATCAAGCCCCGTTAAATCATCTAGCCCAAAGCTACTATTCCCGTCTCCCGACCCGTTTCCGCTATCTCCCCCTAAATCACCGAAATCTCCGAACAAATCATCTAGGCTCTCACTATCCGAAAACCCGTCTGCCATGCCGCCTTGATTCCGAGCCTCTAATATGTCCTGCTCCGCTCCCAAGCTCCGTCACCCCCTTACGCAAACAACATCACGAGCATTACCACGCTACAAAGAAAAATAAACGGATATGCCCGACTCATGACCTCTTTATCAAAATCATTTCGGAAGGTCGCTATGTAAATGACGGGCAACGCTATCAAATACAACAGTATATACATACTACCCTCCTCTTATCGCTTAAACCCTGTGCTTCCCTCTATGTCTACGCCTGTCCTAAATAACTTACTGTTCAACAGCTCATCTGGCAACATCGCCTTTACTATCGCCTTCTCTCCGCTATCCATTATCACGCAAAACGAGTGACGATACAAACTATAGGTGTTATCTCCCTTCGTCCTCTTCTTTGACGAGGCTTTATATATCTTCTCAAGTGGCGCTTTCATCTCTGGAATGTTATACATATCACAAAACTTCTCCCTAACACTCCTAGACTTGATAGAACCTATAATATATCCCGTTAAATTCTGTAGTAACTTTGCGTTTATCTTGTTACTCTCATCTATCATGTTACTTAAGTCGTTCGTGATGATAAAGTTTATCTCTCCACGCTTTCTACCGCCTGTCATGCAGTTTCCGATTAGAGAGGAACTTCCCGCTATCTCACCCCAGCGCTGATACTCCTCCCAAACCTTTACATTAAAGCACTTCCGAACATACTTACAGTAGTTTGAAATCTGCGTTGATATATTCGCTACACAAAGTTGCTTCAAAGCAAGTTGCGTCTTATCCTGCTTCTCTGCGTCTGCACCCTTCTGTCCAAAGCTAAATACGATTAAACGACAGTTTCTAAGACTATCTATATCTATCGGATTCGCAAAAGTTCCTGCCCTTATCTCTCCCTCTTCAAAATACTGCCTGCATGACTCCAGTATATCCTTTGCCTCGTTATGCTTCGCGTCATCGCTGTTCGTATCTCGATACTCCTCCGATAAAACCATGTCCTTTATCTCTTCATACACCATCGAAATCCGTAACCCCTTTGACCGCTTCCAAGTGTCTTTATCGTTTGTTACGCCCGCGTCCTCATAAACGCGCTTTACTGCCTCACTCACTATCGAAGTCTTTAGCGTACCTAGCTCCCCGTCCGTCCCTGCAATGATAGTTCGGAATGTAGCCATGATATACTCAACCGCATCGTCCTTTAGGTCGTTGTCTATCCTGTCATCCCCTGTTAAATCACCTATCTGCATCGGGTCGAAATACGCCGTACTTCCGCTTCCCATCGAAATTTGAATCGCATCCTTCGGATTCCCCGCATAAACCAACGACTCTAGGTTGCTATACTCGTCTCCCTCGTAGTCCAGAACCGTTACGACATACTTTGTCATCATCCAAGTCAGCAATACCTTTAGAAACATTGACTTTCCGCTACCACTCGTACCACATATCAAGATATTCTCTGCGTCAGATGAGTTCTCCTTGAACTCTTTTAGGACGGGTGCCATAGAACTTGTGTCAATTCCGAGCGGTATACCAGACTTTCCGATTCTACCCTGCTTATAGCTGTTGAAATTGGCTAGAATGTCGTCCGTTAATATCTTTTTAGTAATGCGCTTATAAACCTCGTTTATCCGTTGCAGACTGAATATCCCTAACTGCTGTAGCCAGTCTATCATGTTTACACGAATCTCTAAAAGTCCTATCTCGTTCCGAGCGCACATATCTTTTAACAAACGCACCGAGTCGCCCATATTCGCAATAGACTCGTCATCTCTAAGACCAGCTACCTCGACCATTAAACTTACCTTTAGTAGCTCTCGCTTGTTATCCAGCTCCGAAACATTTAAGTATGAGGTCGATTCTACGATTCTATGCCTAGCTAACTCCTCATCGCGCCTGTTACGATAGTCAAAGACATCTCCGCCTTTTCCCTCCTGCGCGTACCTACGCCATGTCCGCATCCTATTCTTCATCTCTGGCGAATCCCAGTTTATCTTATGCGGCTCGCCATAGATATAATAGTTAATCCGAACTCCCTTCTTTAAGCACGCCATCCTTATCTTATCCAGAACATTCGGCGCTAACCAGTCTGGAAGTGAGTTTATCATGAAATACTTGATAATATACTTCTCCGAAGTGATATTACTAAACCCTATGTCTATATGCGTCTTGTCCAAGTCCGTATCTGGCTCTACGATTGAGCTTCCCGAATACAAATTCGCGATTATCATATCGTACATGTCGAGCTTCGTTCCCTTACGACTCTTATGACTCTTCTTCGGCACAGATAAACGCTTCTTACTCGCTTCCTTTGCGGGCGGCGTAGCCGCTACTTTCTGCTCTACGCCACTCTCTAAGCCCTTACGCGGTCTCTTCTTCCCAAATAGCATTACGCCACCTCGCTAACTCGTTTCTTCCCTAAATAACCTTCTCTTACAGAGCGGATAAACCTTAGTTCCGCTGTTTCATGAAGTTTACATTGATTCTGTCTAATATCTCGTTGAAAATAATCCCCTTATCCCCGCAAGCATTTGTCAAACGGCAATAGTTACTCATGACCGCCGCCTTGCCTTGACTGATAAGCCTACGCTCTATGTCGCCAAGCCCTATAATCCTGTCGGAAATATACGGATGCCCGATTATATACTCGTCTGGAGCGTCTGGTATCGTAGCCTTTAATCCCTTATAGTCGTTGCTACTTGAGACTACATAATACTTAAAGACCTGTATGCCCGTTATCAAGTCCTCTTTCTGCCTTAAACGGTCGTAAACAATAACCACATCGAAATTCCGACTCCGTAGCATGTCGCTTAAGATAAACGACACTGGCTCTGTTACTACCATAGCATCATTCTTTCCCGCTGTGATAAATATATCCTTGCTCTCACGATATATCCGACCGTCTACAAATGTCAACGGCTTGTAAACATCGAAATTCGCGTTGTCATCATAGATTAACAGCTTAACGGACAGCTTATGTATCTTCTGCAACACGCTCATCAGCGCAATCACAAATGAATTTATATATCTAAGCTTCCCTATCTCCTTGAAATACAACACCGCGTTCGTAGTCGTCTGTATGTCTCGTATACTTAGCGTGCTATACTTTAGAACCCCGCTACCCTCACTCGTATACGCCTTCTCGAAGTTCTCTTTATACTTCGCTAGCTCATCTTCCTGCTCCGCTACCTTAGTCTGCAAACGACTTAAACTAAACTCCTTTGCGTCTCTCTCCTGCTTCGCACTCTCAAGCTCCCTCTCCCTGTCCTTTAGCTCCGCTCCAAGCCTCTCTACTGTCTCCTTGAAACCAATAGTCGAAGAATCTGCGAGGTTCTTTAGATAATCTACAACATTTATCGTACTCTCAAGCACCGTTATGTTGCTCATTATCTCACTCGTTAATTCATCGAGCTTATTCCCCTGCGCTAAATCCGATAACTTTGATAACACCTCGTTTAGCTTGTCGTATGTCGCTATGTCACTGCTGATAAAAGTCTCTACCTCTTCGTAAGTCGGGCATCTCTCCGATACCTCCCGAAGATACTCCGAGGTTAATAAACTCTCCTTCTCGATTCTGTAAATGTCGTACTGCCGATACGACACCAGTAGCATCGCTATCTGCGTCCCTATCTTACTCCTATCCTCCGAAAGGAACAGGATGACCCTGTTCCCCTTTAGAATCAGCGTCTTTACGGATGCATAGTAGTCATAGAGCCTGTTATTCGACTCCTCGTTTAGAAGCACATAAACCGTGCTTCCTGTCTCCCCTGTAAGTCGCTCCGAAGCTATATCCAGCTCGTCTGCACCCTCTACACTGAAATTTACCGTATACTGCGCCGCCATCGCAAACCTCACTTTAATATTTTTAATAATACTTCTGCAAAAAGTCCTGTGTACTCTTTGCCGTCAGAGATTAACCTGTCCGTAAACATCATCTTGTCGTTACTCGCGTCATACGGAATCGCTCCGACTATATTCATCTCACTAAACCCTGCCGTATAGGTCGTTAGATTCTGCACAATCCCGTCAAGCTCTGTCAATATCTCGTAGTAGCTCTTAAACTGCCGTCCGAGCAAAAATCTGTTGTCGGTTGCCTTGTTAAACACGAGCTTTGAGTTACTAAAGAAGTTCTCCCGCAACTGACTGTCCTCTATGTTGCACATCAGTAGCATAAACTCAAGCATCGCCTTTGTTGTAGAAGTGGTATTTATGACGATTATATCCGACCCGTCCTCAAACTCCTTAAACTCCCCTACAATGTCGCTAAACTGCGCGTCTATCAAAACCAGATTGTATGTGCTTTTCGCAGAATACAGAAAACTCTTTACATTGTCGATATTCCGAACAATGTCCTTCGGCTTCTCGAAATCTACACCTAACCCCGTGCCGAGTAGGTTATAACCCTGTCTTACCGTAGCCGCGTAGTTTAAGATGTCTGCCTTTTTATTATTTAGGCAGAGCCTTAAGTCATTTGTATCTGCGCCCGCGCTATGCAGATTCCGATACGCCTCCCCCGTCATATACGCCTGCGTCCGTCCGTTATACGCTAAATCCACCACCAGCGCTGTCCCGCCGAGCTTACTCACGATATTTGCCAGATTCGCGACAAGCGTTGATGTGCCGCTATCCTTTGTCCCAGTAACCAACACAACCTTACCGCGATACTTATACGACTCGATTAAACGCTTTAACTCCTCTATAGTCGCCGCGCCGTTTCCTGCCCCTCTCTTCGGCTTCGGAGTCGGACGGGGCTTATCGACCTTCGGGGTGGCTACCGCACCCTTTCCCTTACCCCCGAAAATCCCCCCTAAAAGACCCTTCTTTTGGGGAGCTGTAACCGAGGAGTTTACACTGACTTCTCCCGAATGGGGGGTCGGGGAAAGCCCCGAATTTTGGGTGTCTGGTACAGCCGTTTTTGGGGTCTGGTCTATACCAAAATTTTCTGAAGTATCAAATAATTCTGCGCCCGCGCTAAACTGACCGTCCGAATTTTCATTTTTCTCTGAAGTATATAACTCGTCTTGGTTCGGCTCATTTTGGCTGTTTTCCGTCTCAAATTCCGAGTCGGTATCAGTGTCAAATAACCCCGAAAAATCTGTAAGTTCGTCTGCATTTCCGAGCGGGTTCGGAGCGCCCTTTTCCTCGATACTCTCTCCATTTTCCTCGGACTTCTCATCATCTTCCGATAAACTTAGCGTATCCCCCTCTTTCTCCTCTGGCTCGTCCGTATCATTTCCAAAGTCGAACTTCTCATCGTCATCAAACGATATATCGTCTGCATCCTCCCCGAACAAACCATCTAGGTCGCTGAAATCTGCCTTGCTCTCTTCGTTACCATTCTCCTCGTCCTCAAACGAAAGCTCCTCTTCGTTATCTACCTCTAAATCCTCATCTACCTTACTGCTTACCGCCCCCTGCGTAAAGACAGACTTCTTTAGATTCTGATTCGTCTTGAAGTCCTGTAGCCGAACCAGAGTTAAATCTCTAAGATACGACATATTTAGACTGTCTATCCTACTTCTAAGCACTACCCGCACACGCTCCGAACTCATAAACAACTGCGTAAGCACAGCATCCGCTAACTCTTCGCTGTTTAAGATAAACACTGCCTCTTTGTCGTCAAATATCCCCGACATCTCTTCCGCAAACTTCTCGACTACCACAAGCATATCGTCAATTTCTGTAAGGTTCCCGTCCTCTGTGATAGCTTCCTCTGTGATAATCGCTCTATCAAAAGTGCTTCCACTCGCAATAAACTCATCCACATCAGACAACAGCGGAACTCCGCTTACCTTTACAGAACCGTCCCGAAACATCGCCGTAATAGAGCTTGTTAAACTCTCGTACTTATACCCCGCGCAAATTAAAATATTCATGCTTCCCTCCTTAGAAATCTATCTCCTTGTCCCAGTCTACATCCTCGTTAAATACTGGACTAGCGACATACTCCTTGCTTCCCTCTGTTTTATCGCTCTGTACTAGCTTTTCAGAGTCTCTTACCTCTGCCTTTTCGTTAGACATAGGCTTAGTCGTGTCTCTTACCTCTGGCGCGCTCTTAGATACTGGCTTACTAGTTTCCTTGTCCGCTTCCGCTCCCCCCGATAAACTCCTGTCCTCTCTCTTCCCACTGTCCATAGTCCATGCCGCGTTCGCTCGAATCTTCTCCGCTACCGCTATCTTTACCTCTTCATCAATACTTACCTTCCTCTCCTTTTCTTCTCGCACTTTTCCCTCAATCTCTGCTGGCTTTTCTGAAACCTCGCGCCCTTCCTCGCTTGTATCGCTCTCTTGCTCATCTTCCTCTTCACTCAAGTCTATATCTAGCCCGTGTAAGCCCCAACTTCCCCGCTCCGCTGTCGTTGATACAAACCTGTTGTCTCCTAGAGCCTTTAAGACCGATATATCCGATATATCTACCTCTCCGTCCTCTACCCGCTTTAATAAACGGTTGATAATGTCCGTATCCCGCTTCGTAAGCTCTACCGTGCGCCCGTTCGTTAGCTTTAACGCCTTTAATGTGATAGCTTTCTTCTTAGCCCCTACCTCGTTAAAGGTGTTTATGGACGCTTCGCTTAGATTAAAGTAGCCGATTCCGAAAATCTCTTTGTGAAGGTCGATTATCTCTCTCTGACCTAATATCTCAAACCCACTATATGCTCCATCCAGCAAAATCGAAGCACAAGCCTGTAGGTCGCTGATTAAACTGTCTACTCGCTCAAGCTTTGTCGTATAAACTAGGATATAGTCTGTCTCATACAGAGTCTCCCTAGACCTGTTCTTGATGTAGCCTAGCTCTAACTGCAAGACCTTCTTTAGATTCGCGTTCGGCTCGTTTAATATCAGCGTGTCTAGCGCGGGTATTCGTGAATCGTTGTCAGCTCGCTCCATCATGTTTAACTGCACGAACGCTAACTTCCTTAACGCTAACTCTTTATAGAAATCAGATAATGCGTCAAAATGACTCTCCCTAAACTCCGAGTTCTTTCCGATTATCGAATCCCTCTCAAGTTTTAAGATAGCACCGTACTTTCCGTCAGAATACCGAAGAATACCGCCTCTAACCGTATCTCTTATCGCCGCTATACGCCAAAACACCGCAGTAGTCGGATTCTGATTCGCTAACATCTTCTTATACATCTTGAAATAGTAGCGCTCCTCGAATATCACATACCTAACTACGAACGATGCGATAAACAGATAAAGCAATACCGTTAGCACTTTCCCCAGCACACTAAGTCTGTTATCTGGACTCGCTAGTGTCGCAATCAGTATCACAAGCACTAATACAAGCAATCCCACTGTGATTAACTTCGGCGTGCTAAAGAAATTCTCGTCATATCCCCCGCCCTCGACATTCATCGGGATAAACATGCGCCCCTGCTCGTTCATCCTAAGTCGCTTGCTGTTCATAAGCACCCTCTCCTACTCATATACACCTACTTAAGCCAATAGCCAAGCAACTCGCTTGGCTAGGCTTGTTACTATTTAGCTAAAATCTAACTGGTGACGCGCAAAATACAAAAATTTTATCGTAGGTATATACGAGAAGCTTCCTTCCCGTATTCCCTACTCCCCTCACTCGTCCTCTTTCTCTTTGTCCTCTTTCTGCTTGTCCTCTCCGTCCTCTATCATGTCGTCTATCTCGGACGCACTGGACGACCCCGAAGAACCCTCGTTTTCGTAATAACTATATCCGCTCTGCTCTCTATCGTCATCCACTGCGCTACTGTTATCGCTCTCGTCATCGTCTGCCGTAACTACCGTAGGCTCACTACTACCCGCGCTTGCACCGCCCTCGACTCTGATAGGACTATCTGTGCCGCTTCCACTCTCTGTCGAACTCGAACTCGCCGCGTTTCCACCGAGGTCAATTCCTGTTACCTTGCTTAGAATCCCTCTCGTCTTGCCCGCTATCGAGTTAAGCGTAAACATTGTAGCCTCAAAGCCCATGTCATACCGATGCGTTACCGCAAAGATAATAATAAACTTCACAAGCGCATAGACATACCCAGCTGATGCAAGGAATATCATGAGGAAGATAAACCAAGTGCCGTGTCCGCTCCACCCCATGTTACTATCAAGCCTTAACACTTGATTTGGCGAAGTGACCGTTATCATGAGGTTAAACACCTCGTAATACATGACCGTTAGCGCCGCTACCTTCACAAACAGGAATGCCGCACCCGCCATTAACTGATTCTTGTTGCCTCGCTTAAAGATAAAGCCCGTTATTAGCTCGTAGATAAACAATAATGTCACTACCGCTATTCCTAAGTCTCTTAGCATCGGCGCAAGCGCCACTCCAAGCACTGCATCCAACAACAGCAATATCGTTGACAGCATATCGCCGTTCTCAATCACGACCTTCATCGTGTCTTTGTTTAGCGTCTGCGGCGCATTCGTTGCACTCATTACCAGAAGCTTAAACACACTGTCAAACGATACATTCCGCAAGTCAAGCGTTGTCGGATATAGCTGATACGCCGCACTTAGCTTGTTTCCAGACGAAAATACCTTGTCAAAAGTTAAAAGCGCATCAATCGCCATTTGTCTGTACAAAACCTCGGCGCTTAACTTGTCAGTACTTGAGTAGTTGATTAAACTCGTCCACTCCTTCTCTACTCTCCTGTTTACCTCTAGGATTCTAAGCTCGACTATCGACAAATCTTGCTCCGTTAAACGCATCTGCTCCATCTGCGCTTCACTAAATACCATCTTTCGATACTTCTCGTAACTTGACGGGTCTAAGGACGAATTTATTACCGCCGAAGCCTTGTTTCCCGACTCGTCATAATACCCTATAGTCGCCTTCGCCCGATACGACCTGTCCTCTACTATCTTATTTACCCAGTTACTACGGAACAACCAATACTTCTTGTTCTTCTCATAAACGCCGTAGTCAGTACCTAGCACTGCGTCCCCTAAAAATCCTGTTCCATCGTCATTCCCGCTTGCCATCACCTGTACATTGTACATATACGGGATTACATTCGTGAATAACTCCTCCATGTCAAGGAAATCTCTTATCTTGCCCGTTGCAGAGTCTCGCATAAAGGTGTGATGCGCGTCTCCCTGCTCCTTCCCCGACATATCCGTATAAACTTCGCTCGTATCTCCGTCTTTGTCTAAGTCATACTTGTCTGTTATCGGAGCATATGTGCCTTGTAGCTGATATATCAGACCTCCGACCGTCATTCCGTTCTCAAAAGTGTCTTTCGTTACCTCGTAGAAGTAATGCGCTGGACTCTCTGTCATCCAGAAATACCCGAAACACTGCTGTACTGGCGTACTCATCGGAGAATACTGGCTTACCATAGGCAATATCTTGTTGTTTACCGTATCCGCAAACCCTGTGTTGCCGTTTGACGAAGCCTCGCCCTTTATATACGCCGCATAGTCGTTCCATGCCGCTGTGTCAAGCTCCCCACTCTCTGTATGTCGTAACGGATTCTCAACCGTAAACGCTGAACCAAAGTTCATTAAATAAAACGAAGTGTGAAGCGCCTTTAAGTCCTCGCTCTCTGCACTATCCCTACTTAAACTGTGATAATCAAACTCCTTCTCCTTATCCCCAGTCGGACGAGTGGAACGATAGCCGACAAACACCGTCTGCTTCTTCGACTCACTCATTACATTCTCTTCGTTCGCTCCCGCCGCTTTTCCGACTCCTACATCTGCCGCGACCTTCGCATTATAATCTCCGACCGCCTGCATATCCAAAGACGGCTTATCACCACCCTCGGAACTCGTCCTGTAATACCAATACATGTTACTGAAATTCTGATACAGGTCACTTAAAGTCGTATAAACATAGTTTGCTGACTTATCGTCTGCCGTTAGCTGTCTCATGACTGCTGGCAACAGCCACCGTGTCGTCTTTAACTTCTGCAACTTATTGTAGTCGATGTCTTTCGTACTCGGCACTATCTTCTTTGATATGTCGTTCTTTATCATTATCGTCTTGTTAAGTTGCGTTATGTTTAGCATTCGGATATATGTGTTTACATCCGCATCCCCTGCCTTCGACCCGTTAAACTCCTGCGCGATACTCTGATTATCTATGCTCTCTGAAATCGCCCAGTACTTCATGCTCCTAGCAAACATCCCCTGCACCGTGTTATTACAGATATACGGGACTACATCTATCAGAGTCGGGATTAGCAATAGCATTGCAAGCGTTGACACCACTGATGTGAAGATTCCTACGATTCCAGAACCCTGCACCACCCCGCTTATAAACGAGATAATCAGCAAAACTCCCGCTAATATTACGATGTTTCTAAGATACCAGCCAAACAGCTTGCCTATAAACATGTTATCCGAAAGGCTGTTGACGCTTAAAAACCCTTCCGAGTTGTTGGTAGCTATCGAACTGCTTATCGTACTGCTGTCTGTGCCAAATACTATCTTCTTGTAGTTGTCGTAAAGCAGTTCTGTTATAAAGTTATTCGCTAGTTGCTTTCTATACGATGCCCCTCCCTTAATATCTAGGAACTTGTATGTGTAATTCGTTATCTGCTTCTTCTTATCCTCTTCTGAAAGGATAGTTCCCTCAAACAAATCCTCTGACTTGACCGAAATCACATCTCCTGTCCCGAACAGGTCTGTGTCAAAGTTGTTCTTGCCGTTTATGATTCCGTAAAAATCTAGGTATGTGAGATAGATATACGGCGTATATGCCGCAAACTGCATACCCTCGTTGATATTCAGCACGCCCGCCGCAGTTTTCATAGCCGAGTTGCTGTTGTAAATTCCAGAAACTCTGTAACCCAAGAGCTTATAAACGGGATTCGTAATCGTAGGCTCTATGCTGTGAAGCGACACATTACTTCCTACTGCGTTTATATTTATCCTGTCGTTAAACCGTGACTTTCCCTCGTTTACCGCCCAATACTTATAAAGCCCGTTCGCTTGGTTATTTGCGTCTAAACTTGTCGCATTGTCCGTTAAAAGCGCCGCCGAAAGCTCCTCTGGCTTCCCTGCCGTGCTTATGCTGTCCTTAAACTTGCTCTGGTCTGGAACATTACTATCTGCTATCTTATACTCACTACTTGCGTTCAAATACCCCGTTGCAAAGTTTACATAGTTCTGCAAAACTGCTGTTCCCGCCTGTGCGAAATAAGTCTGGTCGGAAATTAACTGCTTCTTATCGTCAAGCGTTATCATCGCATTCGCGACCTTCGTATTCGTGTTCACAGGAAACCAGTTGTTGATTAGATTGTTCGCAAGCGCTAAATTCCCGAGCATTACATGGTCGTCTGCACTGCTACTGTTCGCTCCGACCAAAGCCGCAAACGATGCGCCGATACCCTCTCCAGACGACTGCCTAGAGTTCGTTATCTTGTTATCTGACCCTAAAACACCGTCACCGCCTATAACTCCGATTCTAAACGGGAGATTTATGTTCTCCTTTGTCAGCCTCTTTGTCGCAAGCGTGATTAGGTTCTTACCCGCGTCCTCATTTACCGCCTGTGACAGAGCATCCTCGACTCCTGTCCCCTCTTTTATCTTGCTTAATGCGCTGTCAAAGATAAACTGCTGTGTGTCAGTGTAGAGAATCGTAGAATAATTGCGGCTATCGTCCATATTATACCCGACAAGCGGGTTGGTTCCCATATAATACTTTGTCGTGCTTCCGATTCCGTGGCTAATACCGCTATATGCACCCTCTATTAACGATGCGTCACTCGCCTGCAAGTAGCTATTCTGCATAAACACATTCGTTAGGAGATTTATCTTCTTCTCCTTCGTTAAATGCTGATTCGCAGAAGCAGGTAAAACCACGACCGTCTTTCCATCAAGATTCGTAACGATATTTCCAAACGAGTCTAAGTAGATTGGCGAATCTTTTGCCTTATTTAGATTTGCGTCTACCGTCTTTCCATACTCCGACTTCCTCTCTGCTCCGAGTATCGCCGCTTCAACCGCCATCGGGTCGTAACCGTCCGTGTAGTTAAGAACCGTAACTGGCTTTGAGTTCGCCGCGCTTATAAAGAACTCTGGCAAACGGAACTCTGTCGCATACTGCACCGTTATGTTAGTCCCGTCACCGCTCGCCGCCTTATAGTCTGCAACCCCCGTTACATACCCTTTCTCTTTATTCGATATATCGTCAAGCTTCCACTTGACCTCTGGAAACAGGTCGCTTAAAACCGCTGGCTTTGCATCCTTCGTGTTCTCTGTCGTTAAACCCCCGACATTATCCTCAAGTTTATCCGCAAGCTTCAAGTCATGATAAACGACCTTTATCTCCTTTAAGGATTTCGTCTGCATCTTGATAGCGTAAGACAGCATCGGATTTAATATCTCCGTTGCTTGGCTGTCTGACTCTACACTAAACTGCAAAGCCTCCTGACCTTTACCGCCAGAACCGCCAAACCCCTTCTGAAACGCTGACTTATAGTCATCTACCATCGGAACTGTGAAGTTACTTAGGAAAACTCCGAAAGTCACAAGCTCATACGGGTTCCAATCCTCTGAACCCCAGCTCGCATCGTTTAACAAGGGCGAGCCGAGCGCCGCATTCGTACCTATCGAACCCGACAACTCTAACCCCTGCGCCGCTAACGGAACACACAGGTTCGATACAGAAGCGAAGATTAGAAAACCCGCAAGCACCTTGCTCCTATACTTCCGAACCTTGCTGTATATCTTTAATCTTAATCTATACAGTAGACCATTCATTCTATTACCTCTCTTATCTCAAGTTGAAGAAAGCATTCTGCAAACCCTCTACAAGCGTTACCAATACATTCACAATCCCAGCTACTACTGCCATGAAGTTTACCGTTAAAAGAAGCACCGATAAACCTATTATCGCTATCATAGAGAATATCGCTCCGCTAAAGGTTAAATACTGCTTCTTATTCTCGTTATAGTCTGGAATATCCTCTTTACTAACTATCGCCTCACGCTTTCCGAAGGTGATTAGATTTACAATCTTGAAATCCGCTACCGTCTGTGTGTCAAACGCCCAAGCCAAAGGCAACAGAATCGCATAGGCTATCATAAATATACCTACTATCTTAAACGCCGCCTGCATACTTCCGTAGCTTGACTTTCGCTTGTCGGTATTGAAATCTGTCTGTATCTTTGCTATTGTAGTCGGATTTAAGATGATGCGATTCGTGTCTTTACTAAGCACATCCGCTGTGAAATTCATATCCAGATACTCTTTTAGCCTGTCTGTGTCGATATGATAGCTATAATGTGCCGACCCAAGCCACTGATTCCACCACGCAATGCCGCCAGATGTCGAAGCCTCGTCACTTATTGAAATCCAACTGCTATAAAGCTGACTGTCAAACACCGAAACATTGATGCACATGCCGTACAAAATATCTACCGACTTGTCTGTGCCTATAGCACCCGCATCCTTCGCTGCTAAACTGAACTTATTGTCGTCATCCTTTATCGGGAAGTAAGTTGTCATCCATATCTTTGTTGCATACTCGCTCTTTGTGAAAGTCTTTACCTGTGACTGCGCTTCCTGCGTATTATCCACGCTTGTCCCGTTTGCTCCGTTCGTTCCGTCTCCACTAGCCCCAGAAGAAGTCGCTACGCCGTCTGCCCCGAAACTATAGGTCGTTCCGCTAAACTCTTTAGTCGTATTCGCTAGCATCCAACCCTCGCTATCAAAGCCGTACTTCTTACCGCCTATCGTCTCGACCTTATTCTTCGGATATGTGCCGTCACTAAACTTATACCACCATCTTCCGTCCGAACCCTGTTGCCACTCTCCGTTACTACTACTGCCGCTAGACCCGCTGTTACTTGCCTGTGCTGTAGCTACGCCGTCTGCCGCAAAGCTATATGTTGTCCCGCCAAACGCCTTAGTCGTATCACTAAGCATCCAGCCCTCGCTATCAAAGCCGTACTTCTTGCCCCCGATAGTCACTACCCTGTCTTTCGGGTAGGTGCCGTTATTGTACTTATACCACCATTTTCCACCCTCGCCCTGTTGCCATGCACCGTCACCTGTGCCACCACTACTACCGCCGCTATCGCCACCGCCTATGTTAATGCCTTGCGTAGCACCCGTACTCGTAAGCCAACTCGGTTCTGTTAAGTCACTCTTTACTGTCCCGCCGTCTGGCATTGTGTTATTTAGCCTTATCGCTGTGCCCTTGTTGTCCGTATTTCCCGAACGGAAGTCAACCAAGTCATTTATCGAAACTGCCTTTGCACCCTCGACCCGCTTTCCCTCTCGGTCAATAAACCAACCAAAGTTATTTATATCCTTTACCGTGCCATCCGTATTAAACTCGTTTAACCTAACCCGCCGTCCGAGAGATACAAACTGCTCGCCGCCGCTCATAAAGTCTGGAAGATAAGTATACTCAAGATAATCTCTAAGCACGATTGAATTACAACGATAGCTAACCGTATCGGAGCTATTCTGATACTTCCAAGTGTAGTCTATCGGCTCTCCCACGATAAACGAAGAACCGCCCTCGTTATTCTTGTTTACCGCCCTAAATATCTTCTCCAAAGCCTTCCTCTCGTCTTGATTCAGAAGCTCTGTCGGAGTCGTATTCACGACACTGCCTGTCATAATGTTTACGCTTACTAGATTCGACTGCGATATGTGCGTCTTTGCGTTCGTTCCGTCCCACTCTAGGCTATCTACATAGCTTAACGGATAAACCATGCTATATACCTTATTACCGCCGTTACTCGCGTCATCTATCAGAAACGCATCGTTTGAGTTCTTTACTAGCTTTAATAAGTCCTGCACCGTCTTTCCGTTTAACTCGTGAAGCCGCATAGAAAAGGCTGGATACCCGCCAGACAGAAATACCAAGTCCTTATTCGCTCCCTCATTCCCTGTCTTATTCGCGTCTGCCTCCGTAGTCTTTGCGTCATCCGCATCCCCAGACCACTGCACATTGTCGTTCTCAAGCGTGTTAGTCATTAACGACTGGTCTTTTAGTATCGTTATATCCGTCCTAACGAAACTCGCGTTTACCACTGCACGCGCCGCTGTTAAAGTCGCTTTGTCCTCATCCGACAAAGACGACTCGTCACCCTTACACTTGTCTCGCAAGTCCTTTATCGACTTACAAGCGTTTGATACCTCTGCTAAATCCTTTCCAGACAACGCAGAAGTGTTTAACACATAAACCTTTGCAGAAGTCAGTATCGTATCTAGCTTATCTCCCGCAGAAGTGCTTGATGCGTCCTTATTTGCAAATATCTCAAATCCCTTTGATGTGTCATCCGCTCCTAGCTTCTCTGGTACTACAGAGTGACCGTGCGACTTCCACATCTCATACTTTCCAGACTCGTCTTTTTCAGCCCAATCCCCATTCGCGGTCGAATGCACAATGAAATTCTTGATTAGATTTATCTTATCCTGTGTAAGCTGTTCGTCTCCACTCCCGTCAAGCTTCGCTATCTTTCCGACATTGCTATCTATCTCGTTAAAGATATTCTCTTTCATCTGCGCGGAAACCAATCCCGCGCCCGCAAGCGTATTTAACTGCTCTTTATTCCAGTCTACCCTAGACTGAATCGTTGTACTATACGAATCAAGCACATCTCCGATAGACCCAGAACACGAAGTTAGCATAACCGAGCCTAACATAACTCCTAGGCTCATAAACACCCGCCGAAAAGGGCTTCCTGCCCCCTTACCCTTTCTCTTACTCACTGAAACGCCCTCCCGCTTAAAAAGACCAAACTTTGCCTTAAACTCATTCCCAGAATAAACTAATGGGTACTGCTTGCATTCTAATATCTTTACCACTATTAAACAAAGATAAACGGCAGACAAATTATCATGCCCGCCGTCTACCTTATTATAACCGTTTATCCCCTTAATTCAAAATCTTGAAGCCTTGTAGTAGCGGTATAACAAACTTCGCTACAATCGCAACTATCTTCCCAGAACCCAGTGTTAGCAGTCCAACGATAACCCCTAGCTTTAGTAGCGTAATTCCTCGCTTCTTAATATACAGCCTAAGTGCTGACTTCTCCCCAGAGCTGACCGCCGATTCCTCAACCGCTGATACTGCATCAAACGATATAAACCGAAGCTTAAACCTACTAGTGTCTCGCTCCCCAGACCACTTCCTCGCAAACCCACTCTCCCGAAATACAGGGGATGTGACATAAACAACATCTAGCCCTGTCACTAAGAAAGTTAGGAATACAACAAGCACCAGCAAGATTCCAAACACAAAGCCGAAAAACCGCTGCACCATTAGCTCTGCTGAATAAACCGACTCGTAGTTAAAGCTATTCGCTACATCCCCGTAGTTGTCTATCTCAAACGGCACAAGCTGTCACCTCACAGACCAAGGAACATGACTAATCCGCTACTTGCCGCAGAACCGCCGCCAAATGCACCAGCCAGAAGGTTAATAAATCCGCTAACAAGCCTTACACCGATAGCGATAAGCAATCCGACCTGTCCAGTTATGAAGATATACAAACAAATACCAAGCATTAGTAGTGCAGGTATACGCTTTGTTGTATACTTTCCGATAGCACTTCCCTTAGCCTCGCCTGTATCCTGTGCCTTAACTGCCGCAAGCGCCTCGTCACTGATAAACCTAAAGGTGTTTCCACCACCCTCCGTGCCTCTCGACATACCGCCGCCGCCTTCAAAGTGACTGTCCAGAAACGACCTTGCAAACGGAGTCGTAACATACAGTATGTCTACACCCGTAATCAGTGAGGTAAGAAGCATTGTTACCACCACCAATATACCGACAATCGTCTGCACCAGCGGTCTAAAACCACCAAGCGCCACCGTAGCACTCTCTGTATCTGCCTGCAAGTTAAGCGAGTTACTTATCTTGCCTATCTTATCCTCTACGCCCTTTGCCGACTTATCCGAAGCCGCCGCACTCTCTGCCGATACCTGACTCGAAAACGCCGAATAAAGACTATCCAGCGAACCCTGCGAGACACTGTAAGTGTGACCGCCAAGCGTCACATGCACCGTACTACTTAAGCCCGCCGCCTGTGCCTCTGCATCAGACGAGTAAACGCCGCTTATCGTCTTGCCGTTTACCGTATACGCGCCGTCACTATACGAACCCTTGTCTCCCGACTTGTTGTAAATTGCCTCGACATCACTCTTACTATACGCCAACGCTGTCACTGGCGCGACCGAGGATGCGAGGAAAACCGATGCCATGAGTGCCACGGCAAACCTCTTTATGCCCATATCATATCCCCACTTTCTCTAATAGCGGATAGGCTAACGCAAGCGCCATAAACACTGCGTTAAACACTATCGTTACCCTGTAAACTGTTTCCTCCCAGATGCCGCCCGTATTGAACTTCATGTTCTTAAGCTTAAGAGCAACACCCAGAACTGTTAAACCCGCAACCAACAATATAGTTGCTACCGTCTTTGACTCTGGTATAGGTAGCATATATGCCGACCCACTAAGCAAGATTAGCGTAACCGAAATCAAAAGATTCTTTAGCATATTCGCTCTCTTCGGAACAAAGGCTACCTTACTCTTCTTCGTAAAGGCAAATAGCCTTACCCCGTCAAGCGTTAGCATATCTGCAAACAAGTGGCTAAACCACCCAGACCAAAAGCCAAGTACTATCAAGATAAACACTGTCCTGTTTGACTCGTCTAGCCTAGCATTTAACTGTAACGCCACGATTAAACTAATTAGCCATATATCCCAGCTATGCGTCTGCCAACTCCTATGCCTACCGCCAGTTAAGTGAATTATCTTGTTGATTACAAAGTTTATTGTTGTCTTTTCTTTCACATTCTGCCATATGTGGTCTACATCTGGAAACAACGCCCCCTGCTTTCCACATACAAGCATTACTATTAAGTTCACATAATAGCCTGTCTGACTAAGATGTAACTTATACACCAGAAAGTTTGCAAGTATCACGAAGCATACCGCAAACTCCCTGTGCGTCCTGTAGGTCATTCTCTGTCACCCCGTTAAACAAGCTCCTTTATCTGCTTTATCAGCACATTCTCCGATGACGCGATTAGTTTCTCCTGCGGAGAAGGCTCGCTTGGAAGGAAATCACTTAGCTCGTAAAGCGGAGTCGTGACCCTTGACGATGCCGTTACACTAACCCTTGCACAAGTTCCCTCTGTTCCGTCCTCCCTCGTGCATCTCGCTATCCTTGGCTCAAACGAACACCGCCCGATTAATGTCGCTTTCTCGCCTCGCTTTAGAGAGTCTACAATCGAGTCTGTCTCTCCCTTTAACACACACCGTATAATATCCTCTGATATTCCCGTCCTACGCTGTATATCCGTTAAACGCTCTTCTACTGTCATACCTATTCACCCCCTCTTAAAAGTCTACCGTCTTATTCCGTATCTCGTAACTACGACCGTCCTTAACCACTTCGTACTCTGCCATCTCGGAATCGTACATAGCCGCGTCCAATCTATCTAGGCTCGCATCCTCTGCTGTCACTACAACGCTCGCTATGTCTTTATCCATTAGCAAAAGGCTTACCGTCTTTAAGTCTGCCGTTAAACGCGCCCGAAACAAACTGTCCGACTGCATCTCCTGTACTTCTGCTTTGCGCCGCTTCTTCCGCTCACGCTCTACCCTGTCCTTATTCCGCATGACGGACTGTAGTCGCTCAAACATATTTACTCCTTACACTGCGCCGATAGCCTTTAATAACCACTCGCCTGCGCTAACCAGTATACTGCCTAATGCAAAGCCTATCTTTGGCATGATACCCGTTAAATTAAGTGTTATCAGTATCGGAACGATAAGTAGCTCCTTTACCTTCGCCTTTAGATAATAGCCGTACTTACCCTTGCCGACACTTAGCGCCTCTAAAGCGTCATTCGACACCCAACAATGACCGCCCTGCTGTCCGTTACCCATAGACGAGCCGCCAAAACCACCCATTCCACTGTTGCCGCCGAAACCGCCCATGCCGCCAAACGAACTGTTACCGCCAAAGCCGCCCATACCGCCGCTATTACCCTGCGCGGAGGCTGTCTTGCCGCCAGACAGAATGCTACCAAGACGCTCTGGCGAACCCAAATACAGTAAATCAAGCACAGTCATAACTGGAATCAAAAAGATGATGAAAAAGCTTATTAACTGTACTAGCTTCCCGATAACCCCGCCGAGCGTCCTGTTTGCGTAGGAAATTGCACCCGTATCTGCTGTTAGGTTGATAGAATCCCCTAACTGTCTCGTTACATCGCTTCCCTTTGCATCTGGAGTAAACTCTGGCAAACTCCCCTGCTTACTCTGCCCGCCCGCTACCGTTTCCGTTACAGCGCTCGTGTTACTCGTGATTTCATCGAGTGACTTCGCCGCATAGCTCGGAATCGTTGCGAAAAGCGCTAGGCTTAAAGCAAGTATCGCCACAAATCTGCCTCTTTTCACGGAAAATACCTCTCTTTCCATTATATTATTTTCTCGCACGAAACATAGCTTGGTTCGTTTGCTGGTAAACAACTCTTTATTACATACAAAAAGGACGGGCTTCTTACCCGTCCTTATAACTCTTATTTCTTCCCTTTTCACTTCCCGAGCTTTGACATGAAATCTCCGATAAACTCTTCGTCCGTTAGCTTCCTGTCATGCTCGCTCTCACTTATCTCTTCCTCTTCGTCATCCTCATCCCCAAACAAACTAGCTGAACTTACATTGCTCACTTTTACTAACTCTCTACCAAATACCGAGGCTAATACCCCGCTATTTAGCTCTGTCTCCCGTATCGTGTCAAGCGACTCGTCACGCTTCTTTGCTATCCCCTCCGCAAACTTCTTTAACCCATCGTCATTCTCTTTCGTAGCCTTTGATACCTTCGCCGCCTCGTGCGCCGTTAAAAGCTTTATCTTCCCGATTCTCATGCCTGTCGTTAGGATTAGCAACTCGCCTAAGACTGACTTATCCGTGTCCGCTGTGTAAGTCTTAAGCGTATACTCCATTATCTGACAAAGCGTGTCTATCTCGTCTACATTATACTGCTTAAAGAATGACACTGCCTTAGAGACAAACTTTGAAGTGTAATTATCTAACCCTACTCCGTAACTTAGCCGTATACAGTCTAAAACAAACCGCACCAACCCACTAAAAAATGCCCCTATCTCTACATGCTCGCTCTTTACCTTGTCAATAAACGAAAGCAACGCCTCTTGGCTCTTGTTCGCCGCAGTGAAATACTCGAAATACAAATCTGTATTTACCGACCCCGACCGCTCAAGCACATCCGAAATCCGTATCTCATGCCCTACAGACTTTACCAAGTCCTCTAGCATCTTGATACTCTCTCTCGGATTACAGTCATTTACCGTTGCTATCCGCTTTACCGCCTCTGTTCCAATACTTACGCCCTCTGCCTTACAAATAGAAATAAGCCTATGCACTAAATCGTCTAAATTCGCGTTCGTTACATGAACCTTTACACTTAAACGACCTAAGATAGTCTCTAACATCTTCTCTTTGTTTGTCGTACAAAGGATATAAACCTCGTAACTTCTCGGCTCTTCTAAGCGCTTTAACAGAGCCGACTGCGCACTCTGCGACAGCTTATGGCACTCGTCTATTATACAAATCTTATACTTTGACCCGATAGGCTCATTCCCCATCTCGTCCATAAGATTCGCTACATCCTCTTTGCCTGTATTTACGCCAGCGTCTATCTCAATCACAGAGTCTAACCTAACAGACCCGTCACCATACAACAGATTCTCGTTCAAATCCGTACACGACCCACACTTATTACAAGCATGTCCGTCTACCTTATGCTCACAAAGCATCTCCTTTGCGATTAAACGCGCAAGCGTTGTCTTTCCAGAACCCCTAGTTCCCTCTAAAAGATATGTCTGTGCATACTTTGACGGGTCTGAAAGCCTCGGCATTATCTGCTTCTTAATCGCTTCCCCCATATAGTCGTCTAATGTCGCAGGACGATACTTTCTGTCCCAAGATAAACTCCTCTCGTCCAAAACCATTGCCCTCCTTAAATAGAATCTTGCTCTATATAGTCACAGGGTACTGAAAGATATATATCAAGTATTTCTCTACTTCTTTACAGAGAAAAGTCGCTGGGCTTTTCTATCAGCCCAACGACTTTATACGACCTTATCCTCTCGTTACTTTCCTGTTTTACTTAGCTCTTTAACTGCACCTTCTTTAATCTTACTCTCAACCGTACTTACCACGCCCTGCACCGCTAAACCGTACTTCTTCGGGAGCGTAATACTTCGATATGTCCCATCCTGCATCGTAAATATTACTCCTACACCGCCCTCTGGCTTTGTAAACTCCGCTTTCTTTATGTCGGCTATGTTAAACTCTTCGTTCTGTAAAGTAAACTTACCATCCTTGTAGTCAAAGCCTATTTCCTTCTTCACATTCGCTATCGTTGCGCTTCCAATCGTCAATATAACCGCTACCACCGCGCAAAGGACAGCCATCTTTACAAGCTTAATGACAAACCCAAGCACACCTAGCGCTACCACAATCACTATCGCCGCAATCCACACTTTTCTGTCAATCGAAAGCAAAAACTCCATTCTCTATCCCCTCTCGGTGATTTCTCTATAAACTGGAAATACCTAGCCGCTCTGGACTAGGTATTTCCCTCACTAGTTAGCTCCTAATGTCAAGCCTCGATGCTTGCGCTCTTCGCAATCAGCTCGCGGAGATAGTTAGCCGCCGCGCTCGGCTTAGAAACCTTCGCTTTCTGGCTGTTACGCTTTCTGCTACCGCTCTTCTTGTTGTAAGACGGGTCATTCAGATAGCCGAACGTGTCAACATGCTCGACAACAACCCACTTCGTCTTGCCAGTAGCCGCGTCCTTTTCAGGTACAGAGATGTTCTTCTTGTAGTTGTCGTCCTGCACGCTGAAAGTACCTCTGTTCATTTTGACATACCACTTGGAAAGTCTCGTAATCAGAGCCTCGTCACCGACCGGTACGCCCTCTGCAGCAAGCTTGCTGAAGCTCTTTGCACACATAATGAAGTTCTTACCACGGAAGCTATACTCGATACGAGCCATAAGCTCCGTAGCCGCCCACTTTGGCAGAATCATCTCCTGTCCCGGCTGTGCGGTCACACTCACGATGTCTCTGTTCCAAGAGCCATCCTCGTGCTTGGTACTCTTGAAGGTTCTGTAAGTAATCGGGGACTCGCCAACATTCTTGAACTTATAACCGACAATATCGGAAGTGCTGGACACGCCATGCTTGCCGTCCGCACCCTTCTTCACCTTGTCCCTGTTCTGCATGCCGCCCTTATCGCCATATGCAACGACACCAATGCACTCGATGTCGTCACTGCGCGGGTTGTCAATCGCCTCACGGAATGCCGCATCGGTCGTATACTTCTTTGTAAACTGTGCCTTAAGAGCGTCATAAGCCGCATCATCAGCACTCTTAGAAGAAGTAGGGGTCTCCTCAAGCTCCTCCGTTGCTTCGACAGTTGCGGAAGCATCCTCCGTAATCGGGTCAAATGCGCTAAGTGCGCTGTTGTCGCCAGTTGCCTGTAACTTGTTGATTGCGTCCATAGTTATATCTCCTCTCAAATGCGAAATGTGATTGATGAACAGCCACCTGCTCACCGCTTATACGACAATTATAGGCGATAAGCTTGCGTAAGTCAAGCAAATAGCCACAAAAATTTTGCAAAAGCCAGAATTTTTCTCCGATAAACCGAGCTGACCTCGATTTACTGAACGACTGTTAAACTTTCACCTTAAAATTTCCCAGCACGACCCGATTCACCCGCCCTAAAACCAAATCTGCCTCGCTATGCGCTAACCAAAACCAAATTAAAAGAGGGCGACCCCTACTCTGTCCCCCTCTCTAGCTCTTAATAACTTATATCTCCCACTATCGTATAGTCGTTTAGCTTCGCAATCCTATACTTGACCGAAAAACTGTCCCCGACCGCTAACTTCTCTGCCTTGCTATACGGTATCTCAAGCTCGTATGTCCCAGATAAACCACTGATGCCTCCTGTCACTACAGCTTTCACCGTTTTCTCCCCTGTCTTGCTGTCCTTCACATAGGCTTTAATCGAAGTCACCGTGAAATCTCCGTTTATTACATTGCTAAACGCTAACTCACTTAACTCTATCTCATCCCAACCCCCATCCGTTAGCGACACTCGCCTTACAGGGGCTTCCGTAGAAGATTCTGCCTTGGTCTCCTGCTTCTCTCTGTCACTACCCTCCTCTTCCCTGCGGCTCTCTTTTTCGCTCTGCGTACTCGTCTCTGTCTCGACCGCCGTCTTTATGCTCGCTGTCTCCCGCTTTCCACTACTCTTACTAATTCGTGTAATGACCCCAGCTATCATTAGCCCACCTAGGATAATGATAACCCCTACAACTCCTAGGATAAACGCTCGCTTCTTCTTGCCGTCCTCGTCAAAGTCGTTATCGCCCCCAGAGTTCCCTAGGCTATCGGGGTTTATCGTTAGCGGAGCGCTATCGTCTCCCCCAAGCGAAAAACCGCTGTCGCCCTCGGAACTGTTGTCGCTCCCAAACGAAAACATGTCATCGTCTGCCTCGGGGCTGTCCTCTGTCCCAAAACCAAAGTCATCAAGCCCTAAGTCGTCATCAAAATTCGCCATTTTGTCCCCTCTTAAGCTACCTAGCTTCGCTCATAAACGCCTTTAAGCCACCCTCTTAAACCCAGAGCAACCGTTCCTTCACCCTACCCTGCATCGTCTTACAAAGGCTCTTACAAAGCGCACTATCGCTATAAAGCGTCCCGTCTGCTACCGATAATAGCTTATCCCCTTTTACCGTTACCTCGACCTCACGCTTCCCATAGTCAATAACCCAGTTGAATATCCCGATATACCCGAGGTCTCTTAAAGATACCACACTCTTTAGATACTTCTTCCCGACTTTATCCTTAACTACTAGCTCCTCTATGTCGGAAACCGTTAGCATATTCTGCGATAACTCTGTGTAAATGTCTTTCCCCGTTAGCCTAGCCCCTATCTGACGGCAAAAGTTGTAGCTATCAAAGTCTTTCAGTAACCTTACTAGGCTCTCGTCCCGAATAAACTCTGCGTGCTTATAGTAAACAGGAACTTTTGCACAGCAACCCTTACTTAGCCGTATCTCGACACTTTCATAGTCCCAGTCAGACACATCGCACACTTCCCCGTCAGACCACCGTAGCATGACCCGTATCGCTTTCCCGCTTGGCTTACTTATTACTGCGTTTATGCTCTGTAATGCCGTAAGCTCTTCCTCAAGCTCTGCAATACGCTTATCTATCTCCTCTTGCGTGATAGTCTCTAAATCTCCCCGTATCACTAGCCGCTCGTGATTCTTGTTGTGAATAAACTCAATTATCACCGCGCACTTCCCGCGCCTAAGAACTAGCCTTACATCTGCCGCGTTAATACAGCTTATCCTACACACGCCCTCACTGCCGTTTAACTTCTCTATATACTGCTTTAACTCCCCCTCGCTCATCTTGTCCCCTTACTCATCAAAATCTTCTGCCGTAAACCATGTCCTGCAACGCTCTATCTCGCCTGTCTCGTAGGAAAGCCGTACAATGTCGTGACGGTTCTCTCCCTCTATCAGTAAATACAGATACTCATTGTCCGAGGAGTAAATGCTTAGATAGTCTGGAAAATACTCAAATCCCTCTGTATCCATAAGCACTATCTCTTTGCTGTCCATAAACTCCCGTAACTTGCACTGATAAAGCCTACCCGCAAGCACATAATAAACTAAATCGCCTCTCACGATTCCTCGCGCCTGCACATTCGTCACTGACCTATCATATGTCCCTGCCTTTATCATCTGCTTAAAGACACTTCCAAGCCCCGCATACTCCTCTTTGGAAAGCTTCTCCTCTTCCCCGTAAAGCGCGTTCTCACTGTCGTCCAACAGAGCATCCCCTAAACTGTCAAGATACGGACTCTTCTTGTAGAAGTTTACCCAGTATAATGGCAAATCTCCACTCATCTGATAAACTTCTCCGTCCAAATCCTTAGTCTCGACAAGACCACTCTCCTCAATGCCCTTTACATACGCCTCTAGGCGATAAATGTCGTCCGTTCCGACATCTACCAGCGTCCCCTTCTCGATTGATATAGTTGCTCCGACTTTATGGAAGTTCAGCATCGTCTTTAACTCGCGAAGAAGCGTCTCTATGTCGCCGCAAGCGTCATAAAACTCGGGATAAAAAATCTCGTAAAAATCTGTCGTGTCGCCGTCCTCTAAAATTGCGTTCACACACCACAGAAACTCTTCATACCCTGCATCTTCTGAATAATCGTCCAGATACTCGTCAACAAACTCAAATCCAGACAAGTCACGCACAATATCGTAAGTCCCACCGATAAACCTAACCCCGCAGTCGTCCGATAGCTTAATGACTAGGCTGTTCCCCTTTATCGCAATCTTTCCAGAATACTCCTCGTTCACCCCGACAAGGCACTCCAAAATCGCTACATACTTAATCGGCTCTTCAATCGCATAGAGCGGATAGGGGAAAGAGTAGTATATCTCTCTATAGGCAGTTACCGCCGAATCTAGACCCTCAATACCAGAATAAACCTCGCCGTTTATGCTGTTCTCCACGAGGTCTCTCCGTAACTTTCCCGCCTCCGCAAGCTCAAAGAGTTCAACATCCACCGATACCTCTTTCCCGTTTATAACCTTCTTCATGCGTCCCTCCTGTACAAGACAAAACTTAAATCTTTATCATGCCCAACGCCTACGCGCCGATACCCTGCACTCTCCGCAATTTGACCCGATGCCACGGATAAACTTGAAGCCCGTATCTCTAGGTGATACCCTCTCTCAATAAGCATATCGGAGAGAAACTTTACGACCTCTTCCCCATAATGCCGCCGCCTATAGGACGGCATTATCCAAAAGCCTAACTCTAAATACTCACCTCTCCGATACACCGACACATTCCCGACAAACTCCCGCGTTACCGTACACACGATTGCAAGCCGTACCCCGTCCTTACTTCGCTTATCGAAACTCTCTTGATTATCTCGAACATAGGCACGCGCTATAGACTCGACTTCGCTCCCCTTAACGCTTCCACCGCCCATAACACGCAAGTCCTCTCCATGCCGCATAAACTCTTCGACATAACGGGCATAGTCGCTTCGATACCGCGTTAATATGAGCCTCGGCGTTACCAAGTCCCCGTATAGCGCTTTATCCATGCGACTTATCTGCTCCTGTGTCCTTACTCTCCATAAGCCTGCTTATCCAGCCGTCCAGCATCGCATAAACACTGTCTACAGGGTCGCTCTTAAATAAACGCTTTCCCGTAGCCGTAACGCTTTCCTCTCTCTTCGGTGGCTCTGGAATTATGCTCTCTTCCTCTGCGCCATCTTCGCTGTCCCCAAAGTCTAGGCTTAAATCATCCTCGCCTGCGCTACTCTCTATGTCACTCATAGAGAGCTTCTTACTTGCGCTATGTGCCTTAGCACAAACCCCCTTTAACTCCTCGATAATTGCCGTTAAACTCTTGCTATCCCCGTCACAGTCCTCTACCTTATCGCAATAATACCCGTAAACTTCTTCCGTTAGCTTACTCTCGATTCCATCCAGTAAACTATATGCCCTATCCTCTAGGTTCATTTTGAAAACCCCCGTTTACTCCGAGCAGACTCCCCTATCCGTCTGCTCTTTACTTTCCGTCTTTGCCCTTATCGCTATACTTACTTGCTTTCTCTCGCTCTAACAGCTCACGCATTCTCTCTTTCTCTGCCATTAAATGCTCCCTGTATGTCCCTAGAACAAGTACTAAGCATATTAGAAGCACTACCGCCGAGGCTATCTTTATAACTCGCATCGTCTTTGCTTTCTTTGCCTCTTTCTCGCTGTTACGCTCGCTATACTGTGCCTCCTTGTCTGAACCGTTTCCAGTCATCTTGCCATCCAGCTTCTTATACTCGATTACATTGCCGTCCGCATCCGTAGCCGTTATCGTGTTGCCATCGTCACTCATACTGCCCTCTGTGACTCGACTCTCACCGTTCCCTGCGGTATCCCCCTGTAACGCTACTTCCTTGTATGCCGCTGTCGAAGTATCTCCATTTGCGACATAATAAATCGAAGAATCTTGCGTATAAACCTCTCCGCTATCGTCCGTTACCTTGACCGTCACGCTAAAGTCTCCTGTGCTGACTCCCTCTAGCCCAGATAAACTTACTGCTATGTCTGTATTGCCTGTGCCGTTCCCGCTAGCAACCTCTTTCCCCTCGTGCGTTACGCTATACTTATACGGAAATGCACCTAAATCGTCTGTACCCTTCCGTGACCTGTGCGCATTTATGATTAGCCCGCCATCAGAAGAACCGTATATATCCGCATACAAGTAGTTTGAACCCGCGTCATCCGCTACCGCCTCGTCTTTTCCAAGCTTATACTCATTTGCATCCGAGGACGCGATAAACGCTACATTCGTGTTATTCGCGTTGTCAAACTCCAACTTCCATGTCCCAACTTCCTTGCCGTCCAGCGTATACTTCCGCGCTAAAGCTGTGTTGCTCTTTAAGTCAAGACCTACCAAATTACTGCCGTCATACACCACACCGCTTGGCGAAGTCAGCTTAAACCCTGCTCCCGCATCGTCCGACATCACTATTACCTCTATCGGACTCGCCGCAGTTATATCATACTCCTCCGTAACTGGCTCTGCATATGCTAACATACTGCACGATACTGCCATGAGTACAGAGGCAAGTACAACTCGTATTGCTCTATTTCCCATTTCTACTCCTCTTCTCTTAAATCCCCTAAAACGAAAGGGGCAAAGCCTTTCCGTGACTTTACCCCCTCCAGATACCTTAGTTCAAATCCATGACCGTATTGTTACTCATGTAGTAAAGCCGACTCTTAAATGCGTCATTCAGCCCGCTCACCGTTATGTCTACCCCGTTAAACGAACCGATATAATACGCTTTGTCACTTCCCATCGGCGCGGCGCTCATTCGATACTGCACTGTCCTTGTCTTATCCTTGTCACCAGAGATTATATCTCCGTGGCTCTCAAGCTTTCCAGACAGCTTCGTATCCGCTACCTCCGAACGATTATTCGGCTTACCGTTTCCGTCCGTAAATCCAAGTTGCGCCCTGCCAAGTGTCTCCACAACCTCGATTCCGTCCTGCGCCTCGTAATACCAACGAACTCCGTTTCTATCACTACCCCTTGCTTTGTCCAAAGACTTCACAAAGTTCGTGACAAACTTTGTCCGCTCATTTACATTCCGAACCTCACTGTTTCCAAGCAATCCGTCTCCTGTGTCCGCACTACTCGTGATATTCGTACTAGCTATCTCCTGCCCGTCCTTCGTTACGACAACTCTTAAGCCATTATGCAATACATCACCCGTTAAATCGCCGTAAACCCGATAAACATGCTGTTCAAAGACTCCCGTATTCGTTCCCGCTGTCGCCGTCTGCTTATCTACAACCGACATCTGCGCTCCGTTACCGTCCGTCTTTCCGACCTTTAAGTAATACTTACTGTCCGCTCCGTTCTGCAAGTTGTTACCGCCAAACGACTGCACGGGATTGATACCCGATACCTTTGTCTCTGGCTCTGCTGTGCGGATTCCATCGTCTACCCACTTCTCGACTTGATACTTCTCTAAGGTCGATACCATGTCGTTATAGAACTTTGCACCGTCTGCCTTCGCTACCGAGGTCGTCTTTACGCTATCTTTGTCGTTCCCGACTAAAGTTGCCTTTAATTCGTCAGGTATACTCACTTGAAGCGTCCTAAATCCTACCCAAACCTCTGGCGTGTTTGCCTTGTCCGTTGATGCCGACCGCAACTCTATCGTAGCACCGCCTGGCAATAAGTTTTCTGTCGCAGGTCTTATGCCGTTTGCCTCAAGTACCTTCTTCGCACGCTCGTGTATACTCCACTGCTCCGAAGCTAGGCTGATTCCGTATGCGTTATCGCTTCCCTTTGAGTTATAAACGCCTGTCTCTACAGAGAAGTTGTCTAGCACCGAACTCGTGTTACTCGATGTAATAAACGCACTCTCATTTCCTGCGCTACTGTGGTCGTATGTGTCTGACTTCTGGAAATACATCTTGTGATACGGGAAAAACTCGATAAACTGCTTGCCGTCTGCCGCGTAGCTGTTATGCAAGTTGTAGTTCTGACCGAAGATTCCAAATGCTCCCGCACCTGCACTCGACTTCTCTGCACCCTTACCAGCGTTTCCGACAAATCCATACGCGATTACATTGTTATCCCTACTATACAGCGCGTTTAGATATGCTAGATTCGGGACTTCCGATGCCGTATAACTCGTTAAACCGATTGGTCCGTGGTAGTGTCCTCTATCATTCTGCACTCTGCGCTTCCGTATCGGGTCATTCTTTCCTACATACTGATAAAGCGTCTTAAACGAGTCATTAAACGCATACTGCGCGGAACTCTCGGGCAGTAATCTGCCGCCGCCATAAACTGCGTTCACATTGTCTACGCCTATCTTACTGATTAGACCTTCGTTATTCTGATGATTGGAAGAACCGCTGATTAAACCGTTCGGATACGCCGTAAGCCTATCCTTCGCCTTATCTCGATACACCGTAAACTGCATATTCGGAGCTAATCCGTTACTCGCTACAAAACCTAGCGCTCTCGAACTTCCCTCGTCCGATACCCGTCCTGTCTCTATCGTCTTAAACTCGCCGTCCGTTCCGACAAACGAAGTTGCACCGTAGTTGAAGTTGTTTCGGATATTAAACGCCCAATCCGCGTCTACTATCGTGCTATACCAGTGGCACTCGTAGTGGTCTATATGCTCATCACCGTCATCATCGTAATGCGACCGCTCTGGCATTGTTCCATGCTCGTCTGGAATGTTCCATGTGTGCTTAATCTCTCTTGCTACCGCCAAATCCGTTAAACGGAAAGTGTGCGCTATCTCACTCTGCATGAGCTTTAGCGGCGCTGTCTCCTCGACCTTACTCACCGTATAGTGAATATAAATCGTGTGATGACTCTCTGGTACTGGAATTACCTCGCTATTACCGTCATTTCCGTGCGTATTCGTTATAACGCTACTCCAAGGCGTTCCACCGTCCAAACCATTAAACGGCTCGCCCTCGGTCGTACGGGTCTTATCAATAATAAACCCGCCCTCGCCGCCGTTATAGTTCGGCACGCGCTTTATCTTCTCTATCGTTGTCGGCTTTAACTGATTTCCGTCTGCATCCTCATAAACCTTTACAACCCACACAGGGTCATAAACCAGTCTTACATACAGCACATCGTTATCTTCTAGGCTCGTTGTCGTAGTACCCGTGCCTGTCTGCTTATTCGGAATCGAACCCTTTATCGCGCCATAGTCATTTACACCCGCTGAACCGTTTCCGCTTGACGGGAACTTATCTACATTCGATGTGAACCAGTTATCGACCGTATACTCTTCCTCGTCCTCTATCTTAATCGGGGACACCGTATTCACACGAACTTGCGTATCCTCGTAAATAAACGAGTTTGCACCCGCTTTCCGAGCATATATCTTTACTATCTTCTTGTTCGGATTCGGGTCTTGCGTTGGGTCGCTTAATGGGTCGTTATTCGGGTCGGGCGCTGGCGCTCTATGATACCCGTTTCCGCTACTGCTACCAAAATTCTTACTGTCAAATGTGTGCGTTGCTGGCGTTTTCGGCTTAAAGAACTCGCCCTTAAAAATGAACACCGAATAGCCGTTCTCCTTCGCGTTATTATTCGCACCCAGCGAATACAAGCTCCACAAATTTGAGTTAGGCGTATAGTCTATCGTATGCGCCCCTTGGCACTGATAAACCCCTAAATCAGTATCGTCCTTATCCACCATCATGGTCGTGATTCCAAGTGAACCCGTTCCCCAGTCTGGTCCAACGGAACAGTCGTGGATTACTGAATCTGGATAACGGTTTTCCTTTAACTCCTCGTAAGCAAACTTTGAGATATAAGAAGCCGTTCCGTAAGTTACCGCATTGATGTAATTCTCGTGAAGAGTACCTTTTTGTGCAATACGCTCTGGATTAGTTGTCAGTATCTCTGGAACATACCAGTATATTGGCTCTACAATGAGGCTATACTTGTACTCTATCATTGCGTCTGCAAGCCCGTACTTTGTTCCATCAGCCTTCGTAGTGTTAATCTTTTCTTTTCCAGGTGCGCTAGGTAATAGCTCAAATAGTGACATACCACCCATAGCCATATTGCCTTTATTATCATGCAATGGAACAGGAAAGTCGAGTAAATAAGTTGCAATATTAACATCGCTCTGTGAACCGTCAGTATATTCTACATTCGCGGCGAAAGCCTTTTTAAGAGCTACACCACCTGGTAAAAAATTTCCGTCACTATTTAGATAGGACGGTATCGTCATTCTTCTTAAAAGAGCGTCTAAACTATCCCTCTTAACTGATTTACCAATTAGTCCAGAGCGATACTCAATTTCAAGCCCTAGATAATAATTAAACTCTGCTCTTGGAATCATCACTGTCTGTACAACACCGTACCGTCCATTATGCGGCGCAACTCCAGAGTTTACCCCAGCAGACCAGCTAATCCCAGTATACGGCTCGGTTTTAATTCCGTTAGAATACTGAAAGCGCTCGCGCTTGTTTCCTCCCTTTTTCCAGCCTATCCAATCAATAAACCGAGAAGTATACTTACCTATCTCGGTCTCGCTACCAGAATAACGGTTAGAAACGACCTCGCTCCCCGCTCCAAAACTAAAGTTACTTAACAGCCTACTCGGAACATAGTTTACTATATCAACAGAATTTGCCACTCTATCCCCGTTCTTATCAACGATAGATAAACGAATGCCTTGGTTCTGCGGATAAGCATGGAACTTTGCCGCGTAGTTCGGGTCGTTTCCTGCGGCAACGCCACCATCCGAATCGGCGTTTACTCCTAAACCCCCTGCCGCAAACGCGGTGACTGGAACGGCTACAGTCACCGCAACGGCTAGGGCTAAAGATAAACCCTGCTTTAATACTGTCTTTATCCTGTTAAACATTAGTCACCTCAATCGTTTGCACGATAAGACTCAAGATACTTCTGAAACTCTGGGGATGCCCATGCACGCTTTGCATTTTCAAGGTCTTGCTCTTGTAATGCTCTAATTGAATCGTCCACATCCTTACCTATTGAGTCATCTGAACTTGTATCCGTTATCACCGCGTTGTTCTGCTGTTGTATACTCTCTGCTATCTGACCGTACTCACTTGCTGATAAACCCTGCTCGACTGTTGGAATGTTCTGTGCTGGCTCGGTTAGATTCTTACCGTCCGCGTCTGTCTCTGCGTAAGTCTCTGGCGCTGAGGCTTCGGTACTTGCTTCCGTCTCGTCATAAGCCCCCATTCCTAACCCTGCTGTTGACTTAGACTCCTTCTGAACCCCAGTGTCAAGCTCGTCTGTATTAAAACCGTCACCCTCAACTGTTTCAGTTAAAACCTCCGAGGATTGTTCAACAGAACTTTTGGTTACAGCGTCACCTTTACTTGAGGTAACTGACTTCCGCGCTCGTATAGAACTAAGCATAAACAAAACTACGATTATAACAAATGCGCCAGCCACTCCAGCAACAATTACTTTCTTATTCATCCCTTAAACCCCATATACCACGCATACTTACTCCGTCAATGAATCACAGACTTACCCAAAAGCGGGTTGTAATCCTTTAACCTGTCATTCCCTTGCATGTTATTTCTAACTGCATCCCAGTTAAACTCACTGCTACTTGCGGCATTATTATTCAATGTGTAGTTCCCGTCCTGCGCGGTGTCTACATTTGCTGGCGGGATGTCCTCCATCCGCTTCGGGGTATCCTGCGCCGCCGTGTTCGTGTTATACGAAGTGTTACCGCCGAGGCTGTCTACATAAGTAAGCGTACCCGAAGCCGTGTTGTAGACATAGTAGTTACCACTGTCCTTTATCGCCCTGTCGTTCTCTGCGTCCCCCATTAACGCGCCCTCGGGATTTCCAGAACCCGCCGTCCACGCCTTAATCGTGTGACCGTTAAACGACTCGCCGTTCCGAATCATATGACCGTAACGACCATCGTGCTGATTCGACAGGAGATAGCTATAACCGCCGTCACTTATCAGACCCGTTTTCATGTTACCCTGCGCGTCCATGTAATACCAGTCGTTCGTTGCCTCATCGCGTACCCAGCCAGTAGCATAGCTACCGTCTGCTCTCCGATACTTCCAGTTGTAGCCGTCAGACGACTCCCAATGCGCGTTCGCGGAAGGCTGTGCCACCGCAGGAGTCTGCGCCGCCGCTAAAGACGACCTGTTCACCTTCATTATCGTGGACGCATATGCGTCAAACTCTCCCATCGTAAATGTCGCGCCCGCCGCCGCAAGCGTTAGCATCAGTGACAGCGCCGAAATACGGATGGTGTCCTGCTTATTCTTCATATCTGTTTCCTCCTAATTTGCAGATTCTTTTATATGCGCGAAAAACTTGCCCGTGTACAATGCTTGGTATAGTAACTCATAAAACACTCACCTCTATCTGGAAGGGTTCCCAGTCGTCTACTTGATGCTGAAAGATTTCCCGCATCCGTCCCTCAAGCTCCTCTAAACTTAAACCTGACATATACTCTTTACTCGCCTCTAAGATTAACTCATCGTGCCTAGTATAATATAAACTAAGCCCCTCCGCTATACCCTCTGTCTCAAAATGCTTTACCAATAAACTCAATATATCCGAGCCTGTCCCCTGCACAGGATAATCCATTAACTGCCTACTTAACTGCCCGACCTGTCTAGCTGTAGCTCGAAGAGGCGTTCCGAAATATGTCTTGCAGGCTCTAATCTTGTTGTTCGCATAGGCGTAACATTTACTTCTATACGACTTAAGCTCTGGTATCTTGTTAAAATAAGAATATATCTCGTCTGCGTCTATTAACATGCACATATCCTTAAGCGCCCTCTTTGAAGTCCCGTAAGTTAAGGCGTTCCAAGCTACCTTACACTCCGCTCTCTCTTCCTCACTCGGCATTCTCCCATAAACCAAGTCGAAAATCCCGCTATACAGGTCACAGTTATACTTCCGATACGCTTCTTTCAATGACTCTATCCCAAGCCAGTTTATCAAAATCATAGGCTCTTGATTCTTAATGTCTATGCTTATTAAACTCGCTCCGTCCTTATACGGGCGTATGATGTCCCACAAAATGTCTTTCTGGATGTTCATAAGCGCAGGCTTCTCGTAGTTTATGCGATTTGTGTCCCCGAGCGTTATGTTCGGATGCAATAAACCGTACTTATCGCACTGCAACAGCAAGCTATCTATCGTCTCCACTCGCTTCTTCACATACCGATACTCTAGTAAGTCTAAAGCAAGCCGATTACCATCGTCCGCTAAACGCTCTAAATACTCTTTCTTTGTCGTGAGCTTCCCGTCTTTATCCCGTAATACCGAAAGCTCTTCTTCGTCTAAAACCCGCAGTAGACAGTCAGAGAGCTGTCTCTGGCTGTTCGGATTCTCAAGTCCATACTCGCCCCTAAAAATACGGAGCTTATCGTTCACATCGAAATTTAACGACTTCCGAAGCTCAAACACCTTCCCGTCAAGCCGAACTCCCCTCTTTACTACCGCTCGCTCTACTGCCGCCCTTAAATACCCGATGTCTGGCTTATCTACCTTGCTGTCGATTCGATACATTTCACACCCCTCTCGCGATTTCTAATCGCCACATAAACCTCTGTTAGCTCGAACACATATTCGATAGGGGAGCCGCCGAGGACTCCCGCCTAGTCCCGCTCCCCCTTGCCCCCTCGAAAACCCTACCCCAAAACCCCCTCTTTTTAAGAGGCTGATTTTTGGGTGTCTGGTATAGGCGTTTTTGCTATAAGTCCTGCCAAATTTTCCATACTGGTATTTCCTCTATTTTAGAGAGTTATTAAAATCGCTAATCCACGCCTAGTCGTGACCTAAAAGAAAATTATTTTCTTTGAAGTTTGAAAAACTGCTAGAGTATAGCAAATTTTGCCTGCTGGTCTAATGCCATTTAACACCTAAATTTCTTATAAGTATGCCCGATTTTTCCTGCTGGTTCTCGCGACTTATTTCCTTAATACTTGCTGTCAAATTGCACTAACAGCTCACTCTCTGCATTTTGCGCTTGCGTAACTACGGGTAAAAACTCTACCTTGAAATCATAGTCTGGTGTGAAGCTAACTACCCTCGCTCCGCTACACTCCCGATAAATATAATTCGTTACACTTGCTAAATCTGTAGCTAACCGCTTTGGCGTAAACCCATACGCATAAACTCTTAAAGACCCGTCCCTCAAATTTACACGATTACTCTCGAAGTTGTTCTTACTCACCGCGTAAACATAGATAACACCGCCGCCAGCACTCATTACTGCGTTCATTCCGCACTGACTCGCGGGCTTCCTCGTAGACGCTACTATCACATACCGAGATAACAGTCTAACAAACCTGTTATCTATTCGGATATACTGTATCTCTGCGTCTCTTAGCGTACCGTCACTCTCCTGCCTAGTCATCTTCCCCGTCATTAACTTCCCGACACCCTCTGCACTGTAGATTACATTCCCTCTACCCTGCACCTCTTCCTTCGTTAAGACTGGCTTCCTTGTACTAGCTAAGTCGCTGTCTGCTCTACCGACCCGAAGCACATCATAATACCGCTCTGCGCCTAAATACCGACTCGAATTGTAAATACAAAACTTTGAATCTGCTGGTATCTTGTCCACTATCGCTTTCACGGCTAAAACTGTAACACTACTCTTTGGAAGCTGACTATTCGATATTCGCTCTGACAAATCCCCTGCCTTGTCCCCGCACAAACCGAAATGCTTATACATATAACGATAGTGGGACGCTAATACTCTAACAGCCGTCCCACTACTAAGCTGATTCCTTCTCCCAGATACCGACCGAAATGCATCAGCAAGCTCTATATCCCTCGCAGACAGCTTAATCCGAACTAAATAGTTTACCATCTGCACAAACCTCTCGTTTGTAGCGTTCTGATTCCCCGACTCAAGCAATATCTCACTTACCTTCGTTACCGTAAGCGCCCCTAAACCCATGCCGATTGCCATATTTAGAGTCCATATCGCTCCATCCACTACTTCCCTCGGAAACCCGAGCGCTAGACACTCGTCATACGAAAGACCCGCCGCGTCTATTGAAATCATCCCCCAGTTCCCTCCTCTTTTCTTTTTAGATACTCCGTAGTAGCGTACAAGTCTCTAAAGCACGAACAATCATCAAACCCATGCTCAAGATAAACTTCCTTGCGCCTCTCCCAAGGCGAGGCTACTCTGAAAATCTGTAGCTTCGTGTAGAAATACCGCTCGGAATCTAGCACCTTTAATGCACTATCAAGCTTTTCCCCACTTAGCTTATCCCGTAACACCGCTTCAACTTCGCTCTCAACGCTTAAACTCTCGACTTTCGCCCCGTCCCGTATCGCTTCCTCTAAAAATACATAGAACTCTTCGTTTGAAAACCCTGCTCCTGTAAGCTTTCTTGCTTTATCACCACATAAACAGAAATAGAGCAGTATAGCATTGTACGGTATAGGATAGCCATACCTACGGAGGCAAGCCCTATACAGGTTATTGTCAAATACTCGCTTCATAAGGTCGGGAAACCGAAACATAAACCTAACATTACGACTGCAAAGCCTCCAGAGATTTGCGTCATCTGTAAGAATCACGCTCTCATCAAAGATTAAACCCATATCCTTGACAATCGAATAGATTAAATCATCTGCGTTAAACCCGCTCTTCTGATAAACCCCGTAGCCTAGGCTCTTAAAATACTCGACAAATTCTTCTCTGCGCTCCCGTAGCTTATCGTCCATACGCGCTTTACGCACTTCTCTGAAGTTTGTTGACAGTATCGACCCGTTATCGCTATCATCAAAGCAAACCGACACCGTTATGTTTACCTTACGCTTAAACCGCTTCCAACACGACTGCCGTATGCGAGTCATCGTCTGCTCTATCTCTTTGCTAATATAATACTTTAGCGTGTTATTGATATGCCGATTTCCGACCGTCTGTATCTTACTATCTAGGCTACCGTGCCGTAACCTGTCAAAATAATCCAATAGCCCGTCAAAGTCTATGATTAAGTTGACCTTTAACTTACGGTTCATCCGTCTAAGCGTATCCTTTGCGTAATACGGATTTGATACCGCCTTACTCTCTAAACTATCCTGCATACCTACTCCCTTTAACGATACTTGATACCGTACCAAGCATAACCACGCTCTCTCTCACTAGCAGTTGTCGGCTTAACCTCTAATGAAAGCTCTGAATCCCGATAAGCCACTAACTCTAAGCTACTAAGCCCTTGTTTAAGAGCGTCACCGCTAAAATACCTCTCTAAAACCTCTCTTACTGCGGTCTTATCCGATAACCTCTTGAAATCAACTCCGTCTAGTGAAAGTCTCTCGATAAACTTGCTAAACGAAACATTACCGAATTGCTCTACCCCAGCAATTCCGTCACTTCTATCTCCGACCGTAGATAAATAAAGCAGTATCGAGTTATACGGCATTAAGCACTTAAACTTCTTTAAGCAGAAAGCTTCAAAATTCCTAGTTGTCACCAAAATCTTGTCATCCCACTTATTATCATACACCACGCTTGTCATGTCGTCCACATTTATCAGCATATCCTTGTCACCTGTGTAGATAAAAGTGTGCTTAAACTTCCCGCGAGACTCCTTAGACAGCGTATGAATCAAGTCGTCTGCTTCTAAGCCTTCTTTTACATATGAACCGTAACCTAAATCTCTAAAATAATCCGCAAGACGGCGCTGGTTCCAATGGTCGAACTCACTTAGCGTATGCCTACGCTTCGCTTTGTAGTTTGCATCCTCAAGTTTCCTTGCACTCTTCTTGTCAAACGCTATCGAAACCGTTACATCCGAAAGACTAGCTACACCTATATTATGCGCCCTATCTTTTACCGAACGAATAATATCTTCTACAATATGAGATAGATAATAATGATAGGATAAGTTGTCCTGCACTCCGTTCACTTTTCTATAAATCGGGGAAATACGCCTACTCTGTAGTCTAAAATAGACTAGATGATAGAAAAATGATAAGTCTACTATAGCATGAAGCTGTTCTCTCTTGGCGTTAATAGCGTCCATACTACTATACTCCCTTACTTATCCAGTAGCGTTACCTTAAATGGCTCTACCGACCCAGCTGGCGCAATCAGCTTTCTCATCGGCGCAATGTAACTTACAAGCTCCTCGATAAACTTCCTGTCCTCTCCGATAAGCTCACTCGTCTTTACCAGTCCCTTTGGCGTAAACTCGGCTAAAACCGTATACTCTGTATCATATACCCCGTTTCCGTCTATTAAGACCTCTCTCTTTCCAAGCGTCAGCTTAATCGGTCTAAAATACCCGAACTCGGTCATACTTAACGCCTCGCCTTTTCCAAGTCTCGGCGGCTTCACGCTTAAACCGACCGTTATATGATACCGCTTCCCATACTCGTAAATCGCTACTGTTGCTAGCGTCCCGCTCTTTGTAGAACTGCTCCCGCACTCACAAATCAGAGTCTCCTTGAAAGTTAAAACCTTCTTACCCTCTGCCTCTACCGTCTCAAGCATCGCTTTTACAGAAGCAATCTTCCCGCGAACCCTACGCATGACGGCTTTCCCCTTAGTCTCCTCGACATAAATCTTTATGTCTACGGGGAGACTTGGCTTAAACGGAACTAATACCTTTCTGCACGCACAAAAGTCGTCATAAACCTCTAAAACTCCCTTTCCTACTTTAGCACGCTTTACATACTTTGATAACTCCTCTCTCAAGTCTATCTTATCTCCCGTAAAGTGGCTAATCTCGCCAACGACCTCATTTCTCTTTAGAATTGCCGAAGAATCACCATGCTCGTACACTTGTATTCCACAGGAATATATCTTTCCAAACCGCGTATCCTCTTCCCTATTGACCTCTATCGCACGGAACTCCTTGTCCGAAAGAAACTTATAAACCGCCTGCCCTATGTCTAACTTCGCCATATCTTACTTCCCTCTCGTCAAATAAGCGTAAACCAACGCTCTAACATCCGCAGACGGCAGGATAAAGTCTAACTTCGCGTCCGACAACCTCTGCACCGTGTTAAAATCGACCGCCGTCTGAACCCCGCCTACGCTTATATAGTCTATACTGTATATCGGGAGCTGTATTAAACTATACCCCGACTCCATCTCCCGCATCCCAAGCACATTTCCACTTCTGTCGGTCGTTATCCAAAATCTCCGCGTGCCTACCTGTATATACTTGTAGATATACCCGTACCCGAGCCAGTTTATCGTACTACAAAGCCTGTTGTGATACATCTCTACTGCTTCGTTGTAGGTTACGCTAATTACTCCCTCTCTCCCGTGCGACATTAGGTCTGTATAAACGCAAACCCTGTCATCACGACTTAGCAGTACCTTTGAAACTGGCTTTATGTCTAGCGTTCGTATTCCCAGAAACTTAAGCTCCTGCAAATCCGCTATCCGCGTCCGCTTTACACGATACCGCTCGTAAACTACCTCTTTCCCGATACCACCCTCTGCCGAGCAGGGTGCGTCATAGTAGTCTGTAAAGTCAGACCTTATCTTGAGTAGTTCAGCCACTCGTTTAGATATTCCTTATCTCGTCTTAGCCTGTCTAACTCGGCATCATCTCCGACAGGCACGACCTTCATAACCCGCTTACTCTTATCCTGCATCGTCTCATAAATGCCGTTAAGCGTTTCAAGCCTATCGCTTAGGATAAACGACCACCTGTCATTATCGTCCCTCGCAACTAATACTCCCAAACCCATCTTTCCTCTTATCCTCCAAATGCCGCGTCTAAATTCATATAGACATCCCAAACCGAGCCGGTATTTCCTGCACTACTCTCTTCGCTCTTCTTTGAAACGCTATCTACTTTCTTACTCCCGTCTTTACTCGGAGAAACAGCCTCGTTCTCGTCTTTACGCTTCTTAAAACCCGCGTAAAACTTATCCACTACCGCTATCTGCTTCTCCGAACACTTTAGCCCCTTTGCCATGCGTCCCGCTATGTCCCGAACCATTATAGCATAACTACTCGGTGTCTTTCCAGAAAGCGTCTCCCGCTTATCAAGCTCCTCTAAGACCTCTTTCGCCTTCGCTACCTGTTCACTGTCCGCTTTCTTCTTCTCTGTCCCCGCTCCCTGTAGCTTCTCGTAAACACTCTCGATTATCTTCGACTGCTTCTCCGTTAAACAATACGACTTTCTGGACAAAGCGTCCCGCGCGATATTAAACGCTATCTTCTCGTACTCCGTGCCGTAGTCTGGGTCCGTACCCTTCTTTACCGCCTTTAGCATCTCGATAATCTTTCCGTTGTCAAGAAGCTCATCCTCTGCGCTGTCAAGATAAACGACTTCCTTTGGCGTGTCGATTAAAACCCGTATGTCCTCGTGCGAAAACTCGTAACTTACAATATACCGAAGAGCCTTCCGTATCTCCTGCAAATGCTCGCCTAAAACCTCTTTAAGATTCGGAACTCCCTTGCCCCGAACCTTAATACTCGGATACACTGCCTTTAGATACTTGTTGTCTCCCGTAGTTACCCACGCGGAAAGCAAAACGCTACGCTCCTTATCCTCTGGTAAAAGGCGAATCTTCTCTTTTACGACCCCGACTGGCATCTTCTTAACCTCTTGCTTTGTCGCAAGCCGCACCGTCCCGTCTGCTCTCCGCACGATTATACGCTCCCGAAACACGCTCTCTGCGATATTCGGGACTCTATCCGTTACCTTTACAGCCCCGTTTGAAGTCAAGAAGTTAAATGCCTCTACGCTCACCATGTAGATGTCAAACCACTGGACTACCGTATCCAGCCCTGCCGTATATATCCCACCCCGAAAACCGTCTATTACAGGCGAATAGCTCTTATCGTCAAGCAAGAAATGCCCGAGCTTTTCAAGCTCCCCGATTACCTTCTGCCGTAACCCCTTAACCCGCTCGTCAAGCGCCTTAAATACACTCTCTGGAACTGGAAGCTCCCTCTCCGATAAACTCACGACCGCTTTGTAAAGGCTATCCTCCTTTAGACTACTGCTCTCACCGTAGCCCTGTAGCCGTGCAAGGTCTAGGACTAGCTTTTCCCTTAGCTTACCCGAGAGCCTATCCTCCGAAAGCTCTAGCATCTCGCTATCCCACTCTGCCTCGCTTACCTCTGCCTCGGCATATGCCCGCTCTAACAGCTCCCGCTCGTCCTCGTTAAACGCCAATGCTATCTTCTCGTTCATGCTATCCTCTCTTGCCCCTAGACCTACGAGAAGCCCTTTTAATGCCTCTCTACCGCTCTCGCCTTATATATCCCCGACTAAATCCGCTATGCCCGCTAAATCGGCACTCTCGCCTACTGCAAACTCTGCGGGCGGCTCACTCGGCACGGCTGGCGCGCTTTCTGCTTCTGCCTCTCTCTTAGCCTCTGTAGCCGTATCCTCTACGCCCTTTAAGTAGCTACTCTCCGTTAAACGCTTAAGCTGTTCCTTTAGTTCCGCTATCTCTGCCGCACTATCGCTTGCACTGACTCTCTCTCGACTCTTCGCTTCCTCGACACTCTCCCGTATCTCACTCACTATCCCGTCATAGTAGGTGATGATAAACTCAATCACGCTGTCTATGTCGTTATTTATGTCGTGAAGCTTGTTTGACGCAAACTTACTCTCTAGGCTGTTGACCCCCAGTATCCTGCAAAGGTCGTTTATCTGCTTCTGCACAATAAACTGTGCCATATATGCCGAGTCCACCCGCTCCAGTAGCCCGAGCTTCTTGTTAAACTGTGCCAGCGCCTTTAAGTTGTTCGTAACCCGATATATCTCGTTTACACGCTCTGCTATGATTCTAAGCGACTGCTCTGCCTTATCAAAGAACTCTTTCCTCCGATTTGACACCCCAAGACGCGCATAAACCTTCGTCTCTTTCTCGAAATCCTCTTGATGCTCTACCGCATACCGTATCGTATGCGATATATACTCACCGAGCTTATGACTCTGCCGTAAATCGTCAAGCAACGCTACGATGTCTCGCTCATGCTCTAAGTCAAACGCTATCGTAGCCCCTAGCTTTACCTTTGTTATCATCTTAATGCCTCCCGCGATACCTCACGCACTAACTCCGCTACCGCTTCGCGATTCCCGTTTAACATGTCTAGCGTCTGCCTCGCTCCAAATCCCTCTGCGTCAAACATCATATACGCATACTTTGATTTCCCTACACACTTGCTCGTGATTCCGTCCATCTCTCGGCTTCTTGCGAAGTTTAATACCCACATGAGCTTACCTCGCATACTAAGTCCGCTTATCCGCAATGCTAAACTCCGTGCGTCCGACTTATCGTTCTGCGATACGCATACAGAAATTCCACTCCCCGCACATACGCTCCCGATTATCTGATTCTGCACTTCGTTCCCTGCTATCTTTCCTAAATCACAAACAATATAGTCGTAATCCCCGCCTAAATAGTCCAGTAACCGACCTAAGTCGTTCGTGATAAACTTATCGGCGCTTACACTCGTATACAGCCCGCTTAAATAGTCCAGAGCTGTCCCGTCCGTCCTCTTCGTGATTTTCGTGATTATCTCTCGCTTATTTGCTATGAAATAATCAAGCCCTCGCTCTAAATAGCTTCCAAGACCTGTCCGAAGTAGCTGATTCTGAATGTCTAACCCGCTCTTTATCGGATTTACGCCTAAGTAACTGTCTACCTTCGGAGATACTATGTCTAAGTCGATTAAAAGCGTCCGTCCCTTTAACTGCTTCGCTATCGTAACCGCCGTAGCCGTAATCCCAGAACTGCTACCGCCAAACACGGGTATAAGTGATGCTCTCCCGCCATAACGGAACTTTATGTTTAACTCTTTAATACCGCTCGACAACTGACCCCGTAAAGAAGCTACCTCGCTATCCCGCGCCTTTAATGCACTCTCTGCCGCCTCTAGGCGCTCCCTTAAACCGCTACTCCCCGATAGCTCTCCCTTTAGGCGATTTATCTCACGATTTAAGCTGTCCCGTGATGCCGTTAAAGCAGAAATTCGTCTCTCACTATCTTCTCCCTGCTCTACAAGTCTATGCTCTTTCTCGGATACGATACCTCGTAGCGTGCTTATCTCGGTTCTTAATGCGTCCGCACTGCCCTTTAACTCCTTTGCATACTCCGAAGCCTCTCTCGCGTTACTCTTTAGGCTCTCTGCCTCTTTCTCATACCGCGTTAATGCCTCTACCGCGTCCCGAAGTAACTCTGCTACTGTTTCTCTGTCCGATAAACTGTCAGCTACCGCTACCTTAAGCCCCTCTGCCTCGCTGTTATCCCGAAGTGTCTCTATCTCCTGTCGAAGCGCAACCTCTTCCCGCTCCTTTAATGCTACCTTCTCCGTAAGCTCCGATAAGCCGCGCTTTAACTCTTCGACCTCGACCGCCTGTAATCTAAGATTATCAAGCTCGCTCTCTAAATCCGCTATCTTCTGCTCGTAGTCCTCAATGTCAGTCCCGCCTATCACGACCTCGGTCACTTTCGTATCCAGAAGCAGTTTCTCGACCCGCGCCTTTATGTCTCGATACTCGGACTCGACCGACTCCCTCTCACTACTTAAACTCTCTATCGTCTCGTAAGAAGCGCTTAACTGACTCTTTAGGCTGTCTATCTCGCTTAAAAGCTCTGCTACCCGCTCGGCGTTACCGCTATCCTCTTCCTCTGCCTCTTCTGCCTCGCTATCCAGTAAACTCTCATCGTCTCTCGTAGTAGCCGTAAGCCCTGCCTTGGAAGTGATAACTACCTCTACTTGGTCGCTGTCCTCGGTGTCCCCCGCCGTATACTGATTCACATTCAGCACACTGCTTATCGTACCCGCATTCATGCTGTGACGCTTCTCTGTGACCTCTGTATCCTCTGCGTCTCCCTCTGTGAACAGCCCCGCTATGTCATCGTCTAGGCTATCTTCCTCTACGATTTCTCTCTCGTCCCGTACATGGGTCGCTACGCTCTTCCCCGTTAAACTCTCTATCGCGTCCTGCAAGTCGGCTACACTGTGCGTATAAGCGTATCCACGCTCTACGCACAGCGATTCGACCCCCGAGTTACCTACGCTATCAAGCACCGCTATCGGAACTTCCGTCCCACCGATACTTTCAAGCGTTTCCCTACTCGGCTCTTCGTAAATTACAATGTCAATCCCCGATAAACTCTCAAGATAGCGCGTTACCTCACTTGGACTTATGGCTCGATAGGCTACTGCGTCACGAAGCCGTGTTACAGAACTCTTACCTACGGCTACTATCGCCTTTAGCATACCAACCTCCTCTAGCCCTTACGCTTTCTTCTGTGCCTTCTTCGCCCTATATGCGTTACCGATTAAGATAGTCCCGATGATGTTTGCCATACGCGGATTTCCGTCTGGATAACTCACCACATCTACGCTATCACAAACCTCCTGTAACCGCTCTAACAGATACTTACTGACGGGTTCAGAGGTCTTTACCTCTTTATTCTCTTTCTCGTCAAAGTAACTGCTCTCCATTGAGCCGCCACCGCAGACAAACACTGCCTTGATACTCGAAATACCGACACCAACAGTCGTAAAGTAACTGTCGATGCTGTCATACAGCTCGTCCGCAAACTCTCTCTTCGCGGCTACAAGCTCCTTACTCATGTCTCGATAGCTATTGCCGTAAGGAAGTCTGCCCTCCGAAAGCAAAGTCTCTACTGCCTCGTCCGTTACCTCAAGTCCCGAAACCTCTTTAATCTTCGACCTAACCTTGTCTCTAAGCGTATTACCGCCGAGCTTATAGGTCTGTCCCGTTCTCTCGATAAACTTCTTGTCCTTTAAGAGCGCTAAGTCAGAGGTTGACGCGCCAATGTCTACCACAAGCACATAGCCCGTTGAATAATCTGCCATCGTTACCCGAGGCGATGCGTCTTTGTTATAAAAGAACGCTACGGATGCCGACACACCCTCTGGCTTTACCACCACATCCGTTACCGTAAACGAAATCTCCTTCTCAAGCTTATGGAACTTTACGCTAAACGCACCCAGAAGCTCGCTCTTTACATAGTTTACATTGTCGTCCGTAAGCTCTACAGGCGGCAGATTCATGATAAGCGACACATCCTCACCGCCGATACCCGCGTCTAAGCATCCGAGCGCTGTGCCAAGCAAAACTGTGATATAAGTTAGCTTCTGTCTGCACTTATTCGCGTTCATAGACGGGCGCGTGTTTGAACGGCTAAACCGCTCCGCTAAACTACCGAGAAGCACCCTCTGTGGGAAATAGCGGCTCTCCCCACTCGTTTTCGTAATCGTGATGTCAAGATTATCCAGCACATCGTCCGAATTCGGCACAAGGCTTACCACCGTGTCCTCCTCGATTAAACGCGCATTATTCGGATAGACCTTTACCGCCCCGCTGTTCACCGCGTATCTCGAACTCGATGCTCCCTCGTCTAAGCAAACCACATTCATGCTCATGCCTTCTTACTCCTTTCAAAAGTAACCAGAAAATTTCATTAAAACTTACACTGTGATATATCCTTGTGTACTGCTACGAACTTGAGTTATTTAAGAAACGGTATACGGAAACTTGATTTCTACTGTTAGAAACCATAAGTACCGTTTTCCGCAAAACGGGCGAGGGGATTTTCTCCCTCGCCCTTGTCCGTATTCTAACCCGCTAAACCCCTTAAAACTTTACCTCAAACCTCGGAAGGCTCTCCCCTGCCTCTTCCCCCTCCGATAAACGGGATATTACCGCCTTATCCTTGTATTCCCGTATCTGCTTTGCGTCAAACTTCTCTAAACGCTTTGGCAAACAATACTCTAGGCTGTTATGCGTGTCCGTATCGTCTACACCGTCCCCGTGATACACCTCGTTATACTGTGCTATATGACGATATACCGCTACCATCGACTCGTACTGCGTCATATCTACCGTAACCTCTGCACCACCGTTACTCTTTATATCCTTTAACTTACGACCTATCGCTTTCGATAGCGTCCTGTCTGTATAAAAGATTGTAGCGTCTACATCCACATTGTTTACCAGCTCCATAACTCCCATTAACTGCTCGACATTGAACTGGTCTTTGAAATCCCACTCCCCATCGTCTACTATTACCACTCTCCTGTGATACTCCGATGGTGCCATTAAACTATACTGCACATCCTCTAGGCTATATATCGCCATCTCTATCGGAATACCATGCTCGTCAAGATACGAAATCAACCCGTCCTTGTGTGACGGCAAAACCAAAACCAAACTAGAGTTAATCGGCTCTGGCGGTATCTCTGGCTCTTTTGGCTTCCTCTTCAAAAAATCAAATAACGCCATATAAAACCCCTCTCATCGTATGATGTAATAAACTACTTGGCTACTATATGTCTTGTCCCCGATGTTATTAAAGTTGTCCCCGCGATTCTCTGACGCATCCTCGTTCCTAGCGCCTGCCTTGCTTAGAGTCGTGTCCTTATCTCTGTCCTCAAAGCTATCATCCCACGAACTACCGCGCCTTCCTACACTTACATACTGCGAAGTGTCCTCTGTTGAGCGGTCGTTGTTGTAATACACATTCATCGCCCACTTAAAGATTCGCTTTATCGGGGTTAAACCCTCATATCCGACTCGCATTGAGTAGTTTAGCGTAGCTACGATTACATAATTTCGCTCATCGCTTCCAGACATTCCAGCCGCGAGCGTGTCCGCGTCCATGTTCGTTAATTCCTTGAAACGCTTCTTGTCAAACTGATTTCTAAGGTCGTAAACTTTGTAATCTATACCCGTAACCTTGATAGTATTGTAGTAAATTCGCATACCGCTAAACAAAGCGTAGTTATCTGCTGAATTATTACCTATTACCTGTATCATCTCCTGCCTGTCATTCGTTAGCGCCGCTACAAACTCCCACCGAAAGATGTCCTTTACTGTCTCTCTGTCAAGATACGCTACACCTATGTTTAACGGCGTTAGCATAGCGTCTGAATAATACTTCGCCATCGAAGCGTCTGATGGTACGGGTTGCGGCGCCCCACTAAACCCAAACTCATAAGCTAACAGGTCTAGCCTCTTCCACTTGTTCCGCGCCACCGCTGTATAAAACCGACTAAACTCTGCACTATTCCGATACAGCTTATCATACGCCTGTTGCGAAGAAGTTGCATGATAGAAGTTTCCATCCAAAGCTCCGTCTCTCTGTCCACCCGCTCCTACTAGCTGATGCGCGTTTCCCACAAACCCGCTCGTGTCGGTCTTATATGTCTCCTGTGCAAAATACTGACACGACTGCTGTAGCGTAAGCTGGGCTAACGACTTAAACTTAGGCGCATTCATTGCAACATTCGCCATCTCTACCAAAAGCATAGCAAATATCGGAATGATGATAGATAAACCAAGCCACTTAAATACTGATTTTACCATTTACCAGTACCCCCGTAACTTACTCTAAATCAGAATAATACTGCAACGCTGGCACTGTATAGGTTATGTCGATAGGAATTGCTACCTTGTGCTTACTATCGTTACGAATCGCTTCAAGCTCCCCGTCCGACATATTACTTGCTCCGTCCCGTAAATCCGAAGAACCGTTATTACCGTAAAACGAAGCGTCATTTATCTCCGTACCCGACTGCATAGGTCTCTGTCCCCACTCGGACGGCATTAACGGAAATAGCCACTGATAAGTATAATGCACGCCTATCGTTAGCTTTGAACCATACTGCATACGCTTGTTACCATTGTTGTAGATAATGTGCGCAGACGCATCATTTCCTTGGCTATCCACGCCGCTCGCCCGTATCACCGAACTCGGATACTCTACTCCGTTCTCGTCCTTGTGATAAACAATGTCCCGTATCGCCTGCTTTATTATCTTATCCTCTGTCTCGGGAATGTAGTTATTCTCCATCGCTGTCTGCATTATGACATACGATACCCCCGCAAACCTAAAGTAAAAGTAAGAAAACAATACGAGATTTATAATGAAATACGCTACAATGATGGTAACGGGTACTTTCACCAGCGTCTTGAAGATACTCTTTACTGTCCCTGTCATACAAGTCTCCTAACTCTAATCAAAAAGCAGGACACCTAACGCCCGTATATGTAGGTGTTAGGCGTCCTGCCCCAGCACAACGGCTATTCCTTATTTACCGTTGTTCTCTTCCTGCATCTTACTGAACCCGCCGACCTTTGCGCCCTTCATCGCCGCGTCATTCGCGCCGTTCACGACCGCCTTATTCGTGCGCTCGCCAGCCTTATTATCGCCGTTGATGTCAATCGTGACACCAGTAGCGTTTCTAATACCGTTCTCAACAGTATTGATAAGTCCTGCTACTGTATTCGGAAGGGCTGTGTTCAGTATGAAAGCAAGAACTAAAACACATGCGATAACCGCGCCTATCGTGGTCATCGTCTTTATAGTTGCCTTTGTCATGGCATATTCCTCCTTTCGCTTTAATTTCACGACCGAAAACATACTCGGTATAGGTCTCGGTATCTAAATTTTCTTTCAGATAAACTTACATTGGACTCGTTCCACCGAACCCTACGACTGCAAGCACACCGCTTAAAATTGCCTGCATGAGCGGGATATTCAACAGAAACAGTGAACCCCTCGCCATCATGATTAGCCTGTCTACCCGCTTGCCTATCGTATACCGCTTCGCGTCTATGACCTGTTTCCGAAAGCCCATTAGCTCTGGCTTTATGTCACCGCCCTCGCCCTGCTGTCTGATTAAACGCATGAGCCTCGTTACATCCTGTATCTCTCGATACCGTGACGCTATATGCTCCGTAGCATCAAACTCGCCGTATGTGTCCATTAAGTTTATGCTCTCGCTCACAAACTGCTTCATCTCATCCGACCGCGCTATCCTCTTATACGACTGGAAAGTTCTCGCAAGCGGCGTGCCGCTGTCTGCCATAAGCTCGTAGTGCACCATCAGATACAAGTCTGGAAACTCGTTCTTTATCACTTCGTCCTTCGCCGCGACTATCGACCGCACAATCAACATCGGTGCTACGCTAAACACGATTATCGCAAGCGCAAATATCATTCCCCCGAGGATGATGTTGATAAACGCCGCAATCAGCACTCCTACCAGCATCATTACTGCCATACCGAGCGTACAAAGCGCGTTAAACTCGTCTGGCTTCATATATCGGTAGCCACCCGCTATCCGAACCCCTGCTCGCTCTAGGTTGTACTGCATATACGATAGCTTCTCTTTGGAAACTCGTATGCCTCGCCCGTAAACCGCCCGCGTGATAGCGTCCATCGCCTTATTCGCCCGCAAAACAAACGCATCTCGCGACCGCAAAGACTCTACACTACTCTTCTCTGCTCTTACTGCCTTCTCCGCAAAAGCACTTCCGAAAATACTTCCGATTCCCAGTAGACGGGTGATAATCACAAAGCCCAGCAGAACGATAAGCACGATTAACGCGACCTTAACCTGTAAATAAGTGCTATACTGCCGCATTATGCTCGTATCAAAGAACTCGTAGTTGTAGCCCTTCGGCGTTACCTTCTCTACTGCCCTGCCGACTTCTCCACCGTCTATTCTGCCGCCAAATCCCTCGGCTGTTGCTAGGGGTATTAAAAACTGCCACATACTTACACCTCTTTTGCTCTAAGATAAGTGATGTAGACAAACTCAAACACCACAAGCATGAAATCTACTAGGAGAAGAAGCTGTCCTACTATCATTCGGAAATAAAATCTTTGCAAAATCGGATATATCGCTATCGCACCGATTAAAAACACAAACACCATCGTAGCACTTATGATAAAGTCGAAAGTCACTGCCTCGAACTTGTGCTTCATGTCGATTCTAAGCTCGGTCTTTATGTTATTCACCTCGACCACATCTTTGAAGATACCAGCTAAACCAGCCTCTTCCTCAAGCTCAAAGGTGATACACTTACTGATAAAGTCGTCCGATATAGAACCTAGGGACGCACCTAACTCTAAAAGTGCTGTCTCAATGTAGTAGTTCTGCGTCTCTACCCTGTCTAAAAACTTCGTAAACTCTGACTTAATGCTTATCGGCATCGACTCGATGTTTGTCCTTATCGCAACTACCACGCCTCGGTCGATATTTGCAGAAATGATGTTCTCTGCTAAGATAACTGCCTCGATTCGACTGTCATGCGAGATATTTGCCTTCGTGTAAAGGATGCAACACACCGACAACAGCACAGGTATAAACGCTAAAAACGAAAGCAGGAGGCTTCTAAATATCAACTCCCCGATTAAAAGCGACACCACTACCGATATGACTAGAATAAACAGCATCAACTCGTATGGCGTTACACCCTTCCGCTTATACCCTAAGTCTATCGTTAAGTCGTTCATAAACTTATAGAGCCTAACCGAGTTACTTCCGTCACGAAGCTTACCTACTTCGACATTTCGCTTATACCGCTCGTCTAGTCTGTTTACCCTACGACCTACAAGCCTTGTAACCTTGTCTAAGCCGATAAGCAACACATCAAGCGGATGTATCCCAAACCAAACGATAAACACATACAGCGCTAGGAGGATTATCACCAGTGTCGCCACCTTTGAAGCCCCCGCTACCGTATAAAGTGACGGGCTTATCTTCATTTCTCCACCCCCTTAGTCCTTCTTTAACGCATTCATACGCTTCTGCTCTCTTAACTTATCCAAACCGTAATGGATAATCGTCTCGTAGTTGCCCTCATAAGTCTCTACCTCGTCCGCTGTCGGCGGCTTTAATAGAAAATCAAACCGTGTTGTCGCAACACCTTCGATTTTTAACTTATGCACTATCTTCTCCGATAAACAACCGACCCGCTTATGCTTACCGTTAATCCGAAGAACATTGCCCTCATCGTCAAGGTCTGGCTCTTCGTCTATCACATACCTGTAAATATCGTTGATTATCGGCTTACTTGAATCGTTCGGGTCTGTTCCGATTACCTCTGAAATCTGCAAAATCTTTCGCGTGCCGTCTGGTAGTATCTTCTGCACGATAATCAAGTTCAAGAGCCTCGTTAGCGTACTCATGGATGTGTCTATACCCTCTCCAGAAGCCGCTATATACGCCTTTAAGAACCTGTCGATTGCACCCGCCGAATCCTCTGCGTGATATGTGCAGTTAAACGGATGACCCGCTAAACCGATACTGATACCGCGCTGAAACTCTACATTGTCTCGTAACTCACCAAAACACACAAATGTCGGAGAAAGTCGTAAAATGTGCTTCATCAAGTTCTCCATAGTCGGAGAAGTCGGAAGCGGATTCTGTATATCGTCCTTTGCCTCTAAGTGCAACACATCGTTTATAATACGACCTGTAGAATCTCTCATACGCAAGTCTATCTCGGACGGATTCTGTAGTAACACAACTCGCTGTTTCGGCGGTGTAGCCTGCAAAATTGCTTGGTTCGTTGTCGTCTTACCAGAAGAGGTTGGTCCAACGGTGAAGAAAGTTAAACTTCCCGACATACTAAGTGCAAGTAAACGCGCCATATTGTCACTTAGCGTGCCGCTCTTTACAATGTCCCCGAGATTCATTCGATTCCGCTTAAACTTACGGAGAACAAACGAAGCATACTGGTCGTTTGACGGGTCTATCGGGTCTTTCGACTGCGCCGAACTATGCAATGCCGCTACACGATAACCCTGCACCGTTCTCGCATTAACCACTGCGTCCTTTGGCGTAAGTCGCACATCTCCGAGCAACTTCGCTATGACCGTTTTCTGCTGTTCGGGAGAGTCAAACCTTACGATATGACCTGTCTTTGGGTCGCGATAGTCCTCTACATGTCCCTTTATCTCGACCTTTATCTCTCGACCGTTATCTCGTATCTCGAAAATGTCATCGTTCTCTAACGCATCCGTTAAAATACCGTAATCCGTGATTTCCTGCGTTAAACGCTGTGTTAATCCCTGCGTATCGGAAGTGCCGTCCGCGTTGATAAACCCCTCTACCAAAGGCTTCGCCTGCATCAGATACGACAAAATCAACTCGCCTATCTTCTTTGTCTTTTCTGTTCCCGACTTACTCTCAAGCGAATCGG